ATGACGAAAGTTATACACGTACATCTGATATTTGAGAAGAAGAACTACTATTTCGGGTCTATTTCGGCGATCTTCGATACCCTCACAGAGGAGGAAATCGGGATCACAAAAAGCAGTCTTTTGCATGCCGGCATGACGGATGGAAGCTGCAAAGTGACCAAACGGGCAATGATCATACAATCGCACCTGATTAGAGGTGGTAAATAGCTATAATACAATAGTTTAAACATGCAATTCCGTTTCAATCCGTTTTTGGCGGTATTTCGGCTTTTTTTAGCTGGAATGCCGCCTTTTTTATCCCCAACCTATACATTTCGTTTTTGGACGTTTTTGGGGTTGGAGATAGTGTTGGGGATAGTGTTGGGGATAGTATTTTCATGATTTTCGAGCCGTTCAAGGGGGGGGTATTGGGTTAATTTCGGTTAAAACGATAGGGTTTACAGGTGATTGACGGGGGGTATTTCCATGATTTTAGAGGGTTGGTATGGTATGATTAATTATATTTAATTGATATATAGTGTGTTATATTTGTTTTTATTAATATCAAGGTTGGATAATACCGGGGAAACGGCTAAATTTGCAAAAAAAGGAGGTATTTTATGGCTGCAAGTTTTAGTTATTGGAAAGGTTTTATTGATAAAACACTTAAAGATCGGAAAAGGCGTTTGCCGCTGGACGACATGGACAATATGGTAAAGAGAAAAGACATTATACGGACGCTTATTGACGATCATCGGGATGTGGCCATGTATAGGCATGCTCTTTGTGCCATACACTTGAAATTGATAGGCATGTCGTCAGGTGCTACTCCTCACTATGAAGACGGAACCGGTTTTGTTCGTCTTATTTTCAAGGAAATAAACCGATTACGGAAACGTATAGAGGAGTTGGAAACGACAGTAAAGGAATATGAAGAGAAAGGAGTCTGCATACGATGAATGTACCTGTATTATCAAAAATAAAAGCCTGGAAAGAAAAGCGCCTTAGAAAGAAAATCGTTCTAAGGCTGCTTGCAAATCGTAACCATAATCCTAATGGCAATCGAACTGCGTTTGAAGCTGATAATATTATTCATTATATCAATAACGGTACGACCTATCGTGAGGAATGACAATATGAGGTAGTTGCATATTTCCATTGTCTACGGGTGGAAATACAACAGGAACACTAAAAGATATATTTGTATTTGAAGTGTTTCCATCTGATGATGTCTTGTTTCCTCCTATGCCAAACGACCCTAACATAACGCCTATTCCTGTTTTATCCTCAGAATTGGATGTACTTGTTAGAGCTATATTAAAACTTACATCCTGAACAACGTGCGCTTTGTTTTTTATAATAGCTTTAGCGTAATCTCCCTGTTCTATATTTCTCGGATTGATTACACATTCAGTTTCTTTCAGAGCTTTTTGTGCATCGTTTATTCCTTGTACAATCTGAATAAGTGTCTCACTTATAAAATCTCTCAGTTCCATATATTTTTATTTTATTGGCTTTCGCCGGTTATTACTTCCTGATCTGTATTGCGCCATTGCTATACTCTTTTGTCACGCAGCCCAACACAAGATAGATATACCGGATCGCATCTTTAGGAATAGAAAATGGCGCATGAATTTGGCGACCATCCGGATAAGTCTCCCGATTGGTGCTATAAGCCATAAAGTGGTCTCCGTCGTCTTGAAGTTGTTTTGTTACTCTATATTCAGAGGTCTCTATTACGTAGTTACGCCCATTCATTATTAATCGTTGGTCATTTACCCGTCTCAGAGCAAGGATAGAACCACTGGAGTATTCTACCATACTGTCGCCATAGTGACGGATGGCGGCTGTCGCTTCCGGGAACCAGTCACCGGCATCGATCCACTCGGATGGAGAGTTGGGGTCAGTGTTCGCAACACGGTCGTTCAATCCACCGATGGTGGAAACATCGTCATAAAACGGAATCAGGTTCTTTTTGGCAGGTAAAACCGCTTCCTGCTCACCCATGGGTGACTTCCCTTCGCTTTTCAGCATAGAGCCGCGACCGGTGAGAAGCCAGTCTGGGTTAATGTCTGGATATACGCTTAGAATATTTTCTAATTTATCAGATCCGATTGCTCCATTATTTTTAAGGGACTTGCCAAATGAAGCATTGGACATACCAATGCTTTTCTCAAAAGCCGCTATACTCAGGTTGTTAGCGTCAATAAATTCTTTTAGCCTCTTTAAAACCATATAGAGTTCCTCCTAATTGTTTTTACCTTGTGAATAGAATTTATCCTATAAATATTTGCTTAATTAGAAAATATCCTATAATATTGCACCGTCATTACAAATGTAACTGACGCTGTAAAGATAATCATTAATCATTAATTATTGAATATGGCAAAGATTTTAGCAGACACAGAAATCAGAAAAAAATTAGAAGAAATCTTCCAGTGTAGTCGTAAAGCGGTCAGCGAGGCATTGAACTGTCGGTCTAATTCGGAGCTATCGAAGAAGATTCGGGCGATGGCTATCAAACTTGGAGGGGCAGTCAAAAAAGAGGAACACGTAAAAATAATTTAATAGCCATTTAAAACAGGATTGAAAATGGAAACAAATCTGAATTTATTCTACAACGAGGAGGCGAACGTAACAATTCGCACGCAGCAACTGAACAACGAACCTTGGTTTGTAGCCAAGGATGTGGCAAACGCTTTAGATATCGCTTGGAGCGGTGCTACATTATCCAATATTCCAGATGATTGGAAAGGGATGATGAGTTTTAACACCCCTTCTTATGGTGATCGCGGCGGAGGTGTGCAACAGTTGTCAGTCATCAACGAAGCGGCCCTCTACAAACTGGCGTTCCGGAGTAATAAGCCGCAGGCGGATGCCTTCGTCAACTGGGTAGCCGGTGAGGTTCTTCCCCAGCTCCGCCAGACCGGGCAGTATCGGATCAAGGGCGAGGCGGAGTGCATGCGGGAGCAACAACAGCGCCAGCGCCTGCCCCTTCCGAAGTACCGCCCGTTCTTCGAGGAATGGAAGCAGCGGGTGAAGCCCTATATCAGCCGGAACGAGTTGGCAGAGGTGGCAGAAGGTATAGGTGTTAGTTATCCGCACGTGCGCAAGGTCTATGCCGGGACATCTGTCAGCAAAGACGTGGTTCGACGGATCACCAGCCTGGCCAAGCAGAACCGAAGTCAAGGTATCACCTATCCCGACCCTGTGCCAATCTGCGAGCAGATGTGCATCGAGTGGGACGAAGAGAAATCTTAATCGCGACATATAAAGACTGCTAACCCTTACACCCGGCCAAGAGAGCTTATGACTCGCACATAGCGGAGCGAGACCGCAGCCGGGACAGACAGATAATTCTAAAAACGACAGAAAAAGATGGAAACAAAGAGAATCGACTACAAAGCGCTGTGTGAGGCACTGTTCGAGATGGACGCGCCGTATGAAGACAACTTCCGTATGCTGGTCTATACCGGCAGGAAGGAGGAGGAACGCCCGGTGTTCCGCGTAGTGATCGCGAAAGGCGCGTGTAAGGTTGTCATCGGGCAGCAGGGTAAGGAGTTCTGGGGAATCACCGGGTTGGATACGAAGACAGGCGAAACGCAGTGGTACAACTACAACGACTGCGTCAGCTTGGAGAACTGGGCGGTGTTAGACCGGCTGCTGAAGACACGCTTCGGCTGGATGGAACTGACTGATCCCGCTCTCGTGATTGAAACCAAGATGCTGGCAAAGGCACAACTGGGTAATTGACAATGGAGAATTATGAAGGCGAAGGTGATACTTTACGGATGGGCATTGAGTTGGCTGTTCCTGTTTGCCGGAATCGGAACGATGGAACATGGCAGCATACTGGCGGGAAGTCTGCTCTGTTCGGTCTGGTTCTTCTTCAGCTACATGCTGATCGGTAACGAAGCGGCTTGCTTATGCGAGTTGGACCGTTTCGAAGAATGGATGGTTCGGCTGCTTGGTGGCAGCGACAAGGATAAACAATCGGTTTAGGTCTCAATTAAGATTGGTTTTGGTTTAGCATCGGTACGCGGCCCGCGGTACGAGGGTGGTATCCCGGATAGTTCAGTCAGGCAGAACAATCGGAACTGGTAATTCAGGCGATATGGTCAGCGGTTCGAATCCGCTTCCGGGAACAATGATAAATTTCTAAAAACGGAACGATATGGAATTCTACAAGAATCAACTGTGCATATCATACGCTGAGCTGACGGCAGGCGATCCGTTGGCGGTTGATCCGCTGAAACGGCCGATCCTGTCGGAGTCCAACTTCAAATATTACAAGAAGACGGGCAAACTGCAGGTGCTGAACCGTGCCTGTTACGGTACGCCCGCTTTGGTTCTTTATGCCTCCCTGCCCGACAGCGTCAAGCAGGAGGTGGAAGCCCGCAAGGGGGAAACTTTCGAAACCGAACCGAAACGCTATGTGCTGAAAGAGATGATCCGACGCGATCCGATGGCAGAGCAGTTCTTCCGAGGCTGGACTTTCGAGGGGCGTCCGCACGACCACCTGAAGCCGGAATATGTCGAGTTGTACGTTGCCAACGCTTCGGCGTTGAACGCCGTCTTGGAGCTGACGGGCAACCGTTCGCTCTTCATCAAGCAATACGGCAAACCCTACAACCGCGTCTGGCCGGAGACCAGCCGTGAGCTGAACGAGATACAGGATGTCGTCGGCTGTCGCCTGCCCAAGAACCATCTTGCGCTGAAAAGGGTTGCCCTGAAGTACAGCGAGGAGGGTTACGAGAGTCTGATCAGCGGCAAGATGAAGAACAACAACGCCCGCAAGAACAAAGAGAGCCGCCAGGAGGCACTGATCGTCGAACTGATCGGTGACGGACGCAACATCGACAACGAGACGGTGGCACGGCTCTACAATGCCGTTGCCGGTCGTATGAACTGGAAACCTATCACCGGTGCAACCGTTGCCAACTACCGCAAGGAACATCCCGAATGTTATGCCGGACGCTACGGAAAGAGTGCACTTGCCAACAACAAGCTGATGCAGGTGACACGTACGGCCCCCACTGCGCCGATGTACTTCTGGTGTGTCGACGGATGGGATACGGAACTGTTCTACCAGGCACGTGCCACTGACAGTCGTGGCCGAAGCGTTACAACCTACCATCATCGTCCCACAGTCGTTGCCATTGTCGATCCTTTCAACAAATACATCATCGGTTATGCCATCGGTCGCCACGAGTCGGCCGCACTGATCCGCCAGGCTTTCCGCAACGCCTTCGAGCATGTGAAGGAGCTGTTCGGATCTTATTTCAAGCCCTGGCAAGTGCAGACCGACAATTACGGCCGAGGCCATCTGAAGTGTTTCTACGAAGCGGTCGGCCACTGGTACACTCCGGCAGCTGTAAAAAACGCAAAGTCGAAGATCATCGAACCTTTCTTCAACCAGTTCAACCGGCAATGGCTGCGCCTTCTGCCCAACAGCAGCGGCCACGGCGTGAAGAGCCGCCAAAAGCTGCAAGTGTCCGATGACTGGATCGAGACTCACAAACGTGACTTCCCCGATTTCGAAGGATGCTGCCGGCAGTTGGTAAAGATGATCGATTTCGACCGCGCCACCAAGCGCGAGGAATACATCAACCGGTGGATCGATCTTCCCGAAACCGACCGCCAGCTGTTTGCCCCTGAAGACTTCCTGTTGGCTTTTGGCGAGACAGCTGCTCCTCGCCCGCTTAGGGGTGATGGCGTGCATCTGCAGGTGGGCGGTCATCGTTTCCAGTATGAATGTTTCGACAAGGAGTTCCGCAGTTATGGGCACACGACTTTCTTCCTCAAATACGATCCCTCCGACATGGACCGGGTGATCGCTGTCGAGAATATCGGTACGCAGAAAGAACCGAAAGAGGGCGGCGTGAGGTTCGTCCTCGAACGCAAGTACGAACAGCCTATGGCGCTGAAAGATCGTGAGGAGGGTGATGCCGAACAGCTGCACCGGGTGTTCAACTTCAACAAGGAGTATGTGGATGACATCGTTCTGAAACGTGCCCGCAGCGGCGAGATCGTCCGCGAGCTGTTTGAAGAGAACGAGGACCTGTCGAATACCCTCACTGCTCACGTGATCACCGACTCGCTGGGCCGACATAAGGATGTACGCAACGAAGTAGCCGGGCGTAAGGAACCGATCGTCCTGCCGAGAGTTCCAAAGCAGGAAGAGATCACAAACGAAGAGGACGATTTCACTTTCAGTGATGATTACAGCGACTTTTTAAATGATTTTTAAACGATATAAAAAAACAGACACGATATGAACAGAAACGGATTATTGAAACACGTAGGTGACTGGATCACCCGGCTTGGATCACAGAGTAAGGTTGCAGAGAAATGTGGTATATCAGGTACCGCCCTTAGCCAATGGATGAACGGGAAGTACGGCGCGAACAGCGCCGAGCTGGAAAAACGCATCGCCTCCACTTTAGGCTATCAGGAAGACGGTTGGCAGGTGGTGACCACCATCCAGAACTACCGCAAGATCGAGTTTGTTTACCGCTCCTGCAAGCAGCAGGCTTTGTGGATGGCAATCTCGAATAAGGCGGGAAGTGGCAAGACACAAACCTTGGAACACCTCTTCAACCAGGATCTCACCGGCTCGGTTGTCTTCATCCAGGCAGAGGAGTGGAACTCCAGGCAGTTCCTCGTTGAGCTGGCCGAACGCACCTGCGGTGTACCCAAGCGAGGCTATACCGATATTCCTACCTTGCTGAAGATGATAGCGGAATATTTCAACGGTATGGCCGGTGATCACCCGGTACTGATCATTGATGAAGCCGACAAGCTGAAGCCGGCCGCCTTCCGCAAGCTGATCCCCCTCTACAACCGTACCGAGCACCGTTTGGGCTGTGTGCTTGCCGGTACGGAGAACCTGCATAAAGAGATCGCCCGTGGTGTGCGTAACAACACCAAAGGCTATGACGAAATCGACAGCCGCTTGGGACGCAGCTACATCGAATTACCCGGAGCCACCGAGCAGGATGTAAAGGAAATCTGCACCGCCAACGGATTGGACGATGCCACCGCCGACCGTATCTGGAACGAGGTTGACAAGATCAAGCGCTACGTGAAAGTAACCAACAAACGGGGCGAGACCAAGGAGAAGAACCTGTTTTTCTGCGAAGACCTGCGCCGGCTGATGCGACTCGTGAAACGTGAACAGATCGCTAACCAATTCGGACAGATGTAGCGATGGGAAAGATCTTAGGCATAAAACAATTCCTGCAGGAAAGGAAAAAGGCAATGGATTTCAGCGGGTCGTTCTATCATCTGCTGGGCCGTCCCGAACCGCAAGGCGCATGGATCATCTGGGGACAGTCGGGATCAGGGAAAACCACCTTCACCTGTCGTCTGGCGAAGTATCTCGCCGAGTTCGGCCGTGTCGCCTACCTCTCGTTGGAGGAGGGCGACAGCCTCTCACTGCAACGTTCATTTCAGGATGCCGGAATGATGGAAGTGAACGGACGGGTGGTGCTCCTGGACATGAACTTCGATGAGATGGTAGAAAAACTTGCAAAGCCGAAGAGTTGGGATATCGTTATCATCGACTCCTTGCAATATGCCCGCATCGACTACGATACCTATCGCGACCTGCGTTCCCGCTTCCCCCGTAAGCTCTTCATCTTCATCAGTCACGCCGACGGCAAGAACCCCAAGGGTGGTGTGGCCGACAGCATCCGTTACGACTGTTCGTGCAAGATTTACGTGGAGGGTTTCCGTGCCGTGGCTGCCAGCCGTTACCTTGACCACGGACAGAAGTCGCACCCCTTCATCATCTGGGAGGAGAAGGCAGTTCTTTACTACGGACAGGATTTTGATCAAGTTAAATAACATTCAGAAACAATACAGTATGGCAACAACCAAGAGACAAACGAAAAAACATTCCCACGCCCTCTTCTGGACTTTGTTGAAGGAAACGCCGGGTTACGATCCTTGTTACAAGGAAGTGATCAAGGAGGGTATCGTACATGAACATAGCGGTGGGCGTACCACCTCGCTCAACGAGATGTATGAGAACTATCCGTCGGAGTACAGTCGGATGATCGATGCGATGAAGCCCAAGGGAGAAAAGAGGCTGATGGCCTACGAGGAGCGGCGCGACCGGTCTGCCAAAAGGGTGATCGCCGCCATCTGCCAGTGGGTCGACAAATTGGGCTACAAGTTTCGTGACGACCGGCATAAGTTGATGTATGTGAAAGGCATCGCCTGTCGGGCGGCCAATTGCGGCAACTTCAACGCAATACCGGACGACAAACTGACAGCCATCTACAACCTCTATCGTAAGCGCAACAGCGTAGGCATAGAGGGTAACCCTGAACTGGACCACCCTGTCGGCAAAAACTAAGGAGCTATGGGTTACATTCCAATAAAGGACAAACTGGAAGAGATCGAGCGGCGTGGACGGCAGATCCGTCGCCGGCAGGAGAAACTGAAGGACGACGCAGCATTTCTTGCCGATATGCTGCTCACACGCGCCACACCCGACATGGAGGCACAGCGCCGCCTGCTTCGCGAATGGGAAGAGGAGATCGAGCAACTTGAACAGTCGCTTACCTTTCTCCGTAGCGAATACATGAAATACAAACATAAATCAAATTCATAATTCATAAATCAAAAAATCATGGAAGATTTAAGCAAACTGACAAGTAAAGATTTAGAAGCATTATTGGCAAAAAAGAGAGAAGAAGAACACCGCCAGGCGTTGGACAAACGTGCCGCCTATGAAGGCATCCGTGCTGAATTAGTACAGAAAGTTGAAAACAAAGTGCGTTCCGTGTGCGACGAAGTGAAAGGGCTGCACGCTTTTTGCGTGGATGAAATCGGAGCGTTCCGCCAAGTGCTCGCCGAGTACGGCCAGTTGCGCCGCGAGGGACAGATGTCGTTCACCGTCCAGGAGGGGTGCTTCCGTATCGAAGTGAGGTCAAACAAAGTGAAACGTTTTGATGAGCGTGCCGATATCGCCGCTTCGCGCCTGATCGAGTTCCTGCAGCAGTGGATCGAGGGTAAGGATGCCGGAAGCGACGACCCGATGTACCAGTTGGCGATGACGCTTTTGGAGCGCAACAAGTATGGTGATCTCGACTATAAGTCGATCTCGAAACTCTACGAGTTGGAAGATAAGTTCGATGATCCCGAATATACCGCGATCATGAACCTTTTCAAGGAGTCACACCTGGTCGAAGGGACGGCGACCAACTTCTATTTCTTCGAGAAAGACAAGATGGGCGTATGGAAGAAACTCGAACCGTCGTTCAACCGACTGTAAAACGGGTAAAATCCACTACCCTCACCCCCGGTCGCTGGATATACGTCTGCCCCTGTGGTTTCAGGTACACCGTCTGCCGGGTGGTGAGGACTTCGAACAAGTGGATGGTCTATTGTTTCAAATGCAAACAACAAACAGGAAAATATTACAAAGTCATGGACGAACGATTGGAATTTGAAGAGAACTTCAATGGCAAGTTGAACTGCCGCTGTTTCACGACGATCCGCCTGCATCATCCGGTCAGGAATGCCATCGGGGCAGTGAAGCAAATCTATTTGAAAGGTATATGGAAAGGCAATGCGAAAATCTTGCAAGCCTCGACCATCACACTCGACCGTATCAACCTCCCGATGGCGAAGCTCGACTCGGGCCTCATGCCCGAAGAATGCCGACGGCTGATCCGTAACCTCTATCGGAACCGCCCCGGCATCAACTGGGAGGTACAACAGTTGGACTACCTTCTTTTGGAGTATATCAACGAATCAAAAGAACCTAAATTATTTTAAGATGAAAAAGAAGAAACAATCCTGTGCCGCCAATCGGCACAAATGCCGCCCGGTCTTTCTGATCGAGCAGGAGCTGCGTGAGGCGATGAATGATGCCGCCTCCTGTCTCCGAAACCGGAACTACGCCCGCCATCAGCAGGCCATGCAGCGCATAGCACATTTGAAAAAGGAGCTTGAAGACTCCCGGATCGACCAACAGTTCCACGACGACAACCGCAATATGGATCGAGCCGAACGGGCTTTTTTCGGTAAGATCCTGCACTTGTCGCTCAACGAGGCCGACCTGGCGATCTATCATATCGAGATGTTTTTTGCCTACTTCAGCGACCGGGGCTTCAAGCCCGTCCCCGAATGGGAACACCGCAAGGGAGAGCTGATCCGTGCCATCAAGGCTTATCGTGAGTTCGTAAGGGTATTCTTCGAGGGAGCCGACCTGCGCGTCGGCAATGAGCTGAACTTCATGAAGCTTCTCGACCTGATCTCAGACCGCTGCTTCACCGACCGTGAACGGGTCTATTACGACAAGTATGAAATCAAGGCAGCCAATAAAATGGAGGACGGGGTATGATTATTGCAGTTGATTTTGACGGAACCCTCTCAATGGGGCCCTATCCTGAAATCGGGAATCCCAAACCATACGCGGTAGAGATGATGAACAAATTGAAGGACGATGGCCATTACATTATATTATGGACCTGTCGTCGGGGTGAGCGGCTGGAGGATGCTCTGAACTGGCTCTTGGAGCAAGGTATCCCCTTTGACCGCATCAATGCCCATGAACCGCAGAACCTCGCTCGCTATGGCGATGATCCCCGCAAGATTTATGCCCATTGCTACATCGATGACAAGCAGGTGGGCGGTCTGCCTACCTGGCCGGAGATTTATGAATATATAACGAATGAGGAAAAGAAATGGAAGGAGAATCTGAATAAAGTATAGGTATGAATAAAAAAATTTTTGGCTTAATAGGTCTGGCTGGTTACATATTGTTTCTTGCCGTCTTGGCTGAAGTGGCTTTTAAAATCAATTTTTGGCTTGGACTTCTTGTCGTCTCTGTCGAAATGATGGTTACATGTGCTATTGTAGTAAAAGACAATAAGAACTAACACAACTAAAAAAAATATGAGCGGAAAAAGATATTTCATAGTGTCATACAATTTTGGCAATGGCAAAGTACATGGTTCTGGGCAAACCACTTTTGTGACGGATGGATGCTACCTGAACAGACAGATAGCAATAGAGCAGATAGCATCTACACTTGAATGTGAAAATGCTGAGATTGTAATTTTGAATATTATTGAATTGCCTGAATCTGATTATAATGTTTGGAGTGCCCAAAAAACAAACTAAATATAATTGAGTCATGAAAACTATAAAGAATTTGACCGTAACGGTTACTTACACAGTAGGCTTAGAGGATATAGAAGTTCCAGAAGAAGTATATGATGATCTAATAGAAAACTACGATAGCGGAGCGTGGGAAGTTCCTGAAGATTCCATTGCAGCTGGATGGCTTGCTGATAACATCATAGAAAAAGATGCGATGAGTTGGAGTTATGAAATTGATGATTTAAAATAATATTTAAATAAATTGTAATTAGAACCTTATGGTGTATAGGCAAACCGTAATATAATATGAAAAAGTATATTGGGACAAAACTTATTGAGGCAGAAGCGATGACATTAGGTGACTTCGTCCAAAAAACGGGTAGAAACCCCTATGGCAAGAGTATTGATAACCATGAAGAAACCGAGCAAGGTTATCACGTTCGTTACGAAGATGGATATGAAAGCTGGTCACCAAAAGATGTGTTTGAAAGAGCATACAAAGTGGCCGAAACTCCTCTTGATCGTATGTGTATTGAATACAATGAATTGATGGAAAAGTATAATAAATTGGTATTGTTCCTTGGACGAAAAGAAGCAGTTGAAATAGCCGGTGAAATGCAAGTAGCACTGATGGAGCAGCAGAAAATCGAAATGCACGACTATTTATTGACTTTAAGAACCCGCATTGAATTAATGAAAAAGTAGTTATTGTTTGCTCCCGTCTCAAATGTCGGGAGCAACAACTTAAATAAATGTGAGATCATGAAGATTGGAATGATTGATGTTGACGGACATCATTACCCTAACCTGGCACTGATGAAGTTGTCTGCCTATCATAAGGCGAAAGGAGATCAGGTAGAATGGTATACCGGTATCGATTATTACGATCGGGTTTATCTTAGCAAAGTTTTTGGTTTTACGTTGGATGAAGAAAGGGTAATACAAGCCGATGAAGTAGTAAGAGGTGGATCTGGATACAAGTTGTTCGATCAATGGTTACCGGAAGACATTGAACATATATGCCCGGATTACTCGCTATATCCAATGTTCCCGGAAGCGTATGGTTTTCTTACTCGCGGATGTGTAAACAAATGCTCTTTCTGTATCGTTCCTCGTAAAGAAGGTGGGATCCGGAAACATTCTGACATCACAGAATTTTTGGACGGACGTAAATCGGCGATATTGATGGATAACAACGTGATCGCATCCGACTGGGGACTACAACAGATAGAGAAGATCATATCGCTCAAAGTAAAAGTAGACTTTAATCAAGGGATAGATTGCAGGCTTATAGCTCGCGATAAATCAATTGCTAAGCTGCTAAAACGTGTAAGGTGGATTAAGTTTATAAGGATGGCTTATGACCACTCTGCCATAACAGACGAAGTGGAAACAGCTATCGCTTACTTGAAAGAAGCTGGGATCCCTGGCAGGAAGTTGTTTTTCTATATGCTTGTAAAGGATGGGCAAATCGAAGATGCCGAAAGAAGAGCCTTATATCTTGATCGATTAGGATGCGTCCCTTTTGCTATGGCATACCGGGACTTGGACACAAACATACCACCTACAGCCGAACAAAGACGTTTTGCCCGGTGGGTCAATATGAAAGCAGCATTTAAAAGCTGTGCATATCAGGATTATAAATAATACATAATTAAATAATAATTGAATGAACAGTTTGCAAAAATCAGTACGAATGCGTTGTTAGGATTACCAACATCCGCCACATAAGAACCATCTAATCCCGTAAATATCGTGATGCGTTGGTAGTACGTGTACAGATAGCAAACAGGCGTTGGGATAAAGCATTTGGCAAACATTCACTCTAAATAAGAAATAGTAGATATGAATACAGAATTTGAAAACATGGCTTTGCTGAATATAGAAGACTACAATGAGCTTAAAGCTAAAGCCGAAGCAACAGATGAGCAGATAAAGAAACAAGCCGAAGAAATGGCTAAGCCTGAAGTTGTCACATTGAAAGTGTGCTTTGATACATACGGATTATTATACAGTCCATATACTTGTGTTGGTGTTGAAATACCATTCTATGATGATAAAAAAATCAGAGATATGCTTAACAAAGCAAGTGCTGATATAATGAAATGGTGCGACAAAAATATGGTAAAATACAACAAAGAACTCAAAGAATCCAGATCTACAAAAAAACATTGCGAAGGACTAAGAAAGCATATCGCAAATCTCGAAAGGCGCCTCTTAAAGCATGCATTGGCAAACGTTATTTTATCTATTATATCAGTTGCGGCTATAATTGCTCTTTTCACATTAATTCAAAACTAAATAGACATGGAACAAGAATATGTTATTCCTCTTTTTAAAGCTGGTGCAGAGTGGCGCATCAACTCTGTGTGGCATTCTATAACAGTAATTCCAGATTGCCACCGTTTTATTGTGTTTCTCCCTAAGAAATCAACAATAGGGTCAAAGAATCCAATTATGGGTATATTGGAAGAGAACAGAACTTTTATATCCAGCCGTCCAGGATGTATTTTATGCAGATTAGATGAAATGGAATCATGGGCTTATTTGGATGATCTATTACCTTAAGTAATTATATACTCAATTTTAAAAGTTAGAATTATGAAAAAAATATTTAACAGACAAAGAAAAAGAGGAAAGAATGAATTACCTTACCATTCATAAATGTAAAAACGAGGATGAACGTAAAGAGTTAAAAGAATTATGTGATTGGTATTTTAAGGATACTCCTGTGTTAACTATGTCTTTTTCTTTAACAGAAGAAGATCTTCGGGTAACAATGGAAAGGGACGTGGAGTTGTCGGCGGTAGCCGGAGCGGTAAAGAATCAACACCATAAGAAGAAAATTTGAAAGGTTATGACCGACAGAGAACTTCTTGAAGAAAACAATAAGATGTTAAAGGAAATTCTAAGTTTTGTGAGAAAAGTTGATTCTGCTGAATACAGGGATCATCAAGACTTTATGGAATTTCTTAGAAATGTGGCAGCCGATATATGGGTGGAATATACGGAGCCTGAACAAAGAGGTAGATTGTTTAATTTAATAAATAAAAAGAAATGAAAACAGTTTTTGATTTAAGCAGGGATGAGATTGTGTCATTGACATGCAAAGAGATATATCTGTATATAGACAAAGAGCTTGCTGGTAAAGGTATTCCAATTGAAGCTAAAAACTGGAATATAAAGAACGAAAAAGAAGTCGTGTATCCAAGAACAGGAGTTCCAGTATTTATGTTAAAAGATATCGGCATCGGTTTTAGAACCATAGAAGGTGCAACAGAGGTGGCTAATTTGCTTGTTAAATATAATGCATTTAAAACAGAATCAAGGTTTCTGACAGGCTCGTATGAACAATTTCGGATCATAGGGGAAAGTGTTTGCCCGGCTATTAAAGAGGAGGCGGGGTATAGCAAGGAAGAGTTTGATAAGGTAAACAAGGAAAACGAAGATCCAGAATTGAAAAGTATAAAATCCTTCAATGATACTGTGAAAAAAGCCAATGAAATCAAAGACAGGGTGTTAAAATACGTGTACAACATAAAACAAGAGCGTTCATATAACAATGACCTGGTTGGTATCTTTGAAAGGTATAAAGATATAGCAGACGGCGACCTGGAAGTAGCTATGAAATTTATCAAGGAGGCCTATCCGTTTAATGAAGAAACAGAGTCGTTTATCAGAAAAAAGTTTGACATGCCTATACCGGAAGAATCAAAAGAGCAGTAATTAAGCTAAATTAAATCATTTTGAATCTTTTTTATTATCAAAAGACATATCTTTGTCCAAAAAACAAACAGGATGGAAGAAAAAGAGATAAAAGAAGCTATGATTGAAGCCCTAACGCACTTAGAGGGGTGTAAGTATTTCGTGGCTACGATAGTAAATGAAGAGGAAAGAAGATTTGATATGAGTCAAAGAATGTCACAACATCAATTGGCGTTAGTTATAAAAGGTATCTTATCTAATAATGAGATGATGATGATGGATGTTTTGCAGTGGTGTTCTGAAAGATTTAAAAACAGTATAGAAAAAGGAAAGAAATCAACTAATTAAATATTAATACAATGAATCGCTGGTTTGAAATTACGGTAAAAGCCGAGATTGATAATATCGAGAACGGCAAAAAAAAGAAAGTAACTGAAAAGTATTTAGTGGATGCCTTGTCTTACACAGAGGCAGAATCAAGATCGTTGGAGATCTTCAAGGATTTGTACAATTCTTTCGAGGTTGTAAAAATTAATCCTATTAAAGTGTCAGAAATCTTCTTCAACGGAGAAGCTGAGTACTGGTATAAGTGTAAGGTGAATTACATTGCACTGGATGAAAAGAAAGGTAAAGAAAAGAAAACGCCATGCTATATGTATGTCCAGGCCGGCAATCCGAAAGACGCTGAGGCTGTGTTAACTAAAGGTATGCAGGGCACGTTAGGAGACTGGAATTGTGAGTCTATTGCAGAAACGAAAATCATTGAAGTGTTTAAATACGATCTGCAAAAAGGCGTAGAAAAATTGGGAGAAAAGAAAACTGATGAGTGATGTTATTTCCCGTGTAGCACTTGCGATAGCAATTGTATTATTGGTAGTGGCAGGTGCTACTTTGCTGATAGTGATTAAGACAGAAGAGGTACCAAGATGGTTAATGAACTTACCATATACGTTGTCTTTAACGGCGTTATCCTTTTCAACTATATCACTTATATCGAGATATTATAAAGAGTGGAAAAGAAATTGTACGTCTGCGAAAAATGTGGACGAAAAGTAATGATAAGAAGTCATGGCTTATGCCAGGCTTGCAGGAGCAAAGAGTTGACTCCGAAGAAGAAAGACAGAATTACATCCATTAAAAACAGCAGCAAGAAGAAAAAGTTAGAGAACCCGGATTTATCCGGGTTTTTTCGTCTTATGCTGGAAGAGTTGGGTAGTATTCGAATGTCTATGACCGGTAAGGCTATTCATTTTCCTACAGTATGTAACATCTGTCACATACTTCCGAAAAGGATATATAAGTCGGTTGCTACTTGCAGAGATAATATAGTTTTCCTACATGAATCGGAGCATACGGTATTCGACATGTATCTTGACCGGATGGAATTTGATAAACTTGAAACAGAATTTCCTTTTGTGTGGAAGTATGCGGTAAAGAAGGTACTGGATATGGAAAGCAGGGGAATGATTAAAGAAAGAGGTAGATTAATTATTGAAATAATTGACAGATATGAGAAAACTTTATAAAATAAGAATAGAAGCTGACAATGAAACTATCTTTTATGCTCACATACAGAGAGAGTTATGGTAAGGATATAGCTATCGCAGTGAAAGATAGAGATAAAGATGAAGTGGAAACAGTGTTACATTGTATTAAAGAAGAATTGATTAGAGGAAGATCATGAAAGAGAAAATAAAAATATTGACAGATTTAGGGTTTGCGCCTATGGTGGAAGGAGAAGGAAATACGTTGTTTAGAATGAACGATGTTGTGATGTCGGTGTCAAATCCTAATCAAACACCAGAGCAGTTGAAGAAGGAGGTTATGTCTTTAATAAAGAACAGAGACATAGCAGAAAGAGGCGGACAGGTTCCAGTAGTTGAAGAGCCGGCGCCTGAGCCAGAGCAGGCCCAGAAGGAGGAACCGGAAGCTCCGGCGGAGGAAGCCGCTTCTAACCCTGGAGAAGAGGATTCGAATCCGTTTACAGAAAATCAGGAAACGTTAGAGCCGTTTTATATCTGTGATGAGTTAAAGAAGATTGAGACTCCCAAATTCGTAAGATTGACATTAGACGGTAATCGTTTTTATGTAAGAAAGATGGACGATGGGACAGCCAAGATATACGCCTCGGTAACAACCATGATTAGAGACGGATTCGTAGATGACAAGACGGCTCTTCAAGAATGGAGACAGGAGATGAGGATGATTGGTCGCAATCCGGAAGAAGTATCAGAATATGATGCAGATAAAGGAACGATCATGCACTACCTATACGGATTGTACTTGACGGGTAGAGATATGGTCTTAAATCGAAGTTTTATAGTTAAGACAGTGCAAGAAGGCAAGCTTAAAATATCAAAAAAGAATCTTGACAAATTCTTTGGTAGCATAGATGATCTTGACGATATGATTGTCAGAGTTATGAAGTTTGCTAAATTTTGTTCGGAGTATAAGGTTAAGCCGATGATGATTGAAAGAATATTATCATTAGAAGATTATTTGGTAGCTACGCCGATAGATGCGATGGTTAAAATGACATTCAAGTACAAAGAAGAAGGTTATTTTGGAGCCGTGTATCAAAGGGCTACGGGGCAGTTCAAAAAAGGCGATCCGAAGAAGGAAGTGAGAGAAGTGGAGAAAGAAGAGATTGTTATCTTAGATTTTAAATCGGGTGACATACGAAATGAACATGCTTTTCAATTGGAGGCTGAAAGGAGAATGGTTAAAAACTGGTACGGAATTGACGCACGCATTATGAATTTTTCTCCAAAAAGCACGAACAGTAAAGGTTATACGCTAAAAGAATGGTCTGATAAAAATGCTGCTATGGAGAAGGCAGACTGTGTATTCCAACAAGGGATGTTGAATCACCTTAGAAAAGATAAGAGGTTTAAGGTAAGAAAAGGAGTGCTGAATATCAATAAGCCATACAATGAAGAGGATCATATTGTTGTATATGATATTGCTGAGGAAATGTCTAAAAGATTCGTAATATGAGTGATATTGTTATTCCTGAAGGAGATTATGTGGAAATCGTAAAACCGATATGTATCAATCCTTTTGGTGATTATTTTATTAACATCAAAAGGGGGTCAAGATTAAGATTATCGAAAGATTTGAAGATAGGGGATAAGTATGCAATATGCATACTCACATCTTATGAGAAATATGGCAAGAATGTTAATGTAATAATGCCTATACCGGTTAGAAACACAAGAAGAGTATGAAAAGAAAAATTAGAAGAACCGGGGAGATAATAGACGTAATCACCTTCAGTGGTTCAACTATAAGAAGCGACTATGACAAAATACAATTCTATGACAGTAACGGAAGTGTGATAAATGAGAGTTTAAATTATTATCTCGATACCCTTCCTGTGGATGATGAAAACAAAGACGTAGACTGGGAACAACGTAGATTCGATCTTGTTAAGGCTTATTCTATTGAGTTCATTAAAATGCAAGATAGAAAAGGAGAAATAGATTGCGGAGTATATGTACCAGATGTGGTGTCATGGTCTATAACTATAGCAGATAGAATCATAGGAGCAATGAGAGGAGTTAAAAATGCTTGATTTCAGAAGATACGAAAACGTACCCCGGTTTCAACTTGACCGCAGACCCGGTAGGAGCCGACTGAAGCTGACCTGCCCGGCTTGCGGAAAAAGCCGGTGCCTCACCCCTTATATTGATGTGGCAACAGGTCAGGTTGTTGGAAACGAGTTCGGAAGATGCGATCATGAACGGACTTGCGGTTATGATAAACGACCTACTGGTAAGGATGTAGGCGACAAAGATCTTTGGATTTCTGGAAATAAGTGTATAAGAGCTTATCGCCCTCCTGTAAATCCTGACGTTGTAAATTACATACCTTTTAGCGAGTTTGAGAGGACTGTGGTTCCAGACGACAGAAACACCGTATTTAGATTTTTATCGTCTCTATGGGGAAAAGAAAGGGTATCTGATGTGTTCAGAAGGTATCATGTCGGAACAATGGACTTATGGGGATGGAAAGGATGTTGTGTATTCTGGCAGATAGACAAAGATTTTGTATGTAGAACCGGAAAGATCATGGACTTTTATATAAAGACCGACAGCCAGGGGAATGAGATTGATGTAAAAAGAGTGAAGGAAAAAGACGGTGACAATGAGCGGCCTCATGTTATGTTTTATCACTCGTTGCATGCAAGAGACTTCTTGTTTAGACAATGCCTGTTCGGAGAGCATCTTCTAAGCCAGTATCCGGATAAGGTGGTTAATTTGGTGGAATCAGAAAAGACGGCTATTATATGCGCTGTGAATAAACCGGATGAGTTATTTGTAGCTACCGGTGGGTTGCAGAATCTAAGACCGGAAGTGATAGATGTTTTAAAAGATAGAAAGACTGTAGCTTTTCCGGACAAAGGACAAGCATTTGAGACATGGAGTAAAAAGATAGATGGGATGATGATGAAGTCAAGGATAAAAGTATCGGACTATCTTCAAAATGTTGAAAATGTAGGAGACGGAGATGATGTGGCAGATTTGATAATCAATAACAAGGTAAAAGAAAAACAGTATGAGCCTGGACGTTTATATTAAAAGTAAGAAGAAAGAAGAGGATCGTGAATGGGTTGCAAACATCACCCACAACATGAACAAGATGGCACAAAGAATATTCGTATCAGAAAATAAAGAAACGCTGTACGATTATGTTTGGAGACCAGAAGAATTGTATAGAGAAATATATACCAATGAGATGAAGAATGTACTTACAAAAGGTATATGTATTATGATCTCCAAGAGAAAAAGTCTTTTGAAATACGAGCCAGAAAATGGATGGGGGTCTTATGATTCATTTCTTAAGTTTCTTATCGAATATAAAGAGGCGTGCGAAGATCATCCGGGTTATATAATTGAAGCAAGTAGATAATATGGAAAATTACAAAAACACTTTAAATGAGGTAGTGGTGATCGAATCGTCACCAGAAACGTATTTTGTTTACGCTATTCGTAATGCTATTCGTATCTCTAAATGCGCGTATCCGACAGCCAAGAAAGTAATTTTCAAAAGAGAGGACGTAGAGGTAGAGGTTTCGGAAATGGAAACTGAAAGCAGTTTGTATGAAAAGTTTAAAGAAAAACAAAAGAATAGGGTATGGAACTTAATGAGCGCCAACAACGGGTTTTAAGAGGCGAAATTTGTCCTTATTGCGGAAGGGAAACCGAGCTGGTCAATGCCGATAAAATATATAGCAGAAAAGGCTTAGGTATGGTTATGATGTGCAAACCATGCAATGCTTATGTCGGTGTTCATGAATCAGGGTCGAATAAGGGAAAAGCTAAAGGCCGGCTTGCGGGGCCATCACTGAGGTCTCTTAAGATAAGAGTCCATGCCGAACTTGATAGACTATGGTCTACGCCGGAGGAACGGAAAAGGATGTATAAAGATTTATCTGAATTTCTATCTATACCGGAAGAGTACACACATATAGGTATGTTTGGCGAGAAGACGATGGGAAAAGTCTTTCAGTTCTGTCATGCAAACAAAGAACGATCAGGTTCGAGAATAGAATGGCATAAGCCTGGAGATAAGTGCCCTAATAAGAACAATCAAATAGTGTCAGGAAGTAGTGCATGTAGAGGATGTCCTGAGTATCTTCATGATGAGAAAGACGGGTATGTCTGGTGTGATCCTGATATGAGCTACGGCAGGTTGAAATAGGGCGCGAATTGCCTATCTTTGTGCTATTATTAATCAAAAAAAATATAAGCACATGGGTAGATCGACAGAGTACTACAGGACTCATCCCGAAGCCAGGAAGAAAAAGGCTAAAAAAGACAAGGAGATAAATGCCAGACCGGAACAGAAAGCCAAACGCCGAGAGCTTGGTCGTAAAAACTACGAAACGGACAAGAAGAAGGGAAAGGGCTGGAGGAAAGGCAAGGATTGTTCTCATACCAAGAACGGTCTTAGGTATAAATCAGTAAAAGCTAATAGGGGATCCAAATCGGATACGAAAGGTGACAAAAATGCAAGAGGAGATAGCAAATAGGATAGATATAAGAAGGATATTCAAGACCTCTAAACAGGTTATGGAAGAGGCGTATGAGAATATATTGAAATACAGGCGGGGAGAGCTTATCCCCGCTAAAACCGGATACGATTATATTGACGAAGCTTTACTTGGAGGTATTTTTCCTCAGCACGCTATTGCCATAGGAGCACGGCCATCTGTAGGTAAATCGTATGTGACCCAAAAGATATTGGAAAATGTGATGAATCCGATGATCAACCCGCAAGCAGAAGATTATTTTCTTGTTAATTGCGAGTTCGAAATGAATCCTCAAGATCTTCTTCTTCGTAGAATGAGCCAAGATATGAAAAAGCGAGCTCCTGAAATATTAAGAAGGCAAGATTCTAATACAGTAGAAGAGATGAGGATGTTTGAAATCCTTCAAGGTGAAATCAGGAATAATATAATATACATCGATGCTCCGTGTACGGTAAAAGAGTTTGAGGCGGCTGTGTATCATATAGCTACCAAACACAAAGACAAACGTCTTATAATATTTAAAGTCGATCATATTGCTTTGATAAAAAGAATGGGGTTAGATCTTAAGTCGGCTATAGATGATTTGGTGGCGGTTATGAACGAAGCTAAATTAGTATATAAAAACATATTTTTCCTCATCATATCCCAATTCAACAGAGAGATAGAAGGAAGGATAAAAAGCCCACAAGAGCAGCCTCCGCGTCTTTCTGATTTTTACCAATCTGATACGCTGGGTCAGTTATGTACGTTAATGATAGGTTTGCACAATCCTCGTAGGTACGGGCTGGATAAGTATATGATATTTGGGAAAGATTGGTATCAGACTCTTGATAGGTTTAAAACTGAAAACAAAACATCATTCAGGACAGCCGGACTTGTGTTTCATCATATACTGAAGGTAAGGCAAGTTAGTATGGAAGAGCTTACTAATACAATCCACCCAGAGATCCTGCCGGGACATGGATGGATGTACGGGGAGGGCGGGACGAAGTTCGTGAACCCCAACCAGCCGCCGACGCCTCCCAAGCTCTATACTGTGGAAGACGTTACGGACAATCAGGAACAAGAACAAGAGACAAAAGAAGAACAGTCATTGTATTAAAAAAATAAGAACCATGAGACTAACAGTAGAAGAAAACGAATACCTGATAAGTAAGTTCCTTTTGGTTCTTACTGAGTTTGCAGGAGATGAAAGAGAGATGTTTTTAATCAACTCCATACATGATAAGGCGGTGGCGGATATGAATTATCGTCTTCCGTCTTTAATAAGCAGAGAACGTAAAAGACGAGTTATTGAGCTCCTTAAAGAAGGAACCAGAATAATCAAGGACTTTTCCGGCTATGCAGGTGATATGGGTATGATTAACGAATACGATCGCCTAAAGAAAGAAATAGGAACCGTCCAAGACCAGCTTGGTGACGTAGAAGGTCAACTTCGGGCAGCAGGAGAAGTTATTAAAAAAGAACTTGATATGATTGCTGACCGAATCAAAGAAGATCTTCTTGATCGAGAACTGGCTAAAAGTAATGCCGAGGCTGAAAGAAAAGCCAAAGTAGATCCGAGATACGAAGTAGCTTTAGGTGATTACAAGGAGATGCTGGAAGTGATTTTTACAACCAGAAACAAGTATTCTACGGTAGATTCTGTACATGACGATCTTCGACAGTCGGTATCTACCGGTAGAAATTCGATTATTAAAGAAGGGTACAACAGTTAAAAACAAGGAGGGAATATGGAAAAGAAGGAATTTAAAGTAGGAGAAGTATTTGCTGCCGGACTTGTAAGATTAAAATGTGTGGAAGGTGATACATGCGATAGGTGTATATTTAAAAAATACAATTATTGTTCATGTACAGACATGATTATTGGTCCATGTGAACATATTGATAGACAAGATAACAAGAATGTTATTTTCATTAAAGCTGATTAGGTATGTACATCAATTTCAGACAACTTGCAGCATCAGACATGACTCCTAATGATCTTGCTAATCTTCTTGCCATAAGACAGAAGGATTCGGTTATGATCGAAGCCATGCCGGAGGAAGATGCTGGGAGGTATATAGAGCTTGGCCTGGTTGAGAAATTAAAATCAGGCGTGATGAGATTGACCAACAAAGGAACGTCTTTTGTGAATTATATAGAGACACCGGAGATGACAGACGAGGTTCTGGAGACGTTGAAGATTATGATAGGAATGTACGAATCGTATTCAAAAGACATAGGTGTCAGCAGAAAAGAAGCGGAATCCAGATTGTGTTGGTTTATGGGTAACACCTCATTTAAGAAAGAGGTCATACTTCAGGTAACGGAATCTTATATAGCAGAGTCAGGAGATTATACAATGAGCTTATGTAACTTCATATGGAAACCGCCTTCTCAGGCTTTTTCAGTTCATATGAACCTTAAAAATTCAAAGCTCTTTGACTTAATAGCTGAAAAATTTAAGATCGCTACCGGGCCTTATTTGGAGTCTAAGAAGAATAAGGAAATGGATTGGTTGTTTGCCGTATCTAAATTGCCTACGCCGCCGGCTAAAGGCAATCCGGATTATTTGTTTACCGGAAGTTCTGAAACAGACAAAGAGCGATTGAAAAACATAAAAACGTATTTATTTAACAAAATTAGAAAGCAATGGAAAAAGTAAGAATCAGAAAGATAATAGAGGATATAATTATTACTCAGTTTCTTAATTCGGAAATAGATATAGTTCATGAAGAAGATGTGACGTTTAAAGAACTTGGATTAGATTCTGTTGATCGAATTGAGCTTGATGTGATGGTGGAACAAAAATTCAATATTGTTATTATTGATTATGATATGGAGACCATCAAAGATATGACTGATCTTGTTTACAAAATAATAACAGAAGGGTATGGGAAGTGATATAATTTTATGCATGGCTTTAATAGCATCATTTGCTTTTGTTATACAGTTTTTGTTGTCGATATTAGGATCTGATCTGGATACGGATATTGACATTGACAGTGCTTCTGATTTAAGCATGTCTTTGTCGGACATCATATCATTCAAGGGCATAACACATTTTATTCTTGGATATAGCTGGACTACCTACTCTTCGGGTTCCCATTTAGTAGGGGTTGTGATAGGGTCGTTTTTCTTTATCGTTTTGTTTTACGTATATAAGTTACTTCTTAAGTTAAAGCAAGAAATGGTGTACGAATGTCCGGAAGATTTAAACGGAAGAGAAGTGGAGATAGTATTTAGATCAGGGAAGAATCATTATATGGTAAATATTTCGAAAAATGGAAGACAAGAGCAAATGAGAGTAAGATGCTTGTCTGGAAAAACCTACAAAAACGGCGACAAGGCGAATATAAAATATGAAGAAGGAGAATTAAGTATCTAATTTTTTTATCAACAATTAAATTTTAAAAGTTATGACAACAATCATGTACGTGTCAGCTATCTTAGCTGTAGTGATTATTTTGACAATCATCGGAGTCTTATCAAGGTATCGTAGATGTAAGCCTAATCAGGTCTTGGTCGTTTACGGTAAGACAGGTGGGGAAAAGAAGTCGGCGAAATTATATCATGGTGGAGCGGCATTCGTCTTGCCTATTATTCAAAGCTATGATGTTTTGTCAATGGAGCCTATGCAAATAGATTGCAAGCTTACCGGTGCTTTGTCATCTCAGAATATTAGAGTAGATGTACCTACGACCATTACAGTAGCTATCAGTACAAATCCCGAAATCATGCAAAATGCGGCAGAAAGACTTTTGGGGATGGATACCGAATCTACTGAAAATCTTATTACGGACATCGTTTACGGTCAGATGCGTTTGATTATTGCTGAAATGACAATCGAAAAACTTAATTCTGACAGGGATGAGTTTTTGGATAAGGCAAGAAAGAACATTGATAACGAGCTTAACAAGTTAGGTCTTTACCTCCTGAACATCAACATCAGTGACATCAGAGACGAAGCAGGTTATATTATGAACCTTGGTAAGGAGGCTGAAAGTAGGGCTCTGAACGAAGCACAAGCTAATATCGAAGAGCAGGAGAAGCTGGGTGCTATTAAGATTGCTGTACAGCAGAAGGAGAAAGAAACGGCTGTGGCTAATACCAAAAAAGAACAAGAGATTCAAATTGCTTGTACTGAAAAAGAAAAGGAAACGATAGTAGCTGAAACGAAGAAAGAAAAAGAAATAGCCTTGGCTTTAACCGATAAAGAGAAACAGATCGGCGTAGCTCAAGCAGATAGAGACAGGGCTGCGGTTATCGCAAAAACTTTAACCGACAAGGAATCGGCGATTGTAAGATCTAAGGCAGAACTTGAAGTAAATAAAGCCGAGGCTGAAAGGATGGAAGAAGTCGGAAAGAATAAGGCTGAAGCTGACAAGGAAGCAGCTATAGCAATACAAGACTCTGAAGCTCAGATTAAGAAGGCTGAGGCTGAGAAAAATGCGTCTATAGGATACAACAATGCCCAGAAGGAGGTTGCTGTGTCAGTATCAGAACTACAGATTATCAAAGCTCAATCAGAAAAGAAGGCCGGAGAAGAAAAAGTTAAATCGGAAGCGGCTGTAAAAACGGCAAAAGAGCTTGCTGATAAAGAAGTGGAAGAAGCTAAGGCTAAGAAAGTTCAGGCTGCGCTTAAGGCTGAAAAGATTGTGCCGGCTGAAACCCAGAAGGAAGAGGCTATCTTACAAGCTGATGCCGAGGCCGAGAAGATCAAACGCCGGGCTGAGGCTGAGGCAGCAGCACATTTGGCAAAAGCTGAGGCAGAGGCAAAAGCTATTCAGATGAAGCTGGAGGCAGAAGCCGAAGGTAAGAAAAAGTCGTTAATGGCAGAAGCCGACGGATTTAAGGCTATGGTGGAAGCAGCAGAATCCAATCCCCAGATCGCCATCCAGTACAAGATGGTTAATCAGTGGAAAGAAATTGCTGGAGAACAGGTTAAAGCATTTGAGCACATTAACCTCGGAAATATCACGGTATTTGACGGCGGTCAGAACAGTACCGGTAATTTCCTTAACAATGTTGTCAAGACCGTCGCTCCGGCATTGGGAGTCATCGATCAGCTTCCGATTGCAGATACTTTAAAGAAATTAAAAGGAGATGACAAAAAATAAATACAATGGCCCAAGGTTACACTTGGGCCTAATTGAAGAAGCAAAAGCAGCATTTATAGATTTCATGCCAGCAGGAATAGTGATTTTTAGTGCTTTACTAATTACGATATTTTTAACATGGATTTTGGACAAGATTTAGAACCAGAAGAACTGACCAAGCATTATGATCAGTGTTATGGAATTGATTTTGAAACAGAAGAAGAGGAGGATGAAGAGTATGACTGATGAGGAATTTGTATTGGATAATAAGAAAAAGGTTGTTGTAAGAAAAAGAATATCTTATTTAAACAAAGGGGATAAAGTATGGATTGTGTCTTCCGACGGGTATCTGCTACACACGGACGTAGTTAGAGCCGAACGCGGACGGTCTTATGTGGATATAGACGGCATCCTGTATTGGAAGCGAGGATTAGATGGCAAGCATCGTAATCGTAATAACTACATGCAGTTTGCCATGACACCAGAAGACGGTAAGAAGTATGTCGTATATTACCCGGAAGGATTTAAAGACAATGACTTATGATGGTCCCGGAAACGCATTTGCTATATAAGGAGTTTAATGGTGTGAAACGTCTTGCCATATCTTATTCCCAGATAGATACGTTTCTTACCTGTCCAATGAAATGGTATAAGACTTACATAGAGGGCAAAAGGTCTACGGAAAAACAAGAAGCTACGTCTTATGGTACGGTTATTCATAAGACACTGGAATACTTCTTCAAGAACGGAAGGCAGCCTTCTGGCAAAGACCTTGGAGAAGCAATAAGTTACTATGCTTACCAAGAAGACATACCTTGGCTATCACCGGAAAATATGATGATAGCCATGAAACAATCTGGGGAGCTTCTTGCTTGGATTGTGGATCTGTTTAAAAAAGACGGGAATAGGTTTATGATAGCTGATAGTGATCTTAATCCCTGTGAGAAACTTATCAGACACGGCGCTATAGTTGGAGTCGAAGAAGATTTTGTGCTGCCGTACCGTCTTCCTAAGCCTGTTGATATAAATGGAGTAATTCATACTCATGTGTACATAGTAGGATCGGTAGACCTTCATCTGGCTATAAAGAGCAAGAACGTAGTTCACCATTATGTCATAGATTGGAAATCAGGGAATAAGATTTTTGATTCTAAGAAGTTGGAAACGAATTTACAGCATCCTATATATTCATTTTACATCTATAGAAAATATGGTGGAGTTCTGCCAGATATGAACATCTATTTCTTTACCAGAACCAGGCAGTACCAAAAGGTTAAGATAGATGAAGAGCGTAAAACAAAATCTATAGAAATGCTAAATGACACTTTGTCTAAAATGTATGATTTTGAAGATAATAGTGTAAAAACATTTCAAGCGTACATCCAGGGAGCAGAAGAAGCCAGGTATAGCAAGCGGCGCGCCACCCTAAGCCAGCCTGTTTCGCAAAACAAGCTACCCTGCCCGTCGGCGCTGTGTTATTATTGTGACTTTGGATTACATAACAAAAACGAATGCCCTTTCTCTTCAGATTGGGATCCGTCTAAAAAGATAAAACGATGAAATACGAGGATGTTCAAAAGTTAAGAACGAAATACCGGCAAGATCCGGAAGTTATAAACGTAGAATACATGAGAGACGTTGCTGTAAGATGCGGGAATTTCAAGAAAGCGTTTGAGCTTCAGGAGAAGCTGGAGGATATATGGTTCAACTATTTAAAAGGAGTGTAATAAAAGAAGATCTAATATGTGGAGTAGCGATCCTTTTGTATTTAGTTTTATTATACTTACTCACGACAGCTTTCATAAAAACAGGTAGAGCAGTAGAGCGTTATAAGATGAAGAAGAAAACTGACAAAATCAAAGTAGGTCAAAGATACGAACATAAGAGCTACTTTGAGGATCCATTTGAAAGAGGCAAGCATGTGATTAAGATATTAGACATAAAAGAAGGGTACGCTCTATATGAGTACGAAGAAAAACTATATATACGTTCTTCTGTGAGTTTTGAAGATATTGCTAAAATATATGTTTTAATTACTGATATAAAATAAGGGATTATGGAAAAGAAAGTCACAATCAAAGAAGGAATGGATATTTTTTACAAAAATGCAGGGAAAGATATATGGGTCTATATTGGACTTTTTGGAAATAAAGTGCTATCCATTTTAAAAAACAAAGGTGTTATTGCATGCGAAAACGATGCTGAATATTGCGTGTTGATGGATGGAGAAGATCATTTTATAAGTATAGCAAAAGACATGAGTCACGACTATTGTTGTGAGTACGTTGTAGAAAGAGCAGAAGCCCACAGAGACTACCCCTCCAAAGGTGCTACATGCGGTGTATGCCTGTTTGAAGATAATGAGAATAAAGCAAGGGAGATGTTGAAAGAGGCGATAATAGAACTTTCAAAAAATAATATAATAGATTGCGATGGGCTTTGAACTTAGACCTTACCAAAAAGAAGCAGTAGATGCCGGGCTTAAGTTTCTTACAGGAAGATCTAAGAAGCCTGGCATAATCGTAGCCCCATGCGGATGTGGAAAGAGCCTTCTGATATCCAAGATAGCACATGAAATAAATAGACCGACATTAGTATTACAGCCCTCAAAAGAGATTCTGGAGCAGAATTATGCAAAGGTCGTATCATTCGGTTCTAAACCTACTATATATTCTGCTTCATGTGGTATAAAGGAGCTGTCGGCTATGACTTATGCAACATTAAAGAGCATAAAGAAAGATGTAGCGAGGTTGAAGGATATAGGGATAGATACCTTATTGATAGACGAATGTCATTCAGGATATTCTCCTGAAGAAGGTTCTGAATTTATGGAGTTTATGAACGGGTTTCCAGAGGCGAAGGTGCTGGGCTTCACCGCCACTCCCTGCCGCCTCCGAACCTACAGTTCCATGCTGGAAGGAAACTATAGCAAGCTCAATATGCTGACGAAAGACGAGCATAACTTCTTCAAGAAAATAGTTCATGTGACTCAAATACAAGAACTAACTTCTCAAGGGTTTTGGTGTCCACTTAAGTACGAACGATGGTCGTTTGATGAATCGGCTCTGATGTTAAACAGTACCGGAGCCGAATACACCAACGAATCTATTAAAGAAAGTATTGTACGAAACGGCTTAAACAACTCTATCTACAAGCGCCTTCTTCAACTTATGAACGAGCGTAAAGCCATTTTGGTTTGCATGGATTCTATCGAATCATGTAATAGAATATCAGAGTTCATGAATGCCAGGATGGGAGCCATAACCGGTGTCGTAACATCGCTAACAACCAAAAAGAAAAGAGAGCAAATTATATCAGATTTCAAAGAAGGTAAGTTGAAAGTGGTTTTTAATTATTCAACGCTTGCTACCGGATTTGATTTTCCTGAACTTGATTGTGTGATGTTTGGGCGACCAACTTTCTCATATTCAACTTATTACCAAATATTAGGCCGCGCCGTCCGCATCCATCCTGACAAGAAAGAGGCGCTGATAGTTGATTGCTGCGACAACATGAGGCGTTTCGGTCGGATAGAAGACCTGACAATTGAGCAATTCCCTTCTAAGGGCTGGTGTATGTTTGCCGGCGATCAACTTCTGTCTAATATAAGGATGGGTGATATTATTACCAAAGACGAGATCCTTCGTCGGGCAGCCTCGCTTAAATCTGTGAATGGAGATGGTAGGAGAGAAGACGATCTTGACAGTATAATAATGTGGTTTGGAAAATATGAAGGAATTAGATTCAAGGACATACCGGTGTCGTATTTTAGGTTCTTGGCTGAGAATATGGCAGTAAAACCAGGAGATAGAAAAGAAAAGGTTATAGAATATTATAATAGGATAAAAGCATGAACAACAAGAGAAGAAAAAAAATATCGGATGTTATTAACAACGTAAATAAGTATAAAACAGATTTTGAATACATCAAATCAAAGTTATCGGAGTTGAAGTGCAACATAAATTCAGCCAAAGATGATGTTGATATGATTTTAGACGAAGAGACTGAGGCGAGAGATAATATACCGGAATCGTTACAAGACTCAGAAAGATATTGGGAATCAGATCAGGCTGTAACTGATATGGAGGAGATGGTTGATGACATGGAAAGTATTATAAATGATATAGATGATGTGATTTCAACCATAGATGGGAGCATTAAAACCATAAATGGTTCTATTAAAGTAAATTTGGAAGGAGTAATATAAATGAAAACAAATGAATTAAGGGAAATACTTAAATTGTATGGTCTTCAACATGATGTTGTTATCAACAAAAGTTCAAGAAGGTATTCTATTATCTTAGACAATAACATAATAGGAACCAATCACGACAAAGAGAGGATGGTTGTGTTCCGTCCTATACCGGAAGGAAAAAACACATTCTGCATGGAGCGAGATAGGTTCTACACGGAGTTTGAAGAAGCTTTTGATGATGATAAAGCCATAGAAGCCGTAAGACAATATTTTGAAAACAATAAAAACAGAAAGTCATGAACGAAAATGAAATATTTAGATTAAAGGGAAGAATAGCCATATCCAACCTATCACGTGAGGACAAGGATATGATAAATAGCATCCTTGATGGTATCAATAAAAAGGATGAAGATGAAAAAGGATATCTCTATACCGTGAGAGTAAAACTAAACAACGGAAGTCTTGCACATGCTACTTTATTTTTTAAAAGCGAGACAGGCCCTACATTTGAAGACTTAAAGAAGGAGCTTGATGATATGGGAATTAAAGATGATGATTATAGCGATAGTGGCATAATTATCATTAACCGCATTGTTATGAGCGGAGAAGAATTTGATCGTTTTGTAAAAAAAAGAGTGATGGACTATATTAATTAAAACAACGATAAAACAATGAAAAAAATGGACAATATTATTATCCTAAAGGGGACAAATGTGGTTATTAACAAAGATGTTTATGCTTATAAAACGTTAGTAGCCAAAAAAGGGCTTAAGGTTGTGTGTGAAAAAGATATCAAAAAAGGAGATAAGGAAGCCACGCTGTCGTATGAAGGTCGTATGGAGATTGATATACCAGTTGATTATATACTAAAGAATGATGATGTCCTTTTCAAAGAAGGAGAATTTCTTTTTGCTAAAAAAGATTATTCTTTTAAAGATGATATTGTTCCTGGGGGAGCTATGGTCGAATTGGCAAAAGAGGTCTACAATGTAGATGTTATGGCTGTCATATACTACAAAGGGAAACAGTTTAGCATACCCTTGGATTTGTTAGAACCTGTTAGTTCAAAAAAAGACAATAATAAAAAAGAAGGGGAATCGGTGAAGAATGACATCATTGACGATAAACTACGATGGGATTTGCTTCCGATGGAAGAAATTGAGGACATTGTAAAAGTCTATCATGCCGGAGCCAAAAAGTACGGTCCTAATACTTGGCAGAATCTTGACAATGGCATTGAACGGTACCGTGCTGCGATGTTTCGACACCTAATGGAATACATGAAAGGGGAAAGAGTGGATTCCGATACAGGATGTTTTCATCTTGCACAATGTGCATGGAATTGTATAGCTATGCTGTGGTATGACAAGCACGGAAAAGGGTTAATACCATTAAATAAGGAGGAAAAGAAATGACAATAGAACAACTAAATTATTTATTAAGAAACGAGCTTTATGCTATAAAAAATCATAAAGACAATATTGATAGAATCAAAAAAGAATATTTTGATTCCAATTATGGGTTAAAAGAAGGAGATAAGATCCGTATTTTACACGAAACAGGAGATGAAATGATAGGCTTCTTGAAAAAAGTTGAAGTATGTGAAGACGGAGATCTATACTTGACAATCCAAAAACAAAACGAAAAAGGTGACAGAGGCAGAGGAAAATGGAATATGTATCTATCATCAAAATTAATTAAAATTGAAAAATGTGTATAATGCCATGAGAGTGTTAAGTTTATTTGACGGAATGTCATGTGGTCAAATAGCGTTAAAAAAAAATAGAGATCACACCTGAAGTATATTATGCATCAGAAATAGATAAGTTTGCTATTAAACAAACGCAATTAAATTTCCCTAATACTATACAAGTAGGAGATGTAAGGGATTTGAATGTAGAAGATCTTGGACACATAGATCTTATTTTAGCCGGCAGCCCATGTACGGATATGTCCTTTTCTGGAAAAAGAAAAGGGTTGTCTACCGTAGAAGGAATAGAAATATATTCAAGATACGCATTCTGATTTTCACGCCCCCAATAATCCTTTTTAATAGTTCCCATATGAGAACTATCTTGTGCAAATATATTGTCTATTTCTCCATCCTTACCCCAACGAAATGTGCCAATATATTCGGTGGCTATAACAAAACACACTTTATCTACAAGAGCTATTCCATTGCATAGATCATTGGAATATCCTTTATTAGACCAATTTTCTTTTGTATATAATCCTCCATCTACATGTTGGATGTATATGCCTTTATTGATTATAAGCGAGGGATTTACCCCATCCCTATTTGAAATCTTCATCTCATGATTTTTGTTTGCAAGATAGCAATAATTGACAACATAAAAGAAACCGGTTCCCTATCATCTCTGACTGAGAACCGGTAAGAAAACAATTTCAGAAAAAATTAAACCTACATAATCTTTCAAGTAAGAACAAAAAACGTACAATCTACTCTTTGACGATGCTAATATAACATATTGGAATCATACAAAAACAATGCAAGTCCGATATTCTTCGTCTACTTGTAGCTAACATCATCGTCCCCTTCCGAATCAGGAGTAGCGCCGATGAAGAACATCATTGACTTGTTGTTCGTCTGCTGCCACCAATTATAGGCGCGCGCTACGTCTTCCGGCGTCTTGATATTATACCATTGTTTGATAAACGTCTGTTTGGCGAGTTGCCTAAATAACTTAGACTCTCCCTTGTATGTACCGGATGTTACTTTATCAAGTGAATAATTCCTAAGATCGGTAAGATCCTTCAGTTTTCGCCCCATAACAAACGGATCGTTAATGATATCTACCACGTTAAGCTCCATAATAAACGGCATCTGTGAAGCTATTTCGTTTATGGTTCTGAATCCGACATAGGATCCAAATTGAGTAAGCCAACTTTCTTCGTTTTCATCATCATCACGCCATCCGGCAAGAAGCATAGATACGGCCTGCATGATAAGGAACGTGCCGGCATAGACACTGAGACGTTTGAGATTGGTTTTTTCTACCTCATTCATATTGTCTTTATTTTCATTCCAGGCATCTATGATGTTTTTCATACCAGACTCGGAAGCCAGGCTAAATGTTTTGGCTATCATATTCTTTAACGTAATTGACAACCCTTCCTCTTCTTGCATTGTCTGGAAATTGAAGCCACGTCTTTTCCACAGACGTTGAGCCGACAGCACCAACCATCCTCGGTGGGCGGTCATGAACCTGGCTATCCAGTTGCGCGATGCGGCAGTTCGGTTTTCTTCATTCAAAGATCCGTTGCATATCTGCGACAAGCTACGAACTTGATTTCTGGTTATAGCCATCTGGGTTTCTACTTCCTCAACAGTAACACCCGATCCTGGCTTTACAACCACCTTCCCATCCACGACGTCTACCATACTCCATAAAGTACGATCTTTTAATGCGTTCCATTCTCTTTTTATGGTACTCTGTTCTTTATTGCGTTCTTTTTCCATCTTGAAATCTTGGAACGTGTAGAACCGGCCTTTGTAATAACGAACATTGTCCATAGTAGCAATCATAACCTGCGGATTAAGAGGGTAGTTCAGGATTTCCATAAAAGCATACATAGGCGAACGCATTAAGGTCCTGGCCGCTCTATTGTATCCGGCACCATACATACGATTTCGGATATTGAATATCCCCATTCTCTCACCTATGACATATAATTTGCTTTTCCTATCTATGTCTCCGGTTTCTGCTATACAAGATGGAGCAAGGCGTGAAAATTCAGCCGATGCGTATTTAAGGGAGTCTTTGCTTATATACTGTCCTACGGCAGATTCCATGATGAGGTTGATATGACCTGTTAAGGCGCCGGTAGCTGCCACAAATGGAGACAGTGCCAAGTTCATGACCGACATAAACCTTTCAACAGCCATCATAATTCTTGTAAGGTCTACCGTATATCCTCCGATGTTCACCGTAAGTTTTTTGGTGTTCATCCTAATGCCATAATAATGATCGTTGAAGAAGTCCCTGAACATCTGATATGCTTGGGTTGCTTCAGCCTTTTTACCACCTTCAAATTGTTTATTCAGTAACATCTGCTCCAGTCCTTGAGCGAGCTCTATAGACTTCTGCTTTTCGTTGTATAACGATGACTGCATCATAAGCATCGAATAAGAGTAGCCAAAATCGTGAGATACATCATCTTGGTTCTCCAATTCATATATGTAGTATTTAGGTATAGACCTAAGTCTGTCTTCCGGATCATACACTTCTCCTTGCCTGGTTTTACCGTATAGAGAATCGTCTACTCTGTCCAGGCACAGATCTGATACAAAATTACGAACCGTATTTTTGAAGTTAATACCCAATCCTTCCATACGTTCTATGTCTTGTTTTGATATCTGTGGAATAGCATACAGGTTCGGGCTCTGCTCTTTGTATAGATCAAGGGATTGTCTTTTTATTTCCTTGAGTTTTTGAATCATATTCCACTGCTCTACGTTTTTAGTAGCAACTTCATTACCGTCAGCATCATACTTGATACCAAAGTCATTGAAATACGATTCATCACGATATAGGCTTTTCTTAGGCATTCGATGACCATACCCATGATCTTTTACATAATCAGGATTACGGCCGCTATTTTCGGCTTCAGATTCAGCCACCCATGCCCTTGCAGGGTCGAAAGACAGGTACGATATGTCCATGCCATAATCTTGGGTGGATGTACCGTTTTGTACGTCCTTAACCATCTGCGCCACATCTATCTCACCTCGACCTATTTTGTCGATCATAGCCGCATATCCGGTAGGCGCCATGCGTTTATAGTACGAAAAGACCTGGCTCCTGGCAAATTCATTAACAATAGCATTAGCTTCTTCTATGCCCTCTTCTCTTGTATTATTTAAAAACAAGCTGGCCATCTTAGCATTAACAGCATTCCTAAAATCTCTACCGTCTAATTCTTTGCTTATACCAAGCTTTTCTGACAGGTAGTTGGTTTCAGATACGGTAAACAAATATCGGTTATCAGCAGCCTTAAACAGCTTATCCCTTAAAGCCTGAATCCTTTTTGCTTTCTTCGCCGTAGTATGACGTTGTACGAACTTCCATTCCACTTCCTTGGAGTCAGCAAGAGCATTTAAATAAGACTGATTTACTTCGTTTTCAGCCTTACTGCTTTTAGTAAGGTACTTATCAATATCTTCAAGACCCACCATCTTAGCATAATCTATCAAAATAGCGTAATCGGCTTCAATAGCTTCAGATGCGGCCCTAAAAGCATCTCTTTCAGATGAGGTAAATGTCGCTTCGTTAATCTCTCCGATATCAGCCACATCGCGATTGTTTCCGATTATTTCCTTGATAATAGCCTTATTTTTTTCTATATCTTTCACAATAGAATCCACGTCAGTCGCATCTCTATCACTTGTCGTAGAACTAATGATATCATGCGCCATTTTAAGATACGAAGCCTTGTTATTTGATTCGGTACGTGCCGACTGTTCTGATTCTACATCATTCCAAAACCGATCGTTGAATGACAGGTGACCTCCCAACATAAGTGTCTTCAGCGCAGCTTCTCCTCCAGACTCGCTCTGAATCGTTCTTAATTTTTGCAAAAACGATTCTGATACGGCATTAGTGGCATTATTTGATTCCTTTCTCCAAACTTCATTTATAGCTTGTATTTCTTTGGCCATCTTAAGTTGGTCGCCGGTTTTTTCCACTCTCCTGGTTCCTACATATATGTATTCTGAAGCTGCTTCCTTACGTTGTTTACGAAGCAGTCCTTCTTCTTCGTAATTGCTGCTTTTAAAATAGGCAACCTCATCAAAATTACCACCGCTATCAATAAAAGGCTGCCTCAATATCCGCTTCTGCCGAGAAAGAGCATTAAGGTATTCTTTGGTTGTTTGAGAAACCGGATGCCCTAATTCTTCTTCGGCCTTTTTGTATATGGATTCCATTCTTGTGGCATAACTTTCGCTAAATTCCAGTTCCGAATTTTCAGCATCCCACTTTTCCATCTGCTCTGTATAGATCTTTTCCTGCTCGATGGTAAAAATATCGGTATTAACTCTATCAGACGATGGTTTGAATTTAGCGTTTTCAGTAACCGTATTTCCATCCTTGTCAACTACTTCTCTTTTAAATACGTAATTACGGTTATTGTCAACCACATCACCAATTTCTTCTTCTGATACCTCTATGTTCATGGCAGTCGCAAACGCTCGCATCTGCGCCAGCTTCTTATTACGATCGTATTTAGCCATATCAAGAGCACTACGAAGGTAATTAGAAGTTTTGCCGTCTACTTTCTGAAGCAGTTTTTCAAATTCAGATTTGTTAAAACCATGCTTTTTCGCATATGCCAGGAAGTCGGATATGGCGGGCTGGGCATTCACCATCGCATTGTAATTGTCTTTGGCAATCATAGCTCCAAGAGCGTTATTGAACGGACTGGAAGAATGCTCTAATATACCAAACCACCTACTTATCCAAGAAACATCGTGTTGAACCTTGTCGAAAAATTCTTTTACTCTCTTTACCTTATCTGCCGGCACATGAAGTTCGTTCATTAACTTATCAAGCAACGTGCTTTCATCAAGGTCTTGTACTGATTTAATATCAGACTGAATACCGTTGATGTCGGCAATGACGGTATTGATCCTATTTGTATAATCCTGCTTTTCACGTTCATCAAATTCGGTACTTCTGTTACGGATATATCCTCGAAGATCGTTCATGATCGGAAGAACCTGATTGTTGATAATATCTACGTTCTTTCGATCATTGGTATTGAAATGAAGCTTGCCGTCTTTGGTATCACCATGAAGGATGGTGTTCACCACATTACTTAAGTATCTGACCTGAGCTTCGGCTGTGGAGATCATGCTGTTCATGGCAGCCGCCATCTCATTCTTGTCTATTTCGGTCTCTACCTTATTTATCTTATCTTCTATGGTCTTAAGCTGAGCAAGGGTCATAGACGTAGTTACAGCCCTATCAGAGCTTATCTGACGTAAGTCTCTTAATGTTTTTCTTAGTGATCTGATCTTGGACTCAAGAAACTTGTTCTTCTTCATAGAAGAAAGGGAGTATAATGTAAAGTCATTATCCTTTAACAGAGAGGTGTCAAATCCTTTATCTATGTCAGTAATGGCAAGATCACGAATGTTTTTAATAACGTTATTCAAATCTTGTCTTTGGGTTGATAAAGCTGATTTAAGCCAGCTTACGATTCCAGAGAAAAGCTGCCGGACGCGCCCCAGGAAGGAGGTGGGCTCTACCGGCGCCTGTGCTGTGCCGGTCTGCATCTCCCTGGCGAGGATCTTTCCAAGAATTTCTCTCCTAACAGCATTATCAAGTTCAGAGCCTTCATATACCTTACCGTATGTATTATAATACTGACCTGCATACTGATTCCATTCTTCAGTGCCTTCTACATCTTGCAAAACAGATTCAACAGCATTCTGATCTCTGTACGCCTCTACGAGAAAGTGTGCTGTTTCTTCTACTAAGTCAGACAAAGTAGCATCTTCACCGACTGCTATTACGTTATTGGCAATATCCGCCAATGCCTTAGCAGAAGGTTCGTGTCCGTATTTAGTTTGGTACTTCTCTATATAATCGGTCATGCCAACGACACTAACGCCCAGCGTTTTCAGTATCTCAACAATAGAATTTCGTTGATTACGTTCCTCTTGGCTATAATCCGATACTATCTTAGCTTTAGTATCAGCATAAAGATCATTGTCTTCTAATATAAATGAAACTACAAGCGCATCAAAGTGATCGTATTTAGCATCCAATTCATTGTATCTTCCAGACTTAAGATCGCTCTTTATCTGCTCCTTGCTAACTCTTTCTGTTCCTCCGGTGGCGAGTCTCATAGTTACCTTACTATTATCCAATGAATTTATGGTTATCATACCCTGGTCGTTCATGGAAACATCGGAACCAAAATGATTACGGAGCTCAGTGTAGGATAAGGCTGAATTGAAAAGTCTAATTTGTCCTGTATGTCCTTCTCCTGTAATATAATAGCTTCTTGTTTCCGGATCGAATATCTTGGATCCGGACAAAAGACCTTTCTTTATAAGGTAGTTAATTATACCGCCTTTTGTTGATAAAGAAGTAGAAGCAGAAGCGGTCATGACCGGTATAAAAGACTTGGGATTATTAAGAACATACTTTCCAGCCTTGTAAGTAATGTCTGCCACTCCATCCACGGTAGATTCTTGAACGATGCCTGATAAGAATCCTATTCTGATATCATTCCCGCCAGAGCGAAGAGCTTCTCCGTAATCTTCAAATAATTGATTACGATCATTCATAAAAAACAAACGAGGTTCTCCAGTCTGATACGTTACACCCACAGGATTAGAATCTGTTTCTGGTAGCTCTTCTGGACTAAATATCTTAAGACCGTCTTTTATAACCATATAATTAACATCATTATCCTGTACCATAGATACGGGAGTGAAGTCCGAAGATATAGCATCTTGTAGATACTGCCCTGAGTCTATTCCTGGTTCTTCCGGCACGGAGATACTTGACGGAACCATAGCATCCACCAACATAATATTATCACCCAGATCTTGGCTATAAAATCCAAAGCCTGATTCTTGAATCCCATAAGGTGCATCTGATTTCGACACAAGAATAGGGTTGCTCATCTTAGAAGCCTTATCCAGCACCCTTTCTCTATAGGTCTCTGGAATAAGGCCGATGTTAGATTTTACCTTATTGTAAGCCTGTTTGTTGATAGGCACATTCCTTCTCCAGTCACCAAAAGCCTTTAAGAACTTATTAGAAAATACGGTTTTAAAAACAGTAGTAGCCCGTTCCCTATTCTCCATAAGAGGAATAGATGCTATTTTATCAAACAACATAGACCTGTCCCCTGATCTGGTAGAGACAGAAACAACTTTATTTTTATTATCTCTTTTAATAATACACGTTGATGTCATAGTAAAACATTTTTGTTATGAGACAAAGGTAGTTAAAAATCAAGCATATCATAAAAAATAAAGCCACCTAACTTCTCAGTCTGATGGCTTAAAAATAATATGAAAAAAAATTATAATCTGACGAAAAATCGTCAAGTTCGGCTTATATGTAATGCATGTACCCATCTCGGTGTATAAACCTTCCCGATTCAAAGCGCTCAATATCTTCAGGGCAAATAGAGCCTGAATCTTCTCTCCTGGCTTCAAACCAAAGCCCCGGCTTACGAAGTCGGCAAGTTATGATATAGTTGAAGCAATTGTGCGTAAAATGGAAAACAGATCCTACAGGGAAATACCTATCAGCTTGAAATACGATTCTTTTTCGTTTAGTATCAAACGTGATATCTCCTACTATCTTAGCCACGTAATAGCTTCTGCCATTTAACGTTTCATCTGTTTGTGGTATCCAATAATAACCTCTTGCCATGCCACAAATATATAAAAAAAATCGGACAAGATACATGTCCTACTTTATATTACTTTGATTCGTTTTCAAACCGCTTTATAAGAGAAGCAATATCATCACCACAAATAAACATCATTCGACGTTCTTCTTTTGGTTTATGAGACACTGGGATGGTTTTGTTTATCTTAATCTGATTCGCCAGACCTCTGCCTAAACGAATATCAACTTTTTTACCTTTCATGAATTATTTGTTTAAACAGACCAATTCCATCTGTTATAATATGACCGCTTTGCATACGACCATTATTAGGATTATGTAGAAAATTGAAACCACTTTCTTTTTCCTGTCTTTCAAAAGAACTGATATCCTTTCCTCTACGGGCTCTTTCAAAAGCTTTCTTGAACAACTTGCCTCTAAAGGTCTTGACGAGGATCTTGGTAGCGTTATTGCCGGCTTTTACCATTGCTTTCCTTGCCTGGTCCTCCGAGACAAAACTGCTTCGGAAAATATACGATGCTGCTGCTTGTATGTCTTGTTTAGTAATCATATGATAAACATTTCTTTCAGAATACTGATCTTTATTCCGTATATCAATTTCATCTCATCTCTATCATATACGTCAAAAAAGGATTCACTGGGGTCCTTTGGATTTACGTTCAATTGAATTATGCAATTACCAGTATAAACCTTAAGCCTATAATTATCGGAGTATATATTCTGCATGATTTCAAATGTCTCAATTAAATTTTCAACAAGTGCTCTGTTAAATGAAAAAGATTCTTTACCATCACCTTTAAATGTGATATGATCTAAATCCCTGTTGTCAAATTCATACTCTAATTGATTGCCGTCCATCATATCATAAAATATTGACTTTCTGATTATAAATCCCATATTGTTTTATTTTTTAGTTAATACAAATCTTCTGAATACAACTGTTCTCTAATGGCATTCCTATCTACCACCATCTCCTGATTATTGTTTCTAACAAGTTCAGACGCTTCCTCTAAACTCAGCTATCTTAAAACGCATGACATCAAACACCTTATAGAAATCATCACAATCTACAGATTCTATTACCTTAACATCCTCTTCCATAAATTTACCTCGTATTGGAATAACGTGATGACCGGGGCAGCCATCGGTTCCGAAATATGCGATTCTAACCACGATATTTACAATATTTTAATTTATTTTGCTAAAACATTCATATAACATGGCACATCTACCACATCTCTTCTACGAAGTCCCTTATCAAAATAAGAAACTATATAAGTGTTTTTACCTTCATGATCAGGTCTTGGATCAAAGCATTCAAAAACGAATCTTGTTCTACCTTCAAGATGACCAAACATGAAAACAAATTCGCCACCGTATCTTTTATTAGCCAATTCTTCTACAGTCATAATCTGTCCCCTCCTAATCCTGAATTGATGCTAACATACTTGACACGGACATCATTTCCACGTCCAAGCTGACCCCAGCCGGGCGATGGCGTTCCCTTAGCCGGAGCAGGGACAGCCCTAAGCCGAGACCAGTCCTGCTTTTGCCTCATGGCTTCAGCCTCTTTGTAATACCGGTTACACAGTTCTTGATCTTCGTAACCAACGTAATCTTCCTTATTTTCCATAAAAAATACTTTTTCAACAAAAGTACGACATTCACGAATTAATTATATTTAAAATAAAACAATATGAATTAAAATAAAAACCCGATACGTTAAAATCGCATCGGGCCTGGTATTGAAAAAAAATAGGTTCAGATCTTGGGTAAAGATTCGAGCCAATTTTTAACATCTTTATATTTAGGGTCTTTGTCTATTCTATCTTTCAGTTCATGCAATGCTGAGTCCATAACCGTATTCGGTACGCCAATCAACTCTCCTATTAAATACAATGGGGTTTTATTCGATTTAGATTCGTGTGCTATATTCATGTCAAAAAAAAAAGTTATGTGAAACAAACCGGCCACGGGTATTCTATTGCCCGCCGACCGGTATAACATTTTTATTCTTTTTTTTCCAAACGGGAAAAACGGGAATGCGGGAATCATATTTTTTACTATGGCTCCCGCACCACCGGAAGGACCTGGATCTGGATCTCAGGTCAGATCCTTCCAGTTTATTTTTTCGCCGAGGTAATCTTGCACGGCAAGCCATCTTATAAAGGCTACTCCTTCGGGAGCATCCGGATCATCCAAATACATTAACGTAGCTTTCACCAACTCGTTCTCACATTTGAAGACCTTCGGAAAACCATCCGAATAGTACATTGCAAAGACATATTGGACATCGCCCCATGTCGCTTTATCCGGCTTCTTCGCTCCGCACTTTTCAAAAATATCTTTTATTTCCGGCTGCTTCCAGATCCTCTTGGATCCATCGACGTTGACCATCTTCTTTACCGCCTCATCAGCAAGAGCATTAGAAAAATGGTAGCCGTAAGTATCTACATATTTCTGATAAGCTGGATCCTCTGCGTCTGCTCCTCAATAAGAACGACCTCTGCCACGTCCGCGACCTCTACGCATCTGAGGTCCGTCACCGTAGTATCTGTCGTCTCCATAGTAATCGGTCGGGTAGGATTCGTAACCCATCCTCCGGTATTCCCGGTCCTCCATTTCATGACGACGTTCGCGCTCCTCAAGCCTTCTTTCCCTTTCTTCCAGCTCGTTTTCGCGTTCTTCCATTTCCTTCATCTTCTCATGCATACCGTAATGATCATAAGGAGGAAGGAACCCATGTCCGTACTCCATGTACGTTCCATCAGCACGCCGGCTTCTGCCTCTGCCTCCACCTCGTCTGTCTTCTATCTCGTCATATCCAGGATATTCTCTGTGTCCTGAATTTAAATCATATACTATCATATTATACTTATTTCAAACGTTCTACAATTAACTTCTTTAAATCTTCGAATGAATCAGTAAGGTCATTCACCTTATTTTCTATACCAGCTATTTTACGATCCTGCTCTCTCGTTTGTTTGAATGCCGGATTGATGTCTTCTAATATAGATTCACAAGCCTCTATCTTGGCACGATGGGTATCTACGCTGTCTATTATGTCTTGACTGGTACTTTTTATAGCATTCAGTTCGTTCATAATCGGATCTATGCTGGTAGATAATGTTATACCCATAGCCTTAGCCACATTCTGGGATTCCGGAACCGTATAGGTCTTGGTTTCGCCAGTGAGCTCTACCGTCAGATCCACCACGCGGGTCTGCATCGCCTGATACTGACCCGGCTGAGGAGGAAGATACCTGGGTTCGGATACGGCTACTACCTTTCCCAATTCGTATTTAGGTACTGTATTAGTATCAAGGGTATGTACCTGAAACCCTTTCTTCAAATCTGAAAACATGATCAAAATATTATTTAGGTGAAAATAGGGTGATGATCTCCATCACCCTACTGAAATCATTTACCTGCTTTAACTTCAGACGCCTGGGCTGCCGCTACTGGAACACAGCAATCCATTAATCTTAACACGCCACGAACTTTATTGAAGTACAGAAGGCGTTCTGTGCCATTTACCATAGCAGCACCCGTTACAGCTACGTTAATAGGGTTCACGACATTCACTCCCGTAACCGAGCAACAGGTGTCGGCTCCTACTGTTGAAACTGTGCTGTTTGCCGGGACCGCAATCTGTACCGGTAGAGCACTTCCGGCTGTGGGGACTACTTGCCTTATCTTAAGAAGGATAAGACCCTCACACGGAAGGGCGATCCAAGCCCGTGGGTTAATACCGAAGATTGTATTTGTCGTACTGACAATAACATTCTTCGTAACCACCTCATACAACGATCCTATTTTAGAAACACAAGCCATATTAGCCTCCTTTCTTAATAAAATCAGACAGCAGCGTTGTTATTGCAACATCCGTTGTTACATCCACATCCGTTATTGTAGCAACCTCCTCCGAATACCTGTCCCCAAGAATAAGCCTGGTAAGGAGAACAAGAGGGGTAGGCTGGGACGGCCGTCGGGCGTAATTGACCAACGATATTCTGGGTTTGTTGCTGAGATAATGCCGAAGCTGTCAAAGCCGCTTTTTCTTCACGAAGTTGAGCAATAGTGTTCTGCATCTCCCTCATTTCCAACTGACAGAATTTGTCGTTGATCATAACGGTTTGAGCATCAAGTTTCGCAGACAAGATATTGAATTGGCTTGTAGCTTGCTCACGATTGTTAGCCAGACCTTGGTTGAGACCGTTCTGCAAGATATTGGTTTGTTCCAACGTGCGAAGCTGGTTGTCAAAACCTTGCTGAGTAATCATTCCCTGAGTCTGGCAAGTGCTTTGATTGATCAACGAACTCAGATTGCAGCAGCAAGAGCTGATTTGATTTCCTATTTCACAACCTTGTTGTTGAACTGCGTTGATAACAGCCTGAGAAGTCATACCTACCTGACCAGCTACTTTATCAATAGCACCCTGTACGTTGCAGATAGCACTCTGAAGTTGAGTAGTAGAACAGTTCAAAGCAGAAGCGATCTGATCTATAGCGCTACGATTACCTTGAATTGCCTGCATCAGAAGCTCACGACCGTAATCGTTATTCAACTGAGCGGGTAAACCATTGGCGCAACAATCACCACCATTTCCAAAACCGTTACCGAAGCCGCGTCCACCCCACAGCCAGAACAAAACAATTATCCAGAGCCACCAACCGTTAGCCCCACCGAAACCGTCCTGGTTATTACGACCGTTCATCAAAGCCGCCACCAGATTCGGATCCATTTTATTACCACCTATCAAATTAGCAAACATGCCGGGAATCATTGAAAGAAGACCGTTAGTGGCTGCACCACCACCGTTAGCCCCGGCTCCATCTAAAAGGACGATTTTATCACCACCCATAATTTATAGTATTTAATTGTTAAACATACGTGCATGAAGCACGTAACAAAGATCATGATTGTAGAGTGGAATACAGGTGTGTTTATTTCCTATAGAAGAGAAGTATTTTCAGCAAAAACGGAAGTATAATACACAATAATTAATTTTCCCCATTTAAGGTGAAAAACTGATAATCAGAAACTTACGCTTTTCCCATTTTGGGTAAAGCGCTGTAAATCAAACCAGGGCCCGCATCACTGCGAGCCCTGATCTCTAAACTAATATCATGAAAAAACTTAAATCTAAAAACTAAAGAATACACAAATGTATGAAAATGTACGCTTTTCACAAAGAATCTGTATCCTGTTCTTTTGTGTGATTCAAGACATGGGATATAGTTCTGATACTTAATCCGGTTTGATTTCGTATCAGATTATAAATATAGGATTTTGAAACTACAGTTCTTAATTGACCTAAATCATTCATAATGTTTTTATACATAAGATGAATGCTGTTATTACGTTTGATGGTACTGATTCTCATTTCCTACCGTTATTAGTTACGTTCTGTTCTTACCTTCCCTATTTTCTATAATCCCTTCCTGAAACTAATATTGCAAACTTAATAAAAATAATTCATAAACAACGAAAATCTAACTTTTCTTGTATGTTATTGATATACGTGCATATATAAGAAAAGTGAGACTTTCACAAGCCTCACTTCCCAAATTATAACTATGAAAAACTATATATATGTACAAAAATTACCTGCATTCTAATTTGTTAAGATCATCCAATTCAGACTTGCTTACGATCATATCTTGCGTCAGGCCAGATCTGTTTTGGTATGGAGCGTAATCGGTTTCTACCGTCTTAACCTTCTGAGTAGAATCGTATTTCACCTCCGATTCGGTTCCTGTCAGATTTTGGTAGATAGAGCCGGAACTACTTTCGCTTACTTTAGACCATATCTTATTACCTACTCTTATAAAATTATCATAAATACCTTCGGCTGTTATAACACCATCTTGCTCTACGATATTAGGACCCGATTTTTCTTTTAACAGATACGGGTGCCTGGTGTAAAAATAATGTTCAAAATCATTATCGGCATACGAAGGGTCATACCTATCCAAATAAAACAATTTTGATAAAGAAGGATCGGTGCTGGTCATGCTATAATCAAACAACATCAACCTGTCTTTTCCAGATAAAGATAATTCTATTGATTTCAAAATATCAGGATCATCAGAAATAAGACCCAAAGATGGACCAGATTTGAAGTCAAGATACTTATAGGCATTATCATATAATTTTGTTTTATGGAGTTTGTTGTCAAGGTAATATTGGTATAAATCGAATAAAGATAATGGGTTTTCGCTATCTTGTTTTTTGTTCATGTACCGACTAAATTCCCGATCCACATCCGCGTAAGAAACATCAAGTACCGCCGGGTGCCCAAACGCCATCCTGGTCATTATCATGTCCTCCGTGTTCTGAGAATCCATGAACGATCTGACGTATTTTTTAATGGAATCCATGAGCGTATTATTATCTACGTTCCGTACTTTCTCTTTATCCAAAACGCCGTTCTTAAAACAAGATTCAGGATATATTTTAGCAGGAAAGTGAGTTAGGTTGTGCTTGGCTAACACTGTTGATATTTGATACATCTCGTTAAGATCATCTTTGCTGATCCTTTGATATAGATTATCTCCTACCTTAAGCAATGAATGTTTCTCAAATGCCTCTACTGGGTCTATATCGGATTCAGAATAAACGATATTCAAATTATCCATATACTCCGGCAATAATCCAAAATAATAGTCTGTACTATCACCAAGAACATCATCGATAGAAGATGCCAGCGTTGGAGCATAATTTACATCATTATGCCTGGCCACATAAATATCAAGATCCAGCATCAAATTATCTATCTTATTCAAAGATTCTTCTGTGCCATCATAAGTTTCCGATGTCCCTATTATATCTATGCCAAACCACGTACAAGCCTCTTCTATATCCCATATCATGCTTCTTAAATCGGATTCGGTGTCGGCATTAACCCTATGTAAATAAGCTGATATACGAGCTCTTAGGAACTCTATTTTGCCAGGATTGTAATAAGACAGATCTTGTAGCTTAGACAAGGATCTTCTCTTGCCTTCTACCATATCATCCCCTTCTATGTTTATTACCGGAATCTTATTCGTAGATGAAAACTCATCAAACATAGATTCGGCAAATTCTTTATCAGAAACGAATTTCTCAACCAGTTCAGGGTATGAGTTTCTCAACGATTCAAAAGCAGATGAAAATTCAGAAAAGTTTTTTATGCCGGCTACTGTTTTACGCATAGCATAATAAAGCTCAGAAGGATTATATGGTACTTTTTTACCAAATTGGTTAAACACTCCCTTCTTGTAAACAATAGGACCATACTGATAGTCAACAGACATAAAATAATTATCCTTTTCCCTATCATGTTCGTTAATAGAACAATCTATTAACTTTCTCATGGAAGTCGAAACTTCATTTAAAACAGAAGGATCGGATAAAATACGACTTATTTCTGTTTCATCATACAAACCGGATCTCCTTAATTTCTGCTCATTCAGTATCAAACTGCCATCTACATAAAAATCGAAGAGGATAGCATTAGACAATGAAGACGCATTGAAAAAATAATGAGTAGACAAAAGGAAATCCCTTACATCCTTAATGTCCTGAGCCGTTAAAGGATCAGCAAAATAAGTCTGACGCTTCATATACGACAGCACGTCTTCTAAAAGAGGTTCGCCATTGGGATCGGTATTAAATATCTCCCCTGGAGCCGGGTTATTCCAATGACCGTAATACGACAAAAAACCAGGAGTGTAAGCCTTAGCCCATACCTGAAGAGCCCGCTCGCTGTTTCCTAATACTTTTAAAGCACTTTCGTAAAGAACGGAAGGCTCCCCGTTAGGAGCCTTAACCCGTTTTATTTCATTTTCCTTTTTTTCTATCTGACATTTGACACCCATAGTGATAAATATTTTAGACAAAGATAGTATAAAAATAGAAATTATGAAACTTCTATTTCATAATGCGAAGCCTTTGTCTCAACTATCAATCTTCCCTCTCCTTCGAACTCAACGCTATCATTTCCTGGACCAGTAACAAAAGGGAAATCAGATACGGATGTTACATAATCTCCAGAACCACCGGAGAAAGACTGACTTTTACTTTGTTTGTAATTGATAGTCAATTGTGTTTTACCTATCTGAAGAGTTCTAGATAAATTTTTAGTATAAGTAGTGGTAGTTGTAATACCCCCATTTTTATAACAATACATTATAAAGGTGGTAACTGGACTCTTTTTTATATTACTATCCGGACCTGCATGATAAGATTCATTTCCTCCAAATATGCTATAAATGTGACAATAAGGACCGACTCGTTTACTTGAAGTTTTAGCCTTATCCTCGACTCCTTTCAAAGATATAGTAACCTCACTCTTGTATTCAATATCCTTCCAATTACAGACTCCTTCACTTACGTTTCCAACAAACCTGTCATCAACATAAACCTCTATATTCCCCTGCTGATTGGTCTTCAACTGATACTGAACAAGACTTGAAACATCTTCGTATCTCCTTCTCATACTCAACACTCCTTATTTAACTCATTTATCGAATCCGAATTATCAGAACCTTCTACAAGATTCTTATTCCTATCTATCTCTTCCTGGCTCATGTTACTTATCATATTTTGTATTTTTCTACCAGATTGAAATAAAGAGCGGATGAATGCGCTGGAACTTATCTTAACTCCAAGATCTGGTTTTGCCCTAAATGCTTCACCGGTATTGATATTGTACATATCATATAATCCAGTGTTCATATAGAACTTATATACCCAATTTCCGCCGGCTTTCTCGTATCCTAACTTAGTAAGATCAGTCATACCCATTCCGAATCGGATTCCATTTCGAGCCATGATCTTATCAGGTATCTGTTCTACCTTTGCTGGAACCGCCTCGTAAGCTGCGTCGCCACCATACAAGAAAGACTGGACTGTTACTCTATGGACCTGGACCGGGCTTTCTTCGGATATCTGTTGCTCGTTTGATACTGATTTAGGTTTGGATATATGGATATAAGGTTCGTGCATAAAAGTTAATCCATATTCAACATCATAACCACGCACCTTATTTAAACTCCTTATGGCTTTAGTTGTATTGGAATGAGCTATAGTGTCTATACCGTATCTTGCTTCCATACGATCCAAAATAATATTAACATCATTGCCTTCCCCATAAACCTCTGCACCTTCTATAAGTTCCGTGACACCGGACATCTCAGAGAGCAACCAGCCTAATACCTCTTCCGGATTAGAGAACTTATACCCATTTTCATTGTAATTATCTATCCTTCCTTCTTTAAATCCAGGTAATTCGACATCTCCTTTAGTCTCTCCATCGCTTCCGGGTTGTCCTTCTCTTTTTCCATTACTCTCTTTATTGCCATCTTCCTCAGTGCGTACCGCACCGCCTTCTGTACTTCCTTCTTTTCCATCATTTAAAATATTATCTGATTCTGACTCTATAGACTCCACAACGGTATCATACCCTGGTATGCCGCTAAGGAAATCCGCTATGTTATTCAAAAACTCTATTTTTTCCTCGTTTGTCATATTAAGACTTTCCACGGGCTCCCATATAGCAGGCAAGTTATTTGATTTTATTGCAGTAGAAACATCTTCTACAGTTTGATTATCCACCGTAGGCAAAACTTTAGAAACCAGACTATTAATATCAGATTCCATTTTTTCTACTTCCTCTTTTGTGCCATATTCTTTTAGGGTATCCATGCCATTGACTCTAAGAGAATAATTCAAAGCCTTACTCGGAACAAAATTAATATATTTCAAAAAGTTTTTCAACTCTGATATAATTTGTTCGTCAGATCTTGGCCCAACATAATCAACCACCACCTGATCTGTTTGAGAACGAAGCCAAGAAACGTATTCATTTAAGGTCTTACCACCTTTACTGGAAGGAGTGGATATTTTATCACCTACTGTTCCTTTAGGTTCTAATCCCATTTCCTCCTTAAGACTTTTAGGATTACCTCTCTCACGAAGAAACCTCAAGTCACCTCCTACAATCTTCCTTGCTATAAAATCAAAAATATTAGCATAAGGCGGCAATCCTTCTTTTTCTATATGAGATTCTATTTCGTTTAACATAAGAGAGAAGTTTTTCCTGGAGGTACGCTTCTTGCCAGGTAAAGACTGCGTAGCTTGTGCCGCAGGAGCCGGTTGAGCCGGTGGCGCCGGCTGAGTCTCCCGGACAACCCCTTCCTCTGGCATTTCCTCTTCGTAACCTTCCACGTCTTCCTTAGAAGTAACGGTCTTACCCTCATCAGAGAAAGGAAGATCGTCCTCTATAAGTGATTTAGGTCTGGAAGATGATTTACCAAACTGGATCCTGATCTTAGGAGCAACAAACATCTCACCTTCAAAATCTATTCCAGATTCTACTTCAGACGTCACAATGTCTTTAACACTCCTACTTCCATCTTCTACCCACTTAACAACATCAGGAACCGTAGATAATTTTTCTATAGCCTCACGAGCTTTTCTAAGCCCTGAAATAGGATTCAAGTACGATACTTGATACGAAGCCGGATCAAGACCTAACTTGGTTAGATACGCATTAAGATCTTGTATATCATCTTGACCCATCTGTAACAATTCAGAATCACCAGATTCAAGCAGCATATCTATAAAAGACATCCATTTCTGCCCTTCCTCTGATTCTACAGAACGTAGACTAACCGGGAAAAGATAATTAAGACCGTTTTTACCCTTGATAACAACTACCGGAACTCTTATATTTTTGTAATTATTCCCCTTGTCATTTAATATAGAATAAGCAAATGGGAATCCTGTGTATTTAGATCCGTTCTTAAGCACGACTTTGCCATTTAATACATATCCGACATCAGATACTTTTTCAGCACCTTTTTCGGTAATAGGGAGATTTTCTATCTGGCCATATCCTTGACCGTTCACCTTCATGTTAAACACCGGTCTTCCGGGAAGAGTCTGGGCAACAACATGCGTGCCGACGCTGATGGTAGCCGACCGACCAGCATCTTTCTTCCACTTGTTAAAAGCCGTTCTTCTTATTTTACTTATACCATCTATGCCCCCTGTGTCAGCTTTTACAACAGAAACGAATCTGTTCCCACTCATGACCTTGATAACCATATTGGATACCAGCTTATTTTCAGCAGATTCTATTCTTTTTTTATCACCGGACTGAACAGCATCATTGTATTCGGCAAAAAGAGACTGATTATAGGTATCATTTGCATCTATCTCAAGATTAACCTTATCTCCTTTCCTCAAAGAAGATAATGCTTCCTGATCTATTTTATCTACTTCATTCTCTCCGAATCCAACACCTGTTCTGTACGGAACCAATTCGTCTGAATCAAGACGCTTATAAACCAAAGAATATGAATTACCCACGTCCTGAATAGACACATCTGTGTAACGGTTAAGAACACGAGCCGATTCTTTGTCTATAGACCATCTCGCATGATAAGGCAGTTCAATTATAGTAGCCGTTTCTCCACCTATGTTAAGAGAATACCTTTTAGTACCATTAGCGTTCGTTTCAGAGCTTATTTGAATAGGAACCAATGATTTTATAGAAGATATAAATTTATCGGCTCTAAGACCTGCAATTTCATACCTTTCATTGCCGTCATTGGAGATTCTTCTTACCATCAACGTCTCTGGATTCTGGGCGCTATCTATATTGGCTCCCGGCGTATTATCAGATTCGTCTAATTCATTTACAAGAGAATCTATATTAGCATCATCCTCCCCAAAATTACTTAACGTAGATTCGGAAATACGACCTTTATCAATAATCCTGTTTTGTTCGATATAAGGAAGGAGATCCGTGATGTTTCCAACCTGGCCAAGATCTTCTATGGTAAATACCGAATCGGCAAGCTTATCTTCGTCAACTTTCTCCCCTTTGTCCCGTCTGTTCATTATATCAACATACGAAGAAATAGCATCATCAAGTTCCTTCCTTTGATCTGGTTCCAAATTGGATTTAGCCATATCAATAATAGCTTTATTATCCTCATACACAGATCTCGGACTTGTAAGCCTATCAGCCTTTTCAGATAATGATTTTATGAGATTAACGGGACTGTCACCCAAAGACGATACATAATCATCAAAATCTTGTTTGTATTTATCATACACATCTTTTTCTCTCTCAGTAAGAAGATCGGCATTACCTGTATATAGTTTATCAATTATAGACTGCCTTACGGCCGGAACCATAATAGGATTATCCATAGCAGCCTCATAATCTTCATCCGATACAGACTCCGTAAGCGGTGACTCTTTTATATCATCTTCTGCTTCCTTCATCCTATCTTCCCTTACTTTATCAAGAGCATGCATAAAAGCCTTGATAGTCCAAGCTTCGTCTTCCGAAATCTTACCTTCTGACACAGCTTGATCTACTACCTCATCAGTGTCATATTCACCAACTTTATTAGACTCTGCAAAATCAGGAACCTTGTCATCCCCTTTATAAGGAGTAGACCATAGAGAAGACAGCGCTTTTGAAAACCCCCTGTTTTCCTCAGCTAAGAATCTTTTATCAAGCATCTTAGACAAGAAGTTATTCATATTCCTATAGTCCATCAAACTTCTTCGGTATTCATTTACCAAGGATCTCATGGCTTTGTCTTTGGCTGTAAACTTCTTTTCCTGTCTTGATTTTACATTAAAATAATCATCAAAAGCCACAAGCGTATCATAGGCTTCTATCACATCTTGTGAACTTATGGGAGAAAGAGGAGATGATAAAACAGATTCGGTTTTACTTACCAGCTCTTCTATCGAAAACTCTTTTCCTATTAACGTTGATAACTCAGACAACGAATTGTTGTAATTGGTTCTAAGGCTTTCCAATTCTTTGGTTTTTCGTTGTATGGATTCAGCTTGTGGATCTTTCCCTTCTACGTTGCGAGGGCGGGTAGCAAGATCTTCTATTTCGGATTCAAGTTCTTCTATTCTTGACCGTATGCCACGGATAGCCATCGCCCGCTCCCTTGCCCTGTCCGACAGCCGGGAGAACGTACTTAGAGCATCCGCCACGCGAGGCTGCCCCGAAAGCGTTTCTATGACAGAAGCTATGTCTTTCATTCTTGATTCCGATTGAAGACCAAGAAAAGCATTACGAGCCACGTATTTCCTAAACTCAATCTTAGAATCATCACCTATAAGATCTTCGGCAAAACTCTGGGCAGATCTGAAATCCGAAAGACGATTATTATAATTATCAATAATAGAGTCCTTGTATTTCTTTGCCTCTTCCAAAGACATTCCATTAGCTTCGGCTATTTCCGAAATAGGCATCATATCAATCATCTGCCGGAAATTTTCAGCCGAATCCTCTAAGGTTCCCATTTGGTTGTCAATAGACATCTTTTCAAACATAGCATCATCAAGCTCCTTACCAGTCATAGACTGGGCATCGGAACGAACTTGAGGCCCTAAACTCATTGATTTTTTCAACGTATTCAAAGCCGCCGTGTTAAGATTAGAAGATGCTTTGTTATATTCATTCACTTGCCTTTCCAGCAAGATCTGACTATTACTATACTCTTTCACCCCAAAGAAGCCTTCTCTCATACCAAACAAAAAACCGATAATAGCACCGATTCCTATTTCAGTCCATCCTTCTTTAGACGTATATTGCTTTTTAAATCCTTCAGAAATAGCATCAAGAACATCAACGGCTCCGTTCATGGCGACATTATCATATCTTGACTTAACATATTCCTCAGCCGTATTCTGAACAGCACCTTGAGATCCTTCTTCCCATAAGCCTTCAGATACCGGTCTTTTCATGATATTGAAAACATTGCCTGCTATCTTCTGTCCTATATTGGGATTGGTTATTTTAATAGCCATCTCTCCCGGCTTCGCAACTTCCGTCCCTAATCCAAATAAATGCTTGTTGAGCCTCTTTTCCAACCCTGGTATAGCCTTGCCTCCTGACCCTATATACTTACCAAAAAGAAGCCAGTTAGATAATCCTAGGATACCCATATTGGCGGCAAATATAGCACTACCTACATCAGCATTAGAATTACGAAAAACAGCCATTTCCTCTGCATTGGGATCACGACCATAAATCTTACGATAATAATCCTTGAAATCAGACTCAGATTGCTTCATAAAAAAATTTGCTTCAACCGATGACTCGAATCCGGCACTGGTAGCCAACAACGTCATGGTCTTAGCCGCCTCCCCTACATTTCTTCCGGTAGCAACTCCTTTTCTTACATAGTCGTTAAACACGCTTTTAAGGCTTCCTATGCCCCTATTGGCAGCTTGCCTTGCTGCTAACTTAGCTCCGATTCTTCCACCTAATTTAGCGCCTATATTACCCAATGATCCAACTCCAAGTCTTCCGGTCATGTACACTGATATCATGGCTCCTACGGTAAAAGACATACCATTACCAAGGACGTCATTCCACAAGAAATTACCGGTATCCTTAAAAAGCTTCTGACCAAAATTATAATCTTCTACCTCTTTCTTGTAATAATGGGGAAGAAGCATGTCTATTTGCTGGTCAAGATCACCTACAAACTTATCCATGTTAGTGTTTAACGCAGCTTTGTAACTTCCCTCAGATGCCATATTGATAAGTTTGTCAGGCAATGACACAACTCCTTGTGCACCGTACAATGCGGATTTTAAAGCGAATTTGCCTACACCATTCCAAAACTTACTCCATCCGCTCTGTCTCCTGGCATAATAATCTTCATTGTTTATACCCGGAATATAGTTAGAATATTTTGTACGCCATACCCCATCATTACCCATCTGATGACTTTCACGGATACTTACCTTCGGTCCATAGGGATTAAGAGGCGGCGGGGCAGGTGTAGCCCCCCTGTAGCTGTTACGAGCCAGTGCCTCTGAGTAGCTGTTGCTTATCTCCTTGGCTATATACGGTTCTTCGTATTCGGCAGCAGCTATCCTTGATGCGTAATCCGGAAATTTAGGTTGGGCATACACACCTTCACCAGGCATATAATTAGGAACCAGAGGCGTTGTCGTCTCTGGTAATGTAGCCGGAGTGTAATTCTCTTCTTCGGCTAATTTCCTTTGCCTTGCCACATCTTCGTAAGTGGTTTTAGCAGCAGGATTATATCTATCTATATTATTGTCAGCCATAAATTTTCTGCAAAAAATCGTTCAACTTACTAAACTTGTCATTCATATTGGGCGTGATATTTATTCCTCTCATATACGGATCCCTCATCTGATCAAGACGTTCTTGAACAGCCTCCTTCACGTATTTTACAAAGAAGTACTGAGGACACTTCTGGTGAATGCTATTCCAGTAATCCGCATACTCATCATTACCTGGATCCAAAGGAACAAAATCCGAGAACAACAATGCAGGATTTTTAGAATTTTTAGTCCTTTTGTCATAGAAATTGACCGCTACCTCTCTTGAACCCCTGTCATCCATTCCCTCCAACTGAACTGATATGTTATCAGACATGTCAATAAAATTATCAACAAGGGTTTTAACAACATTCATTTCTTCTGGCTTAAGGTAAGAACCATGAACCTTTACTATATCATAAAGATCATTCTTAACATCAGCCTTAGAAGCCAAACGGGGAAGACCATTACGTATAAGATACTTATCATAAGAATAACCTTCCTTCTTTCCGGTATCTACAAAATCACAGGTTCCAAAACTTGATTTGTAACCATCCACCGGATAATTACGCTCCTCGACCGAAGGATCTATACCCGCCTTAAGAAGCTCGTCATTCGTAATCTCAACCCTTTCTGTAACATAAGAATTTTTACCGGAACCTACTTGAGCAGTCAAGAATCTTCTAACAGTGCCATTATCTATCTCGGCATCCATATTAATGGCATTAATAGCAGTAGGATCCAGATTATTTACCTTTCCTGCCATGTAACCAGACAATCTTCTAAACTGAGCCTTCTGCAAAGACTTTTCCGGTGAATCGGCATTCCAATTGTATCTTTTGTAAGAATCAAGGTAATGATACTGAGATAACTTATCAGAAATCTGATCAGGAGATACAGACATTTTTATCTCATCCTGCATCTGACCTGCTATCATATCAGACACTCTACTGTTTTTCTCAGCATATCTTAGCTGGGTAATAGTTAATGGTTCACCTTCCTGATAATCTTTTAAATCTATATCACCATCCTTATCTATGGTCATATAATCTGATATATTAAAATCAGGATCGCCGTTGAGTTTCTTCATTCCATTAATAAGAGCCAATGTACCAGTAGAAGAACCATTATTCTCGCTTGTAATAGCATCAGATATGTTTTTCCCCAACTTGCCGGCACTCGCCTTAGCTCCTAATGACGGAGATGTAGCACTAAGAATATCTATTCCTCTTGAAGGGTCCATCATGTATTCTCTGAACCATACGGCATCAGATACACCAGTTGTTATGGCTGTGGCGAGCAGGAAGGCTCCAGCCTTATCATCTGTATCGGTAAGATTTATAAAAGAATTTCCTTTCATAAACTTAGCATTACGAACTTTACTGATAATATCCTTATTTTTTTTAGTAACTATATTATCTATTTGATAATCAGTTATGTTATTTATAGCCTTTGTAGCTCCATTTGCCTTAGAATCAGAAAGAAGTAAAGCATCATAAGCTTCAGACAATCTGTTATTTCCTTGTCCAAAATATCCGTTTTTCTGACCTCCATTATTTTTTAAATAAGAATATATCCGTTCTTCAGGAGTCATATTAGCATACAATCCTGGGTCAGTTTTTTCTTCTTCGTATGATGCTGCAACGATATTACTTCTGTCTGTAGGAGATAATGAATTATATAATTTCAATAAATTTGCTCTACGCTCTGTGGAAGAAGATGTGAGTTGTTCATAAGGGATATTAGCCAAATTAACAGATCCTATCTTACCCGTTCCAGAATTGATAGCCGTAGGCCCGTCCATAGGAGCCATCGGCACTCCTACACCGCCTGCTCCTCTTGTGCCTCCGGATGAGCTTTCAGTGCCCATCTTGGAACCGTAAGTACGCATGTATTCGGTTTCAATCTTAGCCTGTGCAAGTTGCTCTTTTGCCAACGATATTTCAACCATAGACTTAGCATTATCAGTCAAAAACTTTTGCTGAGCCCTATCCTCTGCCAACCTTGCAAAATAAAGATCATCTTTCTTCCTTTCAAAACTTGTATTGTCGTATCTCCATGCATCAGTCATCTTATCGAAAAGATTATTGGTAACAACAAAATTAGCAGCCGCTACCGGATCTGATGAAGCTATTATCATATCTGCCTCCCTCTTGGCTTCTGCTTTCTGATTTTTAGCTTCCTGTATCTGACTGTCAATACGATCAATAATATCCTTATTATCCCCTACTGATTTCTTTTTTGCTTCCAATGCTCCTATGTGCCTATCGTATCTTTCGACATAAGACCCAATGTATTGACTAACCAAATCCGGATTACTGAACACCGGATTGGTAGCTGCCATGTATGATGCTTCTATTCTCATCTGATTCCTCATGTTTTCAGATAAGTTAGCAGACACAAAATTCCTTATCTGGGAATCAGTAAGCTCATCTACGTTGACTTCTATGATTCCACCAGTAGGATTACCTTTAACATCATATTCTGTTGTCTGAATCTTCTTGCCTTCGTTGTTTTTCCTAAAATCACTGACCAGCTTATTTATCTCCTTAGTATAATCGACATAAGGAGAATAATGAAGACCTCCCAACCTTGATCCTGCTTTACCATCTGACCTCCATTTGTAATAAGGGTCCAAAGCATGCCATTCATTAATAGGAGAATAAAGTTCAGGATGATTCTGTTTTATAGATTCTATTTCCTTCATAACCCTCTTGCCTTCTTTTGTGCCGGCAATCGCGTTAATGACCGTATCATCTAACACCGAACTTATCTCTCCTTGTATGGCTCTCGTAACACCATCAGAAGAAAGATCCACGCCTTTGAATTTTTGATTGATGTTAGCAATCACACCTGACATCTTATCTTCCATATAAGCGCGGGCTTCAGGCTTATCTATCTCTTGACCCATAAGATAATCTACCTGGGTATAGATCTTTTCACGAGCAGCATCAACCTTCTGCTGTTTGTACATCATGACGTCCTTAACAAGATCTATGTTGTAAGGACTAACATACGGGGCATATTGCCTTAAAATACTATACTGTGAAGCCACTATTTGGTCCTCCTTCTTCTTTTAATTTCATCATCTTCTTCATTTAAACTTCTCAAGTAAGGTGTGGAATAATCACCCATATTCATCACATCCTGATTACCTTGAACGTAAATAATTTGACCACTTGGAAGCATTCTCATATTTGGAGCTATGGAAGCTATGGTATTCAACGATGTACGAACATTGAACTTATTCTGTATCTCGCTGTTTATACTATCATAATAACGAGCAAGATTTTCATCCCTTATAGCCATAGCCTTCAATAATCCAGATTCATAACGTTGCCTTTCCGCTATGTTCTTATCGTCTGTCTGAACATAAGCCATTTCATTGAATCTATCAGCTTCGTTTATTTGCCTTGCGTTATTGAAATTTACTTCGTTAATGTACTTGGCTATATTGCTTCCGGCTATGGCGTTCATATTAGCCAGAATAGCGGAGCGCTGGGAGTCGGGCACGTCACCTACTGCGTCCAACTGAGCCGATGTCGCGCGGTTGAGCTCGTTGATATACTGATCAGCAGATTGCAGAACAGGATCTATTCTCGGAGCCTGATGCCTTTCCAATCCCTCTATCTCTAATCCGGTATCAAGCATCCTCAACATCTCAGGGAATATAGGACCTGATAAAGCAGGATTGACACCTTTTCTTCCTTTTGTATCATCTTCTTCCTCAGCTTCCGTTTCTACAGTAGTATTAATAACAGGATTTTCTTTCTTCACTTCTATCCTGCCTGGAGAACCTGGGTTGGGAGATTTAGCGCCGGTTCCTACAGGTTTAGCTTCTATAGGTTTTGATGCCGGATTTACGGCTTCTAAAACAAAGTCTGTTTCTAACATCAAACCGCTATCTTTTAAAGCAGCAAACTTATTATAATCGGCACCCAGAATCTTCTTAGCTGCATCAGATTTATCACCAAATAAGTCAACATAATTCTTTATCCCTTTTTCGTTCAACAATCTCTTTTGTTCAGGAGTAACTACATCCAATCCATAAAATGATCTGGTTGCCGTAGTTTGCCCAAATTTGTCATCTACGGCAAATGAGTTATATGCCGATTTACTTCCTTGGTCGTACTTACCAGCATCTTCTCCCCAAAATCCGTATTCGTCTCTAAATTTCTTGGCTTTTTCGGCATTGGCTATAGCACCTGATTCTGCCAAAGCCCATAGGTTGTTTAGTTGGCTATTGTATCCAGTCTGGAATCCTTCTGTATTAAAATCTCCATCCGTATTGTATTTATTAGCCCAACGGTTAATATCAAGCAAATTAGAAATAGCTTTGTTGTTTACCCTACCATAACCGGAACTGCTTCTGTGTTGCAGATTTTGATTAGAATTTACACCAGAATCAGGATTAAGGATCTGCTCTCTGTCTGCAACATCTACTATAGACATATTAAGAGCACGTCCAAACTGCTTCATTAAAAGCTGCTGTACTTTCTTACCCCACTCTATTTGCTCTTTGGTAGGGCCGCCTTCAGCCATTTTCCTAACTCTCTTTACATACTCATCGTATATCCAATTTTTAGCATCAGATTCAGATACGTTAAGAGCCTTAGCCTGCTTTCTTACGGCATTTAAATCAACCTTTCCGCCATCTCTAAAGAAAGCATCTATCTTTTCTTGGCGCTTGGATTCCTCTTGTTTGTTATAGACAATATCAGCAAAAGACCTGAATTGCACCTCAAGTTCGTCTATTTCCTTTTGATTATCATTTACGTACTTGGAAAGAATAGACTTATTCAACTCAGAAGTATTTTTATCCTTAACATCCTTATTCTTTTCCAGCCTCTTGAAAACACGTTCCTGATCATCATACTTTTCGGACAATCCTATTTTTTTCTTGTACCTATCAAGAAGCGTAGCATATGTATCTTTTTCCGTAGCTCTAATGCCATAATTTTCCCTTACGTAAGAAGCAAAATCATCATCAATAGTACGGTAATCTGAAATAATATGAGCTTCTGGCAAATCAACGGGAGTGCCGCCGTCTTCATGCCTGTTACCTTTTGCCTCCATAGGACCAACATCATCCTGAGTCGAAACATATTCTCCTTTTTCTATCTCAACATTAGCATTATCCTCCATAGATTTAGGAAGAGGGTAAATGTATTCTCCTGTCAAATCGGAAGAATCTATTCTCTGTCCATTTCCGAGGTTAACACCACCGCCTTCACGTTCCCATCGGATAAACTGCTGCCGGCGCTCTTTTTCGAGCTTTTCCCTCGCCGCCTGCTCGTCTCTGCTGGCTGCATACGCAGCAGATGAAGCTCCCATGATATTACGAGTAAGACCTAATCCTAAACTAACACCGGACAAGGCAGCTTGAGCCACATTAGCACCGACCTTATTACCGGCTCTTATCCGACCAAGACTTGTACCGAACATTTGAGCTCTGCCGGTTAGATCAGGTGAATAATATGGGGTAGTCATAGGATCAAGAGGATTACCATCTTGGGAACGTTTTTCTTTAGAGGAATCAGCATCAACACCACCTAAATTCATTGCATTATCAACGACTGATTTCTCTACGTTTTTAACCATGCCCCTATTATCAGCGAGATATCCTGCATATCCTGCATCATGATTTTCAAAAAACGGATCGGATGTAGGCATACTACTAAATGGATTTATCTCCCCCTCCTCTGTTTCTAAAGTCACATCAGAAGGCATATATATATTCTGAATATCAGATTCACCCCATTTATTAACAGGCGTTCCATAATCAAGAATAGGCTGAGTAGAGGATACATTAATATCCTGTCTCTTATCCTGAACACTACCGCCAGGAGCGAATATCGGACGATTTTTTATGATTCGTAATCTCATACTATCTTTTTTCACAAAGATAAGAGAAACGAACGAGAAAATCCAACGTTATGGGATACGTTTAAAAATCAATCATGTACGGCAGACAAACCGCCCGAATCAGGGTCGTACTTAAGACCGCATGCCCGGCGATAGTTCTTAAGCGCTCTCCTATACAAAAACAGCACTGTCTTGGAAACTATTTTCTTCATAGATTTGGTTAAAACCTCTTCTGTTGAAACAGACATCAGACAGCTATTCAAGAACGACCTGACATTGAAGCCAAACAAGATCTTCACCATTTTTCTAAACGTTCTAAAAAGATATGATGCCGAAAGAGCCTTTAATCCATTGCGAGCCAATCTCTTATTTAAATACGAAACAGCCTTGTCGGATAGACATATCCTATTTTTTCCTTGACTGTCCACCTCTGACGAAAACCACGAATATAAAGTGGTAGGATGTTTCTTAAGGTGATTAATGAAAGAAGTCATTATCCCTTCTTTTAAAGCCCTTTTATGGGCTACGCATGCAGCAATCTTCTCTTCTCTTTTCAAAGAGCTGTCAAGGCATCTAAACACCGTCCTATCGTCTCCGATGAAATACTGAGGACGTTCTTCCTTAAACTTAGCCCGATAAGCGGCATATCCTTCCTTACGAAGCATATCTATCTGAGACCGGATATAGAACCTTACACACTTTTCTTCAGCCTCTTGCACGCTTTTAAGATAAGGAACTGACTTTCTCCCATATCGAAGATAATCATAAACCATAGCCTCAATAAAGTCATTGTACGGAAAGAATCTTCCAAATCCAAAGTTCCAAACTATGAAACATCGCACTCTATCTTTCCAGTAATCAGATATGAGAAAATTACTACAATATCTCAACTTCCTGTTTTTCTGATAGAAATGATGAGTATGTTTGTCATAAAATAGATTAAAATATCTCAAATTGCCTAAACACTGACCGGCTGGACGGCGTACTACATTGTACCCTAAGTTGCTGAAGCTATTGTATATAACTTCTATCGGAGAGACAAGCTCTTTCTTGAAGAGCTTGTCGTGTAACTTGTGAGGATTCATTATTTCAGTTATTTTTGTCTCCATATTGTTTTTGTTGTTTAGTGCAAATATATGATTTTATATAAAAAGAAGAAAATGCACTGCCTTGTATCCGGTTTGAGAGAAATAGGATACAAGGTTTTTTATTTTATGACGGTTTGGATAAGAGACAGGAAAACGACTCTGAACGTAACCGGCTGACCGTCAGTGGTGGGACAACAAATCTTGAATTAAAACTACGCCTATGAATAGTCTCCGTTTTCCTTAATATTAAGACCATTTTCAATGATCTTACTCATTATATTATTTATATTATTTTATATACTTTACCATTTATTCATATAATTGTTTACAGTGAATGAACTTAACGACCGAAGGGAGTTAAGTGAGTGAACGGATTGACAAATTATTTTTTCCGTCATCGTATTGTTCGCCTAATTGTGTGAAAAGATTGAGTATCGTGACCGAAGGGAACGATGCGAAAGAACATATAACATTTAAAAAACGACTGAACCTATCTACCGAAGGGAGATAGGTGATGGAGTGACATTAATAGTTATATTAAGTAGCCAGTGGAGAATTAGGCAGGTAGTAGGCGAGACGGGCTCCCATGCCCGTCAGGACAGTGGAGGTACGTAGGTCTGTTCTGTTAAACCAAGGCGATGATAGTTCCATCCTTCACGAAATCGCACAAAAAAGCCGGATTATCTTGATATCGTTCTTCAACCTTCGGTATCCGCATAACGAGTCTCAAATCCGGCTTCGCTTTATTAATATGAGAAATAAAACAATCTTGTTCTAATTATCAGTGACGCCTTTAATGCGAAGTTGTATATTGGGAAGCACGGCATTAATCAAAGCCATTTTCTTATCCTCTTCGCTTTCTTTTTGATGCTGTCTATACATCATGCTGTAATCAATGTCATCACCATCCTTTTTCCCGTCTAACGTCAGTAAATGATTTATGATGTCTTTACCATACGTTTCAGTCCATGTACGGAATCTCTCTTCCTCGGACTGTCCCTCCTGGGACTGGGCTTCCGGGTTAGGGAGGGCGGCTGCCACTTCTACCTCTGGAAGTGTTACCAATGCTGCTATTTCTCCATCATCTCCGAATCCCATTTGACCATACAAAGATACGGAATTTTCTTCAATTTCCAAACCAAGATTTTTAGCAACTTCCATAGCATAGTCATAACGGTCATCATTTCTTATAACACTCTTATGAGGACGTCCTGCTCCTTGGTTCCAAGCTACTACAGCATCCTTAAGGTTATCGGCGTTCATAAAATCCTGCCGGCTGTAGTTGTAATACCCTGGTCCTTCTTTTCCTTTTCTTGTGTATAAGAAATTAGAATATCCGGTTTTCCCTTCGTATTCGTCAGCCAAGAACTCAAGTTGGTCTTTGAATGTGGGTGTAGAATGTCCTTTCTTTTTGGCGTGCTTGAATAGCTTATCCATGCGTTCGTTGTGCCATTGCTGTATGCCGTATGACGTTCTGTTGTCTCCGTATATGTCATCTTTAAGGCCGGATTCAGCCATGAGGTTACCTATGATGGCGAGCGCCTGTATCTTGGACATGCCGCGCTTATTAGTAAAGTATTCATATGCTTCACGCTGCTTGCCAACTACGCCACCTTCCTTCTTGATGTTGGTATTGTATCTCTTTCCATTCCATGTAAATTCCTTAAGACCTCTTTTCCTGGCTTCTTTAAAGGCTTCACCTCTTGTAGTGGAAATAGAGTCTTGTAGCTCAAGATCATTTTTTATTCCAAGAATAGCATCAACAATAGTATTATCATTTTTATCAACATTATCCAAAACATAAGATTGACTTATTAAATTTGATACGCTTTTTCTATTTTTATAAGTTCCTTCTTTATCTGATGGAGCTTCAAAAGCATACACAAGTGGATACGAATAATCCGTATCTGGATCTTCTGACATAAATTCGCTTACTCCATGAATGGCTTTATTGTATTTAGTATCCTTTATACTATACATCCCAGCATCTTGAACATGATCATAAAATCTGTCTATCATGTAATTGATATATCCACGCTTATCCCCCTTAAATCGCTCTTTATCTTTCTCAAACTCTTTGGGTGGATATCTTTTATCGGATTCTTGGAAAAGTCCCTTAAACCCTCCATAATCAGATACGGCATAGGGATTACCACCAGATTCTTCAATAATATTTCCAAGTACGGCTTCTATCTGGCGTTGATTGAAACCTTTATCATATAAAGCATCATAGATCATATTCATTCCATCTACGTCCATAGTGCGGTGCGTACCCTTACCCACGCGCTTCATATTTTCATATTTGGATTTGAATAAATCCCAATCTATTTCCGGCTTAGAAGAATCCCCTCCTTGTTTTTTAGATCTTATCTTCATTTTTTTATCCAGATCATTCTTGGAATCAATGGCGGATTTCAACAAAACCTTGTTTGGATCATTCTCTTCATATGGATTCTTATCTTCTACATAATCCAGAATATCAAACGGGTATCCTATTGTATCAAGAATCTTAGTAACAATCCCTACACCAAGAGGTTGATCGCTTCTATAAAAATCATACTTATCTTTTACGACCATCCTACCTCTATCATCACGGTACATAGTGAAACTTGATAAGCCTGATAAATCATTTAAATCGCCGTAAGCATCTGGTATAAAATTGTATTCGTTAAATACCTGATGTTCTCCAGTTCTGGCTTTTTTTAAGAGATCTATTCCCTCTTCCACCATTCCAAGTTTCCTACTTGTTACATCCCTTAACTCCTCCAAATCAGATACGTCCTTGCCTGCAACTTTTCCATCAATTATCTTATTATCTAAGGAATCAAGCTCCCTTCCATATTTTTTAGTCATTTTCTCCCACCCACCATTTATCCTGTCAGATATAATGGATTTGATATTGTCTGGTATTCTGACAATCCCATTTTCTTCTTTCAGATTATTTGGTTGGTTTAAGAATCTAAACCAAAGATTCTGACTAAAATCATCTACATTGGCTTTCGGAACATCTTGACCAAAAAATTCCATTATTTTGGTTTTTAATCCTCTTTCATTAGCATACACGTCAGGTGTTATATTAGATGCCAGATATTCTCTAAGTTTTACAAACGGACCAATTTTACTCCATAATGTTTTTGGTTGTTTGTCTCTTACATAATTTTTAGTCTTCTTTGCCATTTTTTTCTTCCTCCTTCTTAAATTTGTGGTAAGCACCACAAACCTTATCAACTAACCATCCCATCAGACAGGCGGCATGCTCATCTCCTCCGACTTCAAAACCGTAATCCATATTAAGATACTTACAATAAATAGAAAGACCGTGCAGGCATTCGTGTCCTATGGTTCTAACATCCATATCAGATAGTGAATGAAATAAGAAACATATTTCTTTCCTGTGATTGGTTCGGTTTCCTACGAAAATAGTTCTGCCACCATAATCATCAGTCCACCCCTCCCAGCTCTGATCTTCTACTTCCAGGTTGGCGAACGTCTTAACTATATACTCTTCATCTGCTCCAAGCAATACCCTTACATTATAGGGGTATATATCATTTTTATATAATACTTGTTTCATAACAAACTGTTTTTCAACAAAGGTAAATAAAAAAGCCGAAGATATACTCACGTACTTCTTCGGCTATACCTTTAAAGCTAAAACTTGTTTACTATGGAAATTACAATTGAAGCAAAATCAATGATTATATTTTTATTTTCTTAATTTCTTCAATCATATTCTTATATCCGCAGAACTTGCTGTTAATAACATCGAAGATAGATTCTGACCAGCCAGCTATGTTCAAGATATTAGATCCTCTGTAAAACATCTCACTTCCATATCCTTGAATAGAAATAGAAACGATCTTGCAATTTGGATTCACTTTCTTGAATCCTTTCAAAAGTTCGGCGAATTTACCATATTCATAATTGGAACTTTTCTCCCATACAATAGATTCGCCATCTCCTATCTGCATATCTGAAATAACGTACAAGTTATCTACTTTGATCTTATCTTTAACGCACTTTTCCAAGAATGCAAAAAGACCGTTTTCGGTAGCACCACCGCATTCTCCTCCGGCAGTAAAAGATTTTTTGTTGTTCCACAAAACACCTCTGCTTCTATCATATTCGTAATTGATAAGTTTGTCACCAAACATACCAATAAATACGTCAGGAAGCACAGAAGCAATCATACAGCCAAACAAGTTACCAATGACAGCCGTATTTATTTTGCTAAAGGCAGACACTTCAGAAGACCCTCCCATATCTCCACGTACAGAGCCAGAGTGGTCAATCAGGATAGCCGACCGCCCCTCCAATACCGGCAGGTTCTTGCAGGAGATGGTTATGGCTTTCTCCAACGCATCTAAAATCTTATCTTTGTTACGCGCTGTTAATTTAGCACGTTTTTTATCCGACTCAAATACAATATCATTTTCGGAATCATCAGTGCCTATATTTTCAACCTCTTTGAAAGCTGAAGCAAAACGGAAAGGAAGCATCTTCGAATTAAGCACCTTCTCTTCTATTGTAAGCTGCCTACAAACTTCATCTATTTGATCAGGCGCGTATTTGATTATGTTTACAAGGTTACGAACCATATTAAAAATAGGCATACCTTTTACATTAGAAACCACGTCCCGAATAGCGTCACCTAAAGCTTCTTTCTTTTCCTTATTGTCTTTCTTGTCCTGTCCGGCTTTAGACATTTCTTTTTCAAGAATCTTGCTTTCGTATAATCCAGACAAAGACCGACCTTCTATAAGGTACTGGAAAGCCGTTTTGTTAGCCTGATTGCCTTTAGGGTGAAATAAGTTTACTAAGTCAACCATAGTAATGACCCTACTGTCCATCTTATACTTATCAATCCGATACGGATCAAGACCTTCCAAAGCCGTCTTAAATCCTTTCTTAATAGCGCTGGATATTCCTCTTAACTTCTTTGGATTTTTGTCGTTAAGAGCCGCATAGCAGCCAAGGATTTCGCTCATATCATCAGGACGCATAACGATCTTATTATAGAACCTTGAAGCCCATTCCTTACCCGATGCTTTGCTGGCAAGGACAGAAGCCATAAGATGCGTTACCGACCTAAGCTTTCCTTCTTTCCTGACATACAATGCTGTTTGTGCTGCGAAATATGGATCTACTTGATCCATAAGGTCCTTAATCCTGTTCACCTTGTCTTTTTCTTTCTCATAATAAGAATCAGACAACATGGTAGTCATTACCGTAGATACCAACTCTTCTTCTGCGTTAGGCTTATACGCCTTCTCTCCCATGTGATTCACGATCGTAGGTTTAACACCTTCATCCTTTTTGTTAAACTTTCCCATTTGTTGTTGTTTTCTTTAAAGTGTTATACAAAAAAAAGCAGTGATATTACTACCACTGCTTGAAAAAAAATATATCAAAATGACTACTCAATGAGGGAAAAGCTGAAGTTAGTGTAAACAATGAAATAATGGATTTGAACCATCGACCTATACTTTAAAAGAGTATCGCTCTATCCATCTGAGCTAAATTCGAAGTAACTAACCCCATCACCACTCATTAGTTTTTATATATTTCAAACAGAGGAAAAACGGAGCCGGATAATTAAAATGAAAATATTGGATTCGAACCAATGAAAAGTATTATTACAGAATACCGCGTTATCCACTACGCTAATTTTCGAAGTAACCGAACTCCTCACCATCTGTATATTTTATTAAAACAGGGAGAACCTGGAAGGTGTTTTGATATGAAAGGAGGTTTTGATCTACCAACTGATCTAATTTTTCTTACATGAAAAATATAGGACTCGAACCTATGACACAAACCGAAGTATCACCTTCCATCACCACTGTCTTACATTATAATCTCTCTTGATTACGATTCAAATATAGACATTAAAATATGATTTACAAATTAAAATGATTTAAAATGTATTAATTTGGATAAATAAATGTAGTGAATAACATAAGGTGATTATACACAACCTTGTACTTAAAAGTATTACCCTCTACTTGCTAATAGGCAGAGGGTAATACGATATTATCTATTCTTAATCTTATCTTCGGAAATCAACCACTGAAATATGATTTTCCGGTTGCTAATTACTTTCTTTATCCTCATCAGCATCCAACTACCACGCAACCTATCCAGCCATGACCGTCTGAAATTAAGAGCATCAGGATTAACTGACTTATTTATATCGTTATCGTCCTTGATCCAAATAGGGGTCTCTGACCGGTCATCGTCAACCCTGTTGAAGAAGTCATTTAACTTATGTCTTCTATATACCTCAGTATCCAGGACCTCAGTATGGTCACCTACGATCTTTGGATACGATATACGTTGCGCTAAATTATTCTTTTCTTCTGGAACAAGATGAATTTCACCTGAGTTGTTTGTGTCGTTGTAGATAGTTATCGTATCTAAACCTACTTTCCTGTCAAGAGTGTAATTCACATCATCGACGTATTTCCTTGCATCAAGCTCGTATTCTACAGAAGCCAGCGTAGAGCCATTATATTTCTCTTTTATCGGCACTTCTAATATAAACGGATATGTTGTTCCGTAAAATGTCTGGAAGCTCTTATTCGTCAGCAAATGACTCCATAAGCCGCCTTCTTCGTCTGATGCTGGGAAGTTTATTCCTGTCTGGAAATATTGTTGCTGTTCTATATAATAGTCAGGACAGAACGAATAATAAGAAATCCATTCTTGCTTCAGACACGAATATCCGATAGTGAACGACACGTCTTTAAAATACTGTTCGTCTTTTAAAGATATTTCCTTATCGTTTGACAGCACCTCTGTTTCATTGTATAAGAACCTTCCACCATCATATTTGTAATATGCCGGGTTCTTAACAGGTATATAATCTTTTTTCGTGATAAGTACCCTCTTATACCTGTTATCCCATCCAAGAGACAGACCAAGACCGATAAATTTATTGTCTGTATCTTCTTCTGTCATCTCTGTACCGGTTAAGATGTTAGTTATTCCGTATCTAAGAATCTTAAACGGAAGATGACGTTTAAGCCAATGTCTGATACCTACACTAAGTTCCTTGAGATTACGTCCGTTCGGATCGGTCATAAACACTTGTGCTCTTTTAGTATCTACCCAGAAGTGACCAAATTCTGAACTAATTATTTCAGTGCTCTGGGTTCCAGAATAACCGAGGTCGGTCGTGTTGTACTCCAGAGGCCGGGACGCGAACAGACCGCCGGTGCCCATCTCAGCCTGCCCTGGGGAGGTGCGCTCCTTGATTACGTCTATGGCGTTATGGAGTGAAACCTGATCCTCGAACCTGACAAGGATCTGATCGGATTCAATACGCTTCATGTGAATAAGCTTCCCGTTGTTGGTTGGGAACTCATGATAGTCCATAGGCTTGTACGTTAGCCACGGATCTGTTTGACTGTTTTCAGATACGTCAGCCCTACTCCATATAACCCCATTAGGTCGCTGGTAAGCACAATCATAAAAACGACGTTCGTATGTCGCCGGCAATACATTAGGCGTCAATGTCATTCTTGATGAATAGATAGGACTTATCTTGTAATCATTGTCCCTATGGATAGATACGTTCTTTTCTTGTGTCCACCAAGCAAAATCACCATGAGCCGGATAAAACCATTCATGGGGCTCTACTCCTTCTAATCGGAAATTGCAGTTTATTTCCGATTCTACGAGGAATTGAGGAATACCATAAGACCACAGATAGAATCTACCATCCACGTATTTCTTAGCCTCGTTCTCACCATTTAAATTATACAAACTTTTTCTGTTTGGATAAAAAGAATACGTTCCTTTGCTTGATGATGTCCAGCTATTAAAACGTTCGTTGTCAGTATGCTCAAGCATATCTTCTCCAGTATCGTAATTAACGAAATACTTGGGAAATCCGACATTTCGGTAATCATTGTAAGCAAATGGTATCATATCCCCTATACCAAAAGCAGTATTATAAAAAAATGGGAATTTCCGTTTCATGGAAAACCTCGATATGTAGGTGTCACCGCCAAACAGCGGTTGTTTCCCTCCTTGGAAGAATCCACATCCTCCGACTGATATCCATTTGATGTCTTCTATAGCTCCATACTGATCGGGCCTGTACCGCATAAGCCTCATATATGGAGAACAGATATAAGACAACATCTTCGTTCTTTCAAAAGATTCTTTAGACCCGGCATCAGAAGCCATGATAACAGGGTCATGGATACGACTTGTATCATATACCTGAGCCTGCACAGGATACGATACGAGATACTTTGAATTTAAGATACTCGTATCAGGATCCTTTTCCCCCGGATTTCCAAAAGACAAGAATATAGAAGATTCTCTATCTATGTTATTTATAAACAAGAAATCTTTTGAAGCGTTTTGGCTATCATCACCCACATCTTCTCCAGTAACCCAAGATGATGTCGTAGACGGGTCGGATATGGGGTACATACCTGATTTAAGACTCTTGGTGTTAGCCAATCCCCTTAATCTGTTTTGTTCGTATGGAGCCGTATCATCGAAGCCCATCATGCTATTGTAGTAACCTACAGACGTGTAATAAAAAGCATGGTTTCTTCTTGGGCCATTGTTTATGAATGTCGTGAGCCAATCATATCTATACTTACCATACAATACCGGTCTTTTAGCAAGCGTATCAGATATGGTGGCAATCATTGAAGCAAATATCATTGCCATATTGATATTACCTATCACACCTATATACGCAGACGTAGAACGGTTCATAAGCTCTTCCGCTATCTGAGAAGCTATGGTGGCCGTAGATTCGATGTTAGCCAACGTAGCCGCCATCTTATATGATTGTTTCCCTAATATCGTCCATTTGGGATGATCTTCAACCTCATCAAAGTTTCCTACAGACATTCCCCTTATAAAACCTTCTATAGCCACCTCCGTAGGGGTTTCAGGCTTATTGAAATAAATATCAGGAGAACTAAATGCATACCACACGTTTCCTCTTCTGAAAAATGGGTGGGTTATAAACGATACCCTTTTTTCAGTTGCGTAATTAAAAGAGTCATCCGATAAATCATTATACGGATAATTAGGATACAGATTAAGATTCGAATTTTGACCCGAATATTTATACATGTCATAAGCTATTCCAGTAGCTATGACAGAACGATTAAGACGTCTGTCACCTCTATATATCTCATAGCCTGTAACCATATCTCGCTGCTCTTTGGTTATCAATCCGGAATCTACAGCAAAATCAAGGAAGACGTTAATCATATCCTCGTCTACTAATATTCCTATAGGATAAATATCAGAAGGAACATCATAAGACCTAACATCCCGGTTCATGAAAAGCATATGATCGTTGTCCGGGAACTTATAATGCCGGATAGGTTGTTGGCAAAAGACGGTACTGGTATCTACCGTACCATATTTATGACCTTTAAAAGACATCATCCCCTTATCATCCGTAGAAGGGGAACCGTAGTATTCAGTAAGCTTGGATACGATATTGTCGTATGCTTTCTTGGAATTGCCTTCATAACCATGATCACTTATCTTAACCTTGCTGCTGTCATACAGTTCAAAATTAGCAGGATACTTCTCAGACGATTCCCAGTAAGCGAAATCACCGTACTTGTATTTCCTTGGAGCGCAGTTTATGGGGCGATCCCCGCATATCGTACACTGGCTGGAGTATTCTACTGTGGCCCTTAACGATATTTCTTTTGCCCGTACATTTATCCTGTCTATTTCCTTTTCTCTGATACCAAAAATATAGGGGTATACAGTTTTACCAAGGACGTAAGATGTGCCTACCAAACCTCTTGACGGTTTCTTACTGTTCTCCTCTTCTCCATCGTCTTTAATCTTACAGAACTCAATCCGTCGGACGGTAAAAATCCAAGGGCACGATACTATAGGACAGTCTATGGCTACATACAATCCATCAGGGTACTTATCGAAGAAAGATTCGCCTATGTGCCCAAAGTAAGGACGGGATGCTCCAACAATAACATAATTATCACCTTCATCCATAATCTTCTTCCAATCAAAGTTGAGATCATCCTTATCTATCTTCCTATTGCTTCCTTTGTATCTTGGATCTAATGATTTCCAAAAAGAAAGACGGACATATTGTGTGGACACAGCATCCATAAGACCATCTATTTTACCCAAAGATTCCAGATAAAGAACTTTGTCCTTGGCCGGGAAATCAGGATCATCCCATTCTTTAGGTCTTGTAATATGAAGGAAACGGGCGTTACGAAGCACGCATTTCGTAAACCTCCATACCAACAACTCTGACGTAAACATCGTAGAACCTTTAACATCTTCAGGAATAAGAACGCCTACGTTATTGTCAGCTAAATTAGCATAAGAATCCCAGGTCCATCCATCTCCGTAATCTCCTTCTGGAACGTAACCGGTATCAAGGAAATTATATGAATAATCATCTATCTTCTTCTCTATCTCAGGCCAGGTGTCCCTTATCAAGGCTCCAGGCGCTATCCTTGACCTGTAGGCGTCATTGTGGATAGTGCTCGAAGAACGTCCGGCACGCCAATCTGGAAGACAGTGATTGCTGTCCGGGAAGCAGACCTTACTTTCTCCTTTATCATCATTCCACACATCATTCATAAGAAGATATGCTCCAAGAAGTGTAGAAGATGACTGGAATGAGTTATAATCGCTTCTGGTAACAGTAGGATTAAGACAAGGCTCTTCTATAAAACATCCGCAAGTACACGACATAGAATCCAGAACATAAATAGCTTCGGCTATAGACCGTAATATAACAGACGGTTGTAACAGAGAATCATATACAGCACACGCCTTGGTTCCGTCATCACCCGACCAGTATCCAGCCCAATGACCGCCATCTTCGTCATCGGCAAAGAAATACTTGTCCATGAACTCTATCATTTGCTCCTGTAGTTCCCAGTTAAATAACACAGAATACTTATCCTGCCTTTCACCGCCGGTAGTATATAGGTAGTCGGTGGATACGTGCTCCATATCCTCGAGCTCCTTATACGTATATTCTTCACGGAAACCCACAATACGATCTACCGGAGCTGTAATAAGCGAATACTGGCGATGCGCATCAGTACACTCGGCTCCAAACTCAGGAGCCTCGATACCATCTATAACTTCTTTTTGTTCCTCCGTATTAGGATCGTCAGGGTCTCCGTAGCTGTTGAATATATCGCATATTTCGTTGGCAGCAGCATTATTAGGTTCTTCTATAGCGGTATTACATGCGATGTCTTTTATATTAGATGAAAAATAATTAATCACCTCATCTATTATAATCTGACTTCTGAATGTAAAACTAACGTTCGTATAAGTTTTAAAATCATTTTGTAATATTATAGTTTGACCGATAGTAGCCGGATTCTTACATTCTTCTTGTCCGGTTTCTTCATCATCAAAATCCTTCGGATCTCCTGCCGTATTATAATACTGCCACTTGAATTTACGCTCTTGCCCTGAGCAAGGAGGAGCATATTGGTTTATGGACTTATATACTCTATCAGTATCCTTATTTTCTATTTCTGCCGCAGCATCTTTATAAGGGGGAGGTATTAACACAAATGCCGGAGTTTTATAACCGTTGGAGCACTTAAAAGAAATAGCAAACGGATACACTTCATTTCTCATATACCCCACATACAATGAACAGGCATTACCATCCTTATACAGATCTTCGTGGGCTACCGATGCCTGCCATTGAAGGAAGTGTCCCATGAGGGAAACTACAGGCTGTAAATTCCATTCTTTTTCCGCCGTAAGACCATATTGAAGAAGACGATTCCCGACAGCCACAATCCCCCTTGATGTGTTATACACAGGTTTTTTCAAGGATATGTGTTCGAATGTAGTACGTTTGTTATTAAGATCCGAATAATACAATATAGTCTTTTCTGATACAGGATGGATACCTTCTACAAAGTAATCAACAACCGGTTGAGTTTCTCCGTTGTATCCTACTGTATTTTGAATGATAACAACCTTAAAATATTCAACTTGACGATCTATGTTAGATACGACGAATCTAATACCTAAATTAGTACGTTCTCCCCATTTGCCATCTTTTTGAGTAATATACTGTTCATCGAATATAGGTACAGGATTAGTAGGATTAGAATAACTTCCAAGCTCATTTCCAAACTCGTCACAAGGAGCCACAGTGGCCTGATAGACGCCTGAGCGCAGGCTGCCCCCGTACTCTATCTGAGCCGGCTCTATGCACATGGGTTTGAGTAGCGGAAACACCCTAAGTTTCTCACATGCCAGAAAACAACCATTCTCCTGCATGAACTTTTTCCTATCGTATTCTTTATCGCATATCTTATACCCATGATAATGATACCATATATCACCTTCATCATCAGGAGTCAGAGCCTTGTCTACAATAACATACCTGGGAGGATTATAATCGTCAGTCCAGTAAATACATTTTCCACATTTCTCTGTCTTTATTTCTATGGTTTTTATAGGATGGTAGATAGAGAACTTAAGGCAAGGATCTTGCTCGTTGTCTTCCAGCAAGGTCTTCATGCCAGAACACAACGACTCCGATCCTTCTACCATAGATTCTATATCGGAATCGGATAAGATACTTGTATCGGATTCAGGCTTGAAATAAGTTATTTTAGATACGCCTGTTTCAGGATTTGTTATAAAAAAATAGATATTGCCTGAAGTAAGATCATTCTTGTAACCAATAACTTTAAATCCATCGAAATCAATGCATTTAAGATTACTGTGCTCATTAGATCTCATCCCAACATTACCATCCTCGGATTCGATGTTGGCATTCAAGGCAAACGTATAATGCTGATCCGTAAGACTCGACGGATGCAGATCGCGGTTCATGCCTGTTTGAGGAACCGCTATGTTTCTGTTATCTTCTAATGCCATGTTAATAACTGTTTGTCACAAAGATAACAAAAGAGATTTAATCATGGATTTCTAAAGTAGGTGAAGAAAAGAAATACATTTTCAGTCTCCTACTTTATCGACCACACCTACATAAAAATCGGGGATAGGATTATCATTGAAATTTCTTATTTAAATATCAATATAATTATAGAAATAATTATCAACTGGATCCATTATCGTCACGTTACTTTCTAAAACCCCGTCTTTGTATGAATACAGTTCCTCATGTTCGGAATCAATGTAAAAAATATATCTTGGTAAATCCTGGGTATTAACTGTTAGATGATTATTAAACAAACTGCATTTAGAATGATCAGCAGACAGAAGTAACAATAGAAACGTATATGCAGACTTATCTCTTATTATAATATCACGATTAGATGATACATTAGACAAAACTTTGGATAAATCAAATTCTCCAAAACTTATCTTGAATTTCTTTCTTCTTATTGGAGTTATATATACTGGACTATTAACTACAATATTATTCCATTAAAATTGACTCCCTTCCATTACAGGAGAGAAACAATTACCCATAGCCATATTAACATTTTCAAATCTTCGTCTCATAACATCTACTTACGATTTATATCTTCTACCCCTAATTAACACAGTACCATCACCGCCGGCTCCGGCATAAACCATAGAGTATCTGACGCCGCCTCCTCCGCCGCCATAACCTCCTCCTCCTTTACCAGATCCGTTTGTTGATCCTCCTGTTCCAGATCCTTCACTATAATCGGATATTCCCCCTTGGAATACTACTCCGGTTTTGGTTTCTCCGCTTCCACCACCGGCATTTCTTTTACCTCCGGATTCTCCAAAATCTCTGGTAGTATGACCTTGACCTTTGACTACTCCAAACTCTTCTCCATTAGTGTCTCCACCATCCGAAGCACCATCTTGCGTATATGACGAACTGCCGGCACTACCACCATCTCCTCCCCTCCACTTATTAGCTCCCTTTCCTCCATTTGCTCTATAAGACGAGCTCATAAATTGAGAATAACCACCATCTTTACCAGGAGAATTATGTTCGGCTTGATAAACTTGTGCTCCTCCTTTTCCTACTGTTATAGAAATAGATTGACCAGGTTTTACAGCAATAGCTTCTCCGTCTTTCCAGCCTTTGTTATCAGATTTGAAGGTCTTGGTATAACCACCTCCACCGCCGGCAGAGCTACCGCTACCGCCGCCTCCAACTAAAAAAAACGTCTACGAGAAAACAGCCATCAGGAACTATCCATGTGTAATTGCCAGCCGGATAAAACCTTATAAGAAAGTCTTCAAGCTCCCTGTCTTTATATTCGAATCTCCTCCTCATAATTTACGCAAATATATAAAAAGAATCATTGTGATATATACTACTCTCTGTTGCAGAAGTAATACAATCAACATCTTCATCTACATTATTAATAAAATCTCTCATTCCATCGTATCTATTAGAAAACATAAAAACGTACCTCTGGTCATTTATCTGAAACTTGTATATAATACCCTGTTGTTCACTTGCAGGATACGGGTCAAATCTAATCCATATTGCCATTGGTTCGTAACCGGTAGAGGTGCTTGAAAACGAAAAAGAAACTGAACTATGAGTATGAATATTAAAGGCCGTTCCTTCTCTAAGTTGATTCAATACGCTATTTATCTTATCCTGGCTAATTGTATCGGATTTGATTTTATTCATTAAATTAAATAACCTGATCCTATCTCCAGGCTCGATTTCTGTTTCTACACAATGATAAATAGCTCCATTACCAGATCTCTGTTCTTCAAAATATCTTTTCCTACTCATAATGATACTCCTTCCTATAATAACCGATGAAACTAAACCCTTCCGACTCCTTCCTCAAAACATCATGCCGATTCCAATACTTTTCTAAGTCGAAGGCTTCTCTTTCAAATACGATATTATGATACGCCTTATCATGATCGCGATATATGCACAACCTAATCAGGTACTCAATTAAATACCATGAATAGTATAAAAATATCGGAATAAGAGACAACCACAGCATCCACCATCCTACATTACCGAATAAGAGACACAATCCTATTGTAAGCAAAGACACGAACATACCAAAACAAAACATTGTATGATACTGATTACAATGCGACTCTTCATGATATTCGGCCTTCAGTGATATAGCATCACGTTCGGTAAATACGGCTCCAAATAACATAATTGTTTTGTAGCCGTCAATGAACGTAAATAACTTGGCTATTTTTGATTTATAATATATTTTCATTGTCAAAAATCATTTTATACCAATTGCACAAAATCAAAAACTCAATAGGAGAATTAACTCCATCCCATTCCCATTCCTTAAGGTAGGACTCTAAGCTGCTTCTATCAACGTCTTCACACCCATGAAGAAAAACCAGATAAGGCATGAATAGCTCTCCCCCTTCCAAAGACTTGTTAAACTTATTAACCAACCTCTTTCTAAACTTAGGACCGTACCATGATTTTTCATTTGTAGATCCAAGACAATAATAAGAATTGTTTTTAACTTTAATACCAAACCATTTACATATGTATGGATGATATACCCTATCTGCTAAGAATATAAATGGCTTATACCATAGGCAATGCCAGAATGTACTGCACTCGCCTCCAAACTTCTTAAACGCCCATCTGAACCCTCCAGGGAAGTACCAATTGTTAGCCCCTCTCTTAACCTTAACTTTGTATTTAAGATTCTTGTTACGGTTGCTAACCCTATCCCACGGCTTAACCTTATCGGTATCCATATCAGGAAGGAATGTCCAATGATGAAGCAAGGCACTGTAATAAGGATTGTATATCTTGTGTCCGTTTCTAATAACGTACTCAAAAATATCGTATCCTACTTGCCTGGCTTCTTCAAATCCTTTTTCTGACAAGAAAGCTAATATAGGAGCCAGATTCCAGATCTGATCTTGTGAAGTGAATGGGGAGAAGCATGGATCTTCGTCTTTTAACTCTATACCATTAGTGTACCCGGAACTTATCTTGGTAAGACCGAATTTGATTGCATCTTCGCTATGGATATCGTCTCTTAAGAAAAATCCTTTTTCGAATTTGAAATAAATACCTTTATTGTTATTAAAAAATAGATCATAAGTAGTATCGGCAAGACGGGTAAGTACCAGTATGGCATTACGCACATCATCTTCTGTCTTGTTGCCAAGAATCATTTCCGTGTATAGAAACTGGAGATACTGAGCCAGGTTAATGGTTCCGTCGCCGACCCAGCCTACCCCGTTCTTCACCGACGACAGTGGGATGCACGAGGCCTGCTCTGTGTAGCTGGAATCATAAACAAAATCCCGGTAAAACACCTCCTTAATCCTATTGTATTTATCCCAAAGACCTTCCATCACCTTAACCTATAACAATAACACAATCACGCTTTTCCTTATTATAAACCATCGTACCCATCTTAGTGTACAAACCTTTTATATTTTGGTAATTGGTTTCACCATGAGCCGAAACGTTAGTAGTGATGCTGTCGGAGTAAACTTCCGTACCTCCTTCATTAATGAAATTAAATCCTTGTTTAACCATCTCTCCTCCAAGGTAGGCTGTAAAAGACACAACAACATTTCCTCGCCCTCTATTTCTATACCAATTACCATAGATATCAGCATTGATATTAGGTTCCGACTCGTCCATTCCAGGCGCTGATAGCAAGGTCTTCATCTTAATAAGCGCACCTTCAAGACCGGACTGCATGTTATCACCACCATAAACAAGGTAATCACCTACCTGTTGTTGGGTAGTAGCCCACTGCTTACTCCATCCAACGTATTTATTATCTACATCTGAGATGCCTGTGTTGGTGAAACCGGTTGCAGTATCAAAATCGGAGCCGTCTTCTGATTCCCATCCATACCTAAGAACAAGATAATCGAACTCAGGAATTACAACAAGCTGCTCGCCGGCAGCTTGTGTGATTGTAACGTTCTTACTCTCTCCACCAGCCGTTACCTTAGCTACGCCTCTACGATCTTCAGCTACCGGATTAGGGCCGGCTGTGAAGATGATGTTTGCCGGTCCTATGCCTCTCATTTTGTCGGCGGTTACTATTTCGCTTGCTTTAACCTCTAACATATTATTTCATTTTAAATATTTCAAATACGTATATCCAGCTCAACAAAAATACTACCGGGCAGTACATTGTCTCTACCAAACTCGCCTCTCCTTTAAATTGCCTGATTGACCAAACAATCATGGATGCGATAACGCCAGACAAATATATAAATAAAACTACTTCTGTCATACCAATTTAAGCATGTTGTCAATTACAGGATATGCCTTAGAATAAATCTCAAACTCGGCACGACGCCGCCTAAGAGGTTCATACATACCTTTCAATGTCATTCCCATCATCTTAAGTTCGGTCTTAGCATTTTTCAGCTTAACCAAATCTTGCTGTGCATACAACTTGAACAAATCGGCAGCCCCTTGTGCTTCTCCATTATACATCAGTTCCTCAAAGAATCTCATCTTTACAAAATTATCCACATAATCCAATACCAGACCTTGAGGCGTGTCTGGTATAATTATATTAGATTCTCCGTCGAAAGGAAGAGACCGGTACTGCATGTAAATAGGACCATCGAAATTAGCATACAGGAATCCGTTTACGATATTTATCTCATACGGACTATCCTTTATTACCTTATTCCGGCATTTACTTAAACAAGAATCACGAAGCATAGGCTTAGCAAGACCTAACATTACCGGCCGGTCATAATAGCAACGAACTTCATGATCGCGATCATGAACATTGATATAAAATTTTTCAACTATCACTTTCTCGCATTCGTCTTTACAACATTCATCGCAAGAACACCACCTATAACTTCTTTCGGTACGTTCTTTCCAAGCTATTGTATTTTGAAGTTCTGATATCACCTTGTCACCTTCCGGCACCTCATATCCTTTAAAATCGCATTTAAAAGCCAAAATAAGATCAAAGTAATCACCAGGCATACGGGCCTGCCCTCGCTTGACATCCACTACCGCTTCTTTGCGCATAGTAATATCGCCTCCAAACTTCTTCAGGGCAATTTCTATCCATTTGTAGATGGATACCTCATCTATCAGATCACGCTTGTCAAATGATCTTAAAGACGATTTTAACTCTATGATATAATTTTCGACTGTCATCTCTTAAAAAAAATGGAGGACAGGAAACGAACCTGACCTCCACAAAGATATAAATAATATGTATAACGCCATATTTTGTGTTTTCAAAAGTTAGGATCTTCAAACTTGCCGTACTTCAAGAAAAGGCTCCTACACTTTTCCTTTATCCCCTTAAGTGTGACTTCATATCCGGCACCAGTCATGTAGATGGTTTGCTGATTAACTCTTTCCCCAAAATATTTGTCAACAAAATATGATCTGTAAACACCAAACTTATTTTTGACAATATCACTGTATAGCTCCCATCTACCCTGCCCATTTCTGAACATGAACTTGACTTCCTCAAGAAACAAACGAAGATTCTTCTCGGCGATGATAATACCATTTTGTTCAAGCTTCTTCGCGATATCTCTAATCAACCACATGTTTTCATGATCAACTTTCTTGAACGACTCCGCAAACTCCACATCGGGACGCTGCTCTTCTATTGTCTTTATAGCTTGCTGTTTCTCGGCTTCAGCTTGAACCCTCTCTGCTATGGCTCTGTTCTTGGCTTCAACCTCATCAGCTAAAGCTCTTAAGGCAGATGGATAATCTTTAGGAGTTATAGAGTAAGAACCCGTTTTTCTTATAGAGGGGAGAACCTCGGATGTTACCCATCGTTTAAACTTCTTTGCCGATTCTAATTTTGATGACAAAACAAGAGAATATAACCCAGATTCATTGATTACACGTATGCTGTCTAACTCATTGATTTCCAAGGGAGCCCAAAACGAGCCCCTCTGAAAATCAGACAGTTGCAAAAGAATGGTATCTTCTTCATCAACATGTCTTTTTATTGGATTTTTAGGCGTAGCATAGCCAAGTGATCGAGCTACATCTATAGCCACGAACCACACATCTCCATTTGGATCTACTATGGTTCTAATATCTCCAAATTCTGAATTTTTAAAGATTGTTACGCTCCCGTTTGTTTCCGTTTCGCTGGATTTTTGCGTCAAAATAATGTTACTGTTCTTCGCATTGTTTTGAAAATTGTTTACCTTTGTTCCCATAATAGGAATTGTTTTTTTTGTATCCGCCTGCTTGAGAAAGTAGACGGATATGCAAAAGTAGCGATTATCCTGTATCTACAAAGGGTGATCGCTACTTTTTTTCTACGACTTTCTGTGTCCTAATTCTTTATCTTCGAAAACTCTCTTAATCTGGAAATCTTTAAACACTCTTCTTTTAGCAAGTATTTCATTGTACATAAATCGATATCTTCGTCCTTTATTCATTTTAACCCTTAACTTCTTTTTCAAGCTATCTTGTATTACAAAATGGTAATATCTTTTAGAGTCTGCGAAATCCATAGCCAGGTGGTTGTAGAGGTAGCCGTTGGTGCCGAGCCTGCTCACGATGTCCAGGTCCCGCCTGACGGTAAAGCGCTGGCCCGGTATAAGCACATGGCATAAGTAGCCCACGTTATCTACGTAAACACCAGCATCAGCTTCCACATAATGTTCTGATACGGTTTTCCATATAATAGACAACAGTCTTAAAATCTCTCCTCTGTCTCTTATCATGCCTTTCTTAAAACCATTCTTTCTCTTCATAAGACGATGGTAGTAAGCTGCAAAATACGGTGATTGTATTGATGTTCTTTTCATAATTCAAAAATTAAAATTATACATTTCAGATAATTAACATTAGAATATATTGTTGCGTCAAAATACTATTCTGTATTTGCAAAGTCTACCGATCCTCACGGACAGGTAGACTTATATTTTACAAAATTAAAATCGTAGTAAAGTTATGAAATCAAATGTTGTTTTACAATCAAAAGATCGAGTTTTGTTAGGAATGAACGTGTCTGTTATGTCTAAAGATGGTTACATATGTATAACAGACGCCGTATCGGCCATGAACAAAAAAAGAAAAGAAAAAGGGTTAAAAGAAAGATGGATTAACGAAATAATGCTAACTTCTTCTTTTAGGGAGAGATGTTTCGAGCTTTTTAATAAGTTGAATGACAGGGACTTATTGAGTAGGAGAAATCTCGGACTCAAAGATAATATCCTGAATATCAGCAGTGTAATGGATCTTGGTAAATTAGACCTTGCCTACAAAAAAGGAAAAGGAGTAGATCAAAAATGGTTTGTCAATCCATATCTGTTTGTTATGATTGCATTAGAGATGGATCCAGAAATTTACGCAGAGGTTGTCATTTGGCTCACAGATGGTTTGATAGAAAACCGGAACGAAGCCGGCGATGCATACGTTAGGATGTGTAGCGCAATAAGCAAAATAGTTCCAAACAAGAATAACTTGAAAGACAATATAAAGAGAGTTGCTAAAGCTATTAATTTCATTGTTTTTAATAAACACGAAGATGGGATAAGGAATACTGCCAGCAAAGATGAGCTCAATGACATAATAGCTATAGAGAACGTCATAGCCTCTGTTATTGATGACGGTTTTATCAAAGATTACAATTCTTTGATAAATTACCTCGGAGATAAATGGAAAAGAAAATGGGGAAACCCTGTTCTTGCATTGAAATAGTACAAAAAAAACACCCGGCCAAACTATATAACTATGGCCGGGTGTCCAATAAAAAGAATCACTGAACAATTTGACTTTTCTGATTGGAATCAAGATTCGGATTTTTATCAACAGGAATCTGTAGCCTGAACGCTACTTCCTTTATCGTCTCTGCTACCACGTACTCAATTAGCTTGATAGGACAGATAAATTCGTATTCCCATTCAGACTCGCACCCTTTAGGTGTAGGATCACAAGCCATTAACTCCAGAGCCTTCTTTCTTCTTGTTGTAAAGAACTCTACGTTAATAAGCTCTATATGGAAATCCGGTATATAAATATAGTCGTTTTCTACATAATAAAAAGGACGACGTTCTTTAACGTATTTAGCATACGGTCTTTTTTGTTCATTGCGATACGACTTTATTTCAGCGAACTTAAAAAATATAGTGTTATCTACGTTAGTCACCTTAGTAATAGCCGGTCTAAGGGCAGAATAAAGAAGTCCTGGAAGCTTATGCTTTGACCGCATCAAAGTATTACATAACGCAAATTCGGCATCGCAGCAAACTATTTTATCAACTTCAATCATCTCCAGGCAAGTAACGTAAGTTAGGAGCCGGTGGTCACCAAGTAACGTCCCGTCATCCCACCTCTGTGCTGTATAAGATTCGGCTTTAGTTCTACCGATATTCAATATCCATCTCCGACTAACATGCGAATCTTTGTCAAGGGCATGAATACCGTTTACGACTCTTGATACAAATTCACCATTAGTGATCATGCTCCCCTCCTTTCTTTTGCTCTTGATTCTCTTGATTTAGCATTCAAGATCCTCATATAAATATCTCTTTCACTCATGCCGGATATGGTTTTTATAGCCTCATCCAACATAACTTTCGTATATAAAGGTTTAGGGAATCCCTTTATCTTAACCGGATCAGGAACCAACTTAGCCTTACGATATTCATAAAATCTTTTAGAAGTTACATTAAGATAAGAAACAGCCTCTTCTCCGGTATAGTACTTAGCCGGATTAGCAAGCTGCGTCCATGTCTCAAGATCGTTGGCTGTAAGATGATCGCATTCCCCGCTTAAAAACATCTCCTTTATCTTATCGCATACCGCCGCACCGCTTTTACGCAGCGTCTCTGTCAGAATTTCTTTCATTTTCAAAACATCCTGTTTTAAACCTTAAAACAATAGAGGCAATGATTATCAGAAGAGTAACAGCCATAACAGACCACACTACGATATTGTGTTCAATAGGCATCTCAATATTAACCGTAACCCATTCTACACAGATATTAAAAATCATGCTATAGATCAATAACCTATGCCATATACAAAACCTGAACATTCTTGAAAAAGCCAAGAGAAATAGGTCCCCATGATAGAGAATGACCTAATATCGGATACAGCCAATTAGTGATACTAAAAGGATAAAACTCATCAAAAATGCTGGCTAACATAATAACCTGCATCAACACAGGATAGTACTTCACAAACGTCACACAGACATTCCTTTGTCCTTTGCTAATAAACTTGTTGCTCATAATAAATTGTTGTTATGTTATTAAAATGGGGAAGGCGATCAGTACCTTCCCCTGGTTTTCAATCACTTTTTAGTGCTCGTCTTCTTTCTTTTCATCTTGCCTCCAACACTACCGCCTTGGCGCATTTTAGGTTTGTCTTTCTTATCAACTTCACCACCCTGACGAGCTTTCTTTTTACAAGCCATGATACTAAAATTTTAAAATTGAATGATATGCAATATTAATCATTTTTATTCTAATAGACAATACTTAAAACAAAATAATATAATCCAAAAAACATTCAAGGGAGAGAACTAAATCCCCTCCCTTGTTAATTATGCTGGATTAAGATTCATCTGAGAATAAGAGTATTTTAAAGTTCCTCTATCATCACCGCACTCAGCTCCATCTACGATAAAGTTGTAAGAAGCAGGTGACTCATTATAGACATTAAATACACCACCATTCTTTGAAATACCTGTTTTTTCAAATTGTCTAACAATAGCACTCTTATACAATTTGCCATCATAGGATACGTTTATAGTTCGTATATACCATGTAGTATCCTTATTCTCATCTCCAACATGAACATATCCTGCCAATATACCTCCCGCTACAGCTCCGAAATACGAACAAGAGCTTCCAGGCTGTTTTCTCTGGGTTATAGTTCCAACGCTTATAGTAGCTCCAGATATCTCACGGTAACTAGAATCTACAACCTTGATGTCACAAGTATAAATTCGTATATCTCCATTTTCATCTCCAGTCCACTCGAATCCAGCAATACACTTGCCGGCACCAGGGTTATAAGAAACATTATTCTTCTTATAAGTAGCCCAAGAACCGTTTTTCAATGTGATATGAGCGGGTACAAGCTTGACCTCAGCAGCAGCTTGTGTAACATTTATTTTCAATGTTTTACCACTGTCATTTTGAGTAAGCACAACGGATCCAGTACGAGAAGAAGATGTACTTGTGTTGGCAGTTATCTTAAGAACACAAATCATACTATCAGAAGCCGGATTTTTATACTCAGTCGTAATCCAAGAAGGTTTAGACGTAGTGGCAAAACCATGATAAGAACCATTCAATGTACTTTTGATTGTATATTGAGCATCATTAGATGCAGCTTGAACAGATAAAGATTTATCTGAAGTAGTATTATCATCGAATGTGAACTTATAAAGCATTTGTCTTGCCTGCGAAATACTAAGAGTAATTGTCTTTCCAGATTCATTTTGAACAAAAACAATGTCACCAGATCTGGAAGAAGATGTTGTATTGGCGGATAACGTCACCACAGCCTTCATACTTTCAGATGTCTGATCTTTGTAATCAACAGAACACCAATCAGGTTTTGACTTAACAGAAAAACCTATATATGAATTACTCTTAGTACTTATGATAACCTCTTCAATATTCTGAGATTCTCCAGAGACGGATCTCGACTTGCTCGTTCTTCCATCATGGAACTTAAATTCGTATGGAGCATATCCGCAACTTCCAATAACATACTCTTCTTTAGTATCAGAATTTCCGCAATCATCGTAACGAATAAACTTAGTTTTGGTTCCATTACATCCATTTTCTTGCCAAGAACCGTAAGATCCGCAATTACAGCAATTTCTACAACTTACAGAATATTGACGATCTATGCTACCAGAGCAACTATCACGATAAGCATTGTACCGAGTATGACCTACGCAGTCTCCTGTTCCATAGTAAGACCAGTCAGTACAAGACTCTCCACCTCCATTAACCCATCTTGTGTCGTTATAAGAAGAAGAACATGGATTGGTGTCACGTTGTTGCTTCTGAGACGTACAACCGTCGCAACGGGTACTTCCGGTATCCGACCAAGAAGGAGTTGTGCTATCAGCTACGCAATCACCGTTTTTGTTAGCTACTGCCTGACCTTGGGAATTTACAGCATCTTGAGCCTTCTTATTAGCATCAGCTTGACTGATATTGGACGTAAATGGACCACCTACCTGATCTTGTGTTACGGTAACAGAAGAACCACGCTGACAGGTTCCGCAATTATTTCTGGTGAAGACCTTACTTGCTTTACCAGTCCAGGTACAAGTTCCCTGCGCGTCGGCAAGAGCCTGCCCCTGCTGTTCAACGGCAGCCTGAGCCTTACTATTTGCGTCTTCTTGACTTACGGTAGACGTAAAAGGACCGCCGGTTACATCATCTTGGTCTATAGTAACCTCAGATCCGACACCTCCATCAGCACACTGTTTTGTAAATTGCTTGCTATATGTTCCGGTCCAGGTACATACCTTATCTCCACCTTCTACCCAGCGTTCATCTGCTCCACCATAACATTCGTTGGTATTGACTTGCTTCTTATAAGATTTACCTCCTTCACATTTGGTTTCAAGCGGTTCAGAATCTACCCATACAGGATCGGTGTTGTCCATTTCGCATGTCCCGTTCCCGTTAGCGTAAGCCTGACCTTTGGCTTCTACAGCTTCCTGAGCCAACCTATCTGCCTCTTCCTGGCTTTCATTAGAATAGAACGGTCCACCCACCATGTCTTGTGTTACGCTCATCGGAACGCCATGCTGACATGATCCGCAATTGTCTTTTGTAAACTGCTTGCTATATACGCCTACGAACCTACATTTACCTTTTTGGTTAGCAATAGCCTGCCCTTGAGCTTTAACGGCTTCCTTAGCCTTATTATCAGCATCCTCTTGACTTACGAAAGAAGTAAAAGGATTGCCTTCAACATCAGCTTCACTTACCTCTACTTCTGTTCCTGAATCCGATATTTCACAGTCGTTCTTTTGGAACGTTTCTGAGTAATGACCGGTCCAGCTACAAACTTTGTTCCCACCATCTACCCAACGTTCTTGATTGTGGGTTTCAGAACATTCGTTGGTATCATGTTGCTTTTTCTGAGACTTACCTTCATTACATCTAAGTTCTTCCGGAACAACGTCTTCCCATACAGGATCGGTGCTAAGTGGCGTACAGTTGCCGTTTTTATTAACATAGGCCTGGCCTCCTTCTTCTACGATCCTACGAGCTTCTGCGTCTGCCGCATCCTGGCTTTCTGTAGACGTAACAGGACTACCATTAACCATTTCGGCCGTAACCTCCATTTCTACACCCTTATGGCAAGCTTCACATTCAGGAACGAATCTCTTGCTGTAATGACCGGTATAGACCGTCATATTCTCACAATTACCCTTACTGTTAGCAATAGCCTGTCCTTGTTCTTTGACAGCAGCTTTAGCCTTGTTATTAGCATCATCTTGACTCACGGTAGATGTGAAAGGAGCACCAACAACATCTTGTTCGGTTACAGTAATCTTAGACCCTACCTGACCTTCATTACAATCATTTTTGGTAAATTCTTCACTGTATTTACCAGTCCACGTGCAATGTCCGTCCCGGTTGGCTATAGCCTGGCCCTGCTGCTCGACGGCAGCCTGAGCGAGCGCGTTAGCCGCCTCCTGGCTTTCGTATGAAGTAAAAGGACCACCGATTACATCATCTTGGTCCACTGTTACCTGCGAACCTACGCCTTCTCCGTCGCAATTGTCTTTTGTGAATACCTTGCTATATACACCAACAAATTGGTTTTTATCTATGCAAGTGCCTTTCTTATTTGCAAGATCCTGTTTCTGTTCTTCCATAGCAGCCTGAGCGAGCGCGTTAGCCGCCTCCTGGCTTTCCCTTGATACAAAAGCATCCGGGTATCCAGCAAGATCCTTTTCAGTTAAATCGACAAAGCTTCCGGTCTGAGATTCAGCATCGCAATCATTTTTCTGAACACGAGCCGAAGCCTTTCCGACGAAATAATTTGGATCAGTAACGCATTCTCCATTCAGGTTTGCCTGATCCTGACCATTTTTCTCTATATCATCAAGAGCTTTCTGATCAGCATCTTCTTGACTTACGTCTGATGTGTATTTACCGGCTTCTACCGTGTAAGTGTAAGGTGCTCCGATAAACCCATCTTCGCAGTCATTCTTATAAAATACTTTCGACTTCTCTACGTTATACCATAAATTGGTTTCACAGGTGCCATGCTCATTAGCATACCCTGGACCTTCAGCTTCCAAGGCTTCCAAAGCCTTCTGATTAGCATCTTCCTTAGAAACAGAAGAAGAGAAACGGCCGGCTTCTACAACGTACTCTACCATAGATCCAACTTCAGTTACCTCACAATCTGTCTTTTGGAACATTTTGGATTTCCTGTCGTTGTACCATTTTATGGTATTGCAAGTGCCATGAGAATTAGCATAGTCTTGACCTTTGGCATTCAACTCGGCTTCAGCCCTACGGTCAGCATCCTCTTGGCTTATGGAAGAAGAGAACTGCCCGGCTTCGATCGTCATCGTAACCAAACTTCCTTCTTCGGTATCAGGATCGCAGTCGTTCTTTCTAAACGACTTTGATTTCTTGACATTGTACCATAATATGGTTATACAACGACCATGCTCATTAACCCAGTTCTGACCATTTTGCTCAATGTCTCTCATAGCCTTGTCATCAGCATCAGACTGAGATATGATAGACGTGTATTTTCCGGCCTCAACAACGTACTCAAGCTCTTCCCCTTTCTCTGTCTCAGGATTACATCCTTCTTTTGTGAAAAGAGCCGACTGCCTTTTATTTCTATAAACTACCTGTTCTTTCTTTTTATGAACTACCGTACATTCTTCAGATACGCTACCATCCCTGGAAGACACCCTTATCTTGACACTTCTGTTGGCACCAGTATCATTTTCATCAAAGTAAATATTAACCTTACTGTTAAGACTGCCTTCTTTCTTATCTATGTTCGCCCAACAATTACCTACTTTCATTCGCTAATCCTCCATCTTAAATTTTCGGGAGTTGTACTTACGTTGATTACCTCCGGTGATCCATCTGAATCAAGATCAACAACATCCTTGTCCAGGTAGATTTCCTCCTTATCCACAGACTCGCATTCAACTATTTCAATAACATAATCTTTTATATTACTTTCTATACTTAACTGCGTGCTTGTTTCATCACCCTCAATTTGTTCAAATTCCTTATCCAATTTAATGTAAGGAACGACCTTTCCAGGCTGATAAATAGGAATCAGTACACCATTTATAGTTATGTTCTCATTAACTTCATTCCCATCCTCATTGCCAGGCATGGAAACAATCATCGAAACCTGGAACGTGTCTTCAAGACCCGGATCACCAGGGAAACCATAATCAAGCCTAATATCATTGACGTCAATATTAAGACCGGAAGCGGTGGTAAATGCTTTTATGACACCCTTTATATCTTTCTCACCCGTAATAAGGGCATTGATAGAAGCGGAGTTGGTAGTAATAAGGACCTGCTTATCTCCACCAGATATAGGGAACTCCAGCCTACTAACCGACACTTCTGTGATCTTAATACCTTTTTGCTTGAAAGTAATGGCTTTCATGCTTTCGGTATCGGACTTCTTCACAATTCGGATAGTGATCCTGTCTTCCCTCCCTTTCCAAGATGGAGCATCGAAATTCATTTTATCACGACCGACACCTTCCTTCTTGTCCGAGGTAAGCCAAGAACCATCATCCATCTTATATATTTTCTCTCTCGACATAATCATCCTCCTTAATTTAAAGTGTCAACTCCCATTCAACTCCATCATCGACAACCACCTGTACCGTAGCCGTACCGCCTGTGGCTTCAAATGTTATGTCAGTAGGAATAACATCAAATATCTCTTGTACGCCAACACATCCTAAGCCGCAGATGATATCCTTAAACCATTCCTCTTTAGCATATTTTTTAAGAACTTCTTTAAAGAACTCACGAAGCCAATCCGAATCAATAGATTCCTTAAGTATGGTTTCTATTATTTCCTTAAGCCAAGATTCGTGCATTTCCTCTTTCAGAATCTCTTTAATAAGCTCGATAATGGTTTCTTTATCTAACTTATCAGAAGGCACAGAGCCATCAACGAGATTACCCCCACATATAAATCCTTTGCATTTTTCTGCCATTTCTCATCCTCCTAAATTAACAATGGAACCCATAAGAACTATTTGCCTCTTCTCGGTACACGACCCTCACTTCAGCAAGTTCATCCTGTTGACACATATCCCGGCAGAACCTAACAGTACGACCCTGGACTTTATACATATCAGAAGGTACAACACCCCCGCAATAAGACACAAGCAAAATCTCTGCCGGATCTTTCTTTAGAACCACATGAGAAGTACCGTCAAACACTTCTGTATTAACATATCCACTTACGTTAATAGCCCTTGAAACGTATTTAGCTAAATTAGCTAAAGCTCCGTCTAAAGGCATACCATGATACAAACCAGCTTCTTCTATAGTTTCTCCATCATAGAATATGTTAGAAGAAGGAATATTGCAATGATGCGGGCGTTCGCACCCACCATGACTGCCAAAACAACCGTTACCTGTTATTGCCATTGTTACTCAAAATATTTATTTTTTGTTTTAAAAATTCTATTTCCCTATCTTGATATTCCATACGGCATATCATTGCATTGATTAAAGCCGTAAGATCAGATCTCTGAGCCAGACTGAAGTAGCCAGCGTTGATGTCGTCAGCGCAGTACACGCAGTTCGTGCAGGTGTATCCGTCCGGGCATGGCACCGGCGTCTCGTCCACATGTGGAACATATACGTGTTTGCCACTTAAGTCCTTACCAATTTGTGCACTCTTTTCCATTTTGTAACTGTTTTTCAAGTTGTTCAACCCTTTGTTTTAGAAGCGTATTTTCTTCAACCATCCTATCCAAAAACTTATCTATGTTTTCGAAAACCAGTTCTATATTATGCATAACCTCATTATAAGGCATACCTGGAGTTAATTTGGATATGAATGTCTTGCATCCTGTATAATGAATGCAATGATCGCTTAAATGACCATACGGGCAATCGCATTCTTTTGGAAGAATTTCGCAATTGTCCGTACAGTCATTACACGGATCAGACCCGATACAGATATTAGATCTCAGAATATCAGGTCTGTCATCTTTACAAGTGTTACAATTCATGACTTTCTTTTTTTTTGGTGCAAGATAACAATTTTCATTCACACCATCACAATAAGAAGTCAATCAATGTATTCCAAGCGGTTAGTGCTGCCTTTAAAAACGTATCCGCATCTGTTTTCTATCTCTACATCGGTAATAGGGAGAATAGCGTCTTTGCCATAAGTAAGTTCGCATTTTGAAATAAAATTTACTATACCTTGATAATTACCATGAAATTCCCTTGCGAGTTTCCTGCCAGTAGGAATCCCTTCTTTATTGGTTTCAGGAATACCTATCAAGCACTTTATCCAGTTTGGTTCATTCTTGTTATTGCTTCGTATTTCGTAGTTCACGATATCAAATACAATACCTTCAAGGTTCTTGACATCGATGTTGTCCGCATCCATTTTCTTATCAATACGAATCGTGCTTGTTAAATCTCGTAATTTCATGATATTTTCTATTTTTGACATTAATGAATAACTGTCACAGTGTTTTAAAAGACCGAAGTAAGAAGACCAGCTTTCATTTGTAATACACTTCTTCGCGTCTTTGGCTACCCTCTTCCTTATTGTCACATAACCTTTATTGTGTTCAGATACGCCTTTGTTATTACGGTGGAAAACATACCCGCAAAAATCAAGAGGTCTATCCATGTCTGTTATAATACAAGTATGCCTTTTAGATCTTATCTTAAGCTCATACCACCAATAATTCTTAATCCTCCATTTGGCAGTATTAGCATCCTCCTTAGTATAGAAAGCAAGGAAATTATCGTCGGCATATCTCAATGAAAAAGGAGCTATTCTCTTTGCAAGATCATCAAAATCTTTCATAAGGAGATGATGAATGAAAGGGCTTGTAGGGGTTCCTATAGGTAACTTTCCAGATACGAAACTTACGTCTATTACAAAATCTATAAACTTTTTATTTGAAATAAAGTTCTTAAGTACTTTTCTAAATACTTTGTCTTTTACATGGTTATAACATTTACGTTGATCTATAACCAGGCAATACTTCAAATCAAGTCTATCATAATAAACATGCTTTATCTTTTTAATAAGAGACCTTGATTTAGACGATGCTGTTATGCCAAATCCCGGCTTACAATTAAGACCATTCATATTATCCTTCTCATAATACAAAGGACCTAACTTTACTAAAACAAGATGCTGATAGATTCTGGTGGTAAGATCCGGGCTGTTTATTTCACGAACCTTACCATTCTTGTTTTCTTTTACAAGTTTGCGATATTTGATTTTGCTAACATAAGTACCATCTAAATACCATTCATACAATTTTAACGAATTACCATCAAAATCAGAATTAAAATTAACAACATCATTCTTTTTAGAATGGTTTTTAAATGCCGCTTCGCATGCTTCTCTAATATCATCCAAACTTACATCTATATAGTTTGAAACTGATTTCAGTTGTGGGCTAATGACGGGCTTACGACCGTCGCGCATCTCTATCATATTTTTATCATATAACCTCATACGCTTGTCTTTTATTGATTCTCCACTCCTGGGAAAGATTAAAAAGAATATACCCAATTTTTTAGCCCACACAGGGCAAGGCCGCAATTGTTGCGATTCGTATTAGAAGCGGCGTTATTCGCATTCAGATTACGAGGCGAGCAATTGCCATTGTTCGCATTACCGCCGAAACGAGCAGCCAATTCTTTTTAACCTTTTTCTCAACCGTTATTTGCTATTTCAGAGGTCAGATCCCAATGTAAGACTTGTTAGCAGACTAACGGATTTCATTGAATAGATTTTTATTGTTTATAATGTTAACTACCTCTGTTGTCTAATGACATTGCAAATATATGTATAATATTTTATAGCTACAAAACAATTTGTATTAAATATTTTAAATTTTTGTTTTGTAGCTATAAAATATTATATTGACAAGATACGGCTGCGCCGTGATATAGTATATAAGGCTGCGCCATCAATGGGTTGCACCCATCAAACCTGCGGTTGACTGACGTCTAATAACAACTGGGCAAGGCCGCAAGTGTAGCGAGACGTATGAGAAGCGGCGTTATTCGCACTCAGAGCACGAGGCGAGCAAGTGCCATTGTGCGCATAACCGCCGAAACGAGCAGCCAATCTGGTCTTGGAACCGATAGCTGAAGCCCAGTAGCAATCGTCCCATGTATAAAAACATTCTCCTGTTCCGATACTTCCCCCTTTTTTATCCTTCCATCCGGTATAAGGAATACGGTGTAAAGCATAACTATCTCCTAAATTTTGGGTAGTTGCTATCTTTTTATATTTAGATTCAAAATTAAAAACCTCACCATTATTTATAGTAGACCTTTTCTCATATGTCCATTTCTTTTGATCTGGCTCTATATAAATATCAATAGTATTACCTATTCGAGTGACATTAGGATCATTTAAACAAGTCCCTACCTGTTCGTATCCTCCTCCACAATACCTAAAGACGTCTCCAGACAGATTCATACCATCGTATAAAGACATACTTAAAATAACTTCCAAATCAAATTCTGCCGGTTCGTCATTTTCGTTTAAGGCTGATATGGTACCAGTCATTTCCTTAAACACAATAACATTCATATGACCTTCAGCCATACTCTTGGCTCCCTGGACGTTCTTATACCAGTATTTTCCTCCATAAAAATCAAACTCTAATCCTTCCTCTACTCCTGTCTCAAATGCAAAAGAAGCCGCCATCTGGCTTTCCATGCACTGTTCTTTAGGATAGTCTGAATTTATGAGGTAAGAAAAATTAGTTTTTTTAGCAGGTTCATAATGTATAATAGAAGCATTTGTAGCCCATGCTCCATACAACCACGACTCTTCTCCTTTTTTACGGTATTTCACTCCTCCATATTTGCGATAATTGACATCATTACCTACTCCGCTATTACTTGATATTCCTGAGCCGAAAGTATCTGGATTAACCAAGTATTTAGTACCATACAGCATTTCAAGGTATATAATATAAGCATTCAAGGTCAAAAACCCACCTTCAGAAAAAGGATAAGAAGATTCAGGATCTACGTTATTAGCCCTCGAATACTTAGCTATATTGATTTGATTTACGTCATTGTTCCTCGGATAAGTTCTTCCATTTAGAAACATCGTGCAGGCGTTACCAACTCCGGCTCTGGATTTACAATTTGTTTCTCCCTCATACAAGAAAAAGAAAGATCTTGCCTTGGAGTCTACTGTACATACCGGTCCAGGAGATAAGGCCGTAGGCGGCAGCACAGGGCACGTCTGGCGCAGGTCAAGTCCGTCCAGCATAGGAACCGTGTCTGCGTCGTACACACCAGACCATATTTTCCCACTTTTACCAACTACCTTATCAACTACATACAGACTCTTGCTACATCCTAAGAATATGCTATAATTCTTTGAAGTAGTCTCCCAAGGTCTTAAAATCCTTACCTCTGATCCTGATACATTATAAAGTTTTTGACCAATACCATACTCTTCATAAAAATCCTTGGCGTCAAATGCTCCGGCATCACAATACTTATTTTTATGACCGTTATCCAAATACAGTTCCACATCGCATTCGGCTCTCATTTCCTCGGTTATGCCCACCGTAGGAGCAAAATCTCCGTTTTCAAATCTAAGGAGATTATTCTTACGAAGCTTTCCTACCGGACGCACTTTATCTCCGGTATTTTGAGTCATGTCTATAAGGTAAAAATCCCAAGAAGGGAGAAGGCTTTTGTCGCCAACTGATTCCGTGGCTTCTGGAGGAAGCTGGTCATCAGCCCAAGCGGATGCCGATCCTGAAGCACCTTCTTTAAGAACGTTGAAAGTATTACCATCAGACAAAACAAAAGGCTCAGATTCCTCCCCTTTCTTCGATAAAAACTTTTCCCTTTTACCAACTTGATTAACGACGATGCTCTTCTTAGCCTTATTCCCTTCATCGGAAATAGTGTAATTCAAAGTCGTATCAAGACCTTCATTTATTTCAGAAAACACCGACACCAATTTATCATTCTCACCTTCTGTCGGATTAAATTTTACGTTGCTCATTTTCAAAAATCAAATTTGCATTCATCAACAACAGGCTCGCATTTGGTATTTTCATTAACCCATTTCATGCCCTCTTCTTCCAGTATCTTCTTAGCCTTTTCATTGGCATCATCAACGCTAATGAAAGACGTTACGGTACCGGCGTATATCCTCCTGTATTTCTCAGGAGCCTTCCATCCTTCCTTACAACGCTTACTAAACCAACCATGTTGATCTTCGTTGTAATAAACGGTTTTACATACTCCAGATTCGTTAGCGGCAGCCTGCCCTTCTTGCTCAAGAATCTTCGCAGCTTCGTAGTTGGCTATTTCGGTACTGAACTCAGACCATACACGCCCGGCCTCTACCACGTGATGTGTGGGTTGTTCTTGTTTTTGACCATCAGGACAATCATTTTTAAAGAAATCTCCTTCCTGTCTTGTGTTATAATATACCTCGCAACAGCCACCTACTTTATTAGCATACAACGGACCTTCTTTCTCCGCAAACTCTTCCGCTTTCCTATCTGCATCATCCTGGCTTATATCCGAACAAAATTCAGCCTCATGAACGATAAACGTTTCTTCAGAACCAAGATCTTCCGGACAGTCAGATTTCTTGAAAGCTTTTCTGTATTCCTTGTTGTAATACATCTTTTTCATGACAAGATCTTATTAAGTTCCTCTTTAAATTTCTGAATCTCGTCCGGGCACAACCCGCATTCCCCTTCACATACGATTCTTTTCATACGATCTATTTTAAGAACCGTATCTATATCAGGTTTTATACCTACCTTATACTTATGATATTGTAAATACTGATCAGCCTTACATGCTATAAAACGATCAGCACACTCACATAAGTAAGATGAAGGGAAAAGAATTTGCTGTGTACTTCCGGTAGCTGCCATATCACTTTGACGTAAAATACCTGGCGTATTCTTTATTTATGTATTCGGAATAAGTAGCAAGATCATCCGGATCCGGGCACTCGTTCTTCAAATTAACAATCCAGCCTCTTACCAGCTTTTGAATATCAGCATACCTTTTACTTACACCTCCTACAAACCTGAACTTGCGATGAAGGTCTATGATTTTCTTGTCCAATACAGCAAGTTCATCGTATTTCTGAATACAAGCCGCATTAGAATCAGCTTTAGGTGTCGTATTCGACTGAGGCTTTATAGCCCTATTTCTATTAACAGAAGTAATATTACTTCTTCCACATCCACATCCCATAACTTATTTATATTTAATTAATTACATTTTGCAACCACAATTTTCACAATTATTGAGAACGTAAATCAATTTAGATGCTTTTTCGTATAATTGTTTTACGTTTTCAAAATTCCCTAATCTCATATTAGCTTCAGCCGCAGCCAGCAGAAACTCTATTTCTTTTATTTTGTCAATAACGTCATCATCCTCATGATCACATAACACAGTTGACCTGGCCCATTTCTTATCTATGTTAAGACGGATCAGATCTGTTTTTAAATACTTTCTATTAAATGAATAAGAGGAAGGACTGCCTTTTATGGTAATATCGTATATACCATCTTTTAGGTTTTCAAAATCATTTCCACGACCTGGATTTATGCCAAGGGTCTTACTGTTGAATACATTCAACTGATTCTTACCAAGATAATAGACATACTTATTCTCATCTTCAGGTGGCACAATCTCTATAATAGCCGGTCTGTCTGCAAGTATCCCCCATTCCGACTGATCGGCTATGCGAAGCGTTTTAGGGTTGTTGGTGCTTATAACCTCAAAATCAAGATGGATGTTGTTCATGCTCTCTTCCCATCCCATTCGGGTAAGGGAATCATCGTATCTGGCTGTTATATCAGCTCCCTCTACCTCAGTGCTATTAACACGTACCTCGGTACCATTTATCTTGACTCCTACTATTTGGGCCACCAATGACTTAGCCATACCAAACATAGGAACAATGATTTCTCCGTTGTAATCAGTTCCTTCATTTGGATACTGTACTACTTCCGTCTTGTACAAACCGTCATTTCTTCTGGCTACTATTCTAATAACCATCTGATTTTCTACATCGTAGTCGGTCATTACTATCCTGACATAGAAAATGTTATTTCTTATCTGTGGTAAAATATCGATATAGTTCATACCTTATCTTTTTCTACAAAGATAAGTAAATGAGGTGATAAAAGTTTAAACTATTGGACATTAAATAAAAGGTGAGGTGATTGTCACCATATCCGATAATAGATTCCAGCGCCTAAGTAGGGGGAGAAGCCCTCGCGCCCAACCCCATACCCTGCCATCAGTCCTATGCCCCAGCGCCGGCTCTTTTCGTATATTATTTCTTTTTTGTGGTAGATTGTCATCGTATCTAAATTTGGTCGGTACCCACTTATTACCGCTCTATAATCATCTGTCTGATACGTTTTTCTCTGTATTGGTATATTGATATAAACAGTGTCTTTTATCGTATCTTTTTTAACTATAGCATCCATAGGGAAAGGTATTTCTACCTCCCCTACGTCAACTATATACTGAGGAACAGGAACAGGTTGGATAATGGTATCTATTACCGTATCTATTTCTATATCGTGTATTATTTCTTGTTTTTTGCATGTTTTACCAAACAAGAAAGATATAAAACACAGTAGAAGAACTCCTAACACATGACTGACCCTCATTTTTTGCAAACACATTTCTTACCCTCCTTATCTTCAGCTAAAAGTTCTTGTATATCACCGTTGTTAATACCTTCTTTAAGCTCTTCTCCGAATGGAACTTTTTGCCACCAACTTACTTTACTAAAGAAATACTTAACGCCTTTTACTATCATCAAATCAGGTGCAAGATCTCCGAGGCGCTTGAATGCCATCCCACCGTATAATATTAAGGCAAATATTGTAATCCACTGAAGAAGCATATCTATAAACTCTGGAGATTTATGTCCTCCCATAGACATAATAAGATCCATTCCGGATATGGTAAATAACCCGAAAGAACAGGCCGCGAACTCAAGAAGGATTTTCAAAACTCCCATTTCGCTTATGCATGTCAGTATCTTAAAAGGCCTCTTTCTCTTTCTTCGGATATAGCAGTGTTTGATACTTTTTATAGTAGCTAACAAAAGATTTATAGCTAATATAAACAATATAGAATATATAAGGTGGTGAATCTCCTGGAAATTCATCCACAACGCTGATAATCCGGAAATGAGAAAAGCCCAGAAACTTTCTAAATTCATCCTTCCTACAAAACGATAAGCCATATTAGAACATAGTTACTTTCTTGCTACTTCCAAGAGAGTCATATACGTCAATATGGACCCAATTGGTACCTGATTCTAATCTAATGGGACAAGGAAGTAAATCCTGCAACTGAATTATTTTATTCCTTGTCTCTTCTGCCGTCATGCCCTTGGCATCGAAATCGATGGCTGCTCCAAGCATATGAGGACTGATATACAACGACCCTGATACGGTCTTTGATTTTACTATATCCGAGATATTGTTCCTAAACCCACGCTCATCAAACCTTCCACCTGACTTCCATGTATTGACCGTCATCGGAGTTTTCAAAATGTCTTTCCTTAAAACCAGTATCGTGTGAAGCAATTCAGTTCTTAAATACCTCCAACAAAGATCTTTATCTCTACCGTATTCTTTAGGACCAACTAATTCAACAATACTAAAATACTGACTCAATTCTTTTATAATATCTTTTCTTTCCATAACTTAACCTTTTTCACAAAGATAATCAGAACCTTACCAAATATTAAAATAAGCAGAGTTTGGATTAAAGAAAAACCCCTGCATAAATAAATATACAGGGGCCATCCATAACATTAACAACAAATTACGACCTAAACAGCCCTCACATATCCGGCTGATACAAGATCGGAAAGATTCTCATAAGCCAAAGGAATACCTGAATCTCTTATGCAAAGATACTTAATTTCTTTGTCTATGTAATACTTTCCATTCTCTAAAATAGAATTATATACCCAAGGAATAGGGTCGTCTATCGTACCTGAATGTTTTTCCTGAACAACCATATACAGACTTTCGGCTCCACCTCCCTGACTAGGAACCCAGTCGGCTTGGAGATTATGATTTTGCCTTACTTCAAACAGGGTCCAATCCAAATCCGAAGGTTTGTTTTTGCTACGGAAACGTTGCCCTTTTACAACAGCCGTGCCCATAGGAAGACCTTTGTCTCCGTAAACTCCATCCTTGTCCCAGATAGGGTACAACCCCTTTATCTTAAGAGCAAGATTCTGGTCAGTATTTTCAAGCATAGCCGGCGTGTTGATCATCGCCCTTATATATATAGCTGTAGCCTTCTCCGGATCATTGGCTTCAAGTATCTTATTTTTTTCTATGATCTGATCCTTTGTCCTTACCAACTTTTCAGGATAGCCTTCATCTACTTTCATAGACTCAACTTCACTCCTGTTGGTTTTAGAAGCTATTTCCTTTTCTATAGCAGCAGTACGATCGTTGCACTCAGATTCATATACATGCATTTCATTCATTGCCGTATTAGCAATATCAAGCTCGTATTCTGAATCTGCTACGGATACGGTGTATATCCCGCTTCCTTTTGCTACATCAATATCGTTTTTAACCTTCTGCCTCATGCTGCTGTTATACCATATCTGTTTACCATCCAGACTATAAGAACGGACAGCATCAGAATAAGCATATTCCCTGGCCTCAGAAACTTTCTTGTCCTTAGCCTTGGCAAGCAACTCCTCTTCAGTTGGTCCAGGAGGCTCCGGGTCAAGTTGCATGGCAATAACTTCTTTCACACTCGCATCAAGATTGTCTTGATGGAACTTTTCTTGATCGGAGTCAAGTTGAACCCATTTACCATCTAAGAAATCTTGGTAAGAATACCCTACTTCGTAAGAAGAGGAGTCCAACTCGTATCCTTTCCAGTAAAAACCTTTTACGTTTTTATTTACATAAAGCATACTTTATCCTTTCTATTAAGCTTGTTCACCTACTCTGATAACCAACTTATCATTGATATACCAGATACTTAATTCTATAAAACTATTTTTAGGTATCACTACGCTATCGCCTGACATACTCTGGAACTGTCCAGAGGTAGGAAGCGGCTGTGTGATGTCCGTGCCGGTGGTGTTGTTAACCCGCACCTGCCACTCCCTCCCAACATACTCAGAAGATACGGTCATAGACAGATTCGTAGCAGAAGCGACGTTGGCTATGATATTATGAGCACCTTTTGGTAAATTTGCCAATGTTGTAACAACCTTAGGGGGCATAGCCATAAAATTCAAATAAGACAATATCGTATTAGACAACGTAACCATATTGTTCATAGCCTCATATGTCTTATCTTGAATAACAACAAAAGTCCCCACCTGAATTTCCATATCATATTCAGATGCGCCTACCGCTGAGTCGGTATTAGCAAATGAGGTAAATACTATTTTTAATTTAAAATTATTTTCAAAATCATTACCTTCTAAAAAATAATTCAAATAATAATAATCACCATCTAACTTACCTAATGTGATATTGTTATTGTATGCATCCAAAACTTTTGCAAACGAATTTTCATCAAGAGATCCGGAATTACCAGAAAATATGGATAAATCAAGATAGCCAGAATCTACTCCTGTACTTACCATACCAAGCGATTCAAGTACCTTAGTTCCACCGTCTTCAGTAACCAAAATATATTCGTTATACACGTTTTTAGTTTCTGTAGATGCCACATCGTCTTTTACAAGATACATGACATTATCCTTCGCTTCTTCAACAGTAGGAAGTTTGCTAACAATCTGTTTCTTCCACCCTGCTGCCGAAACAGCATCATCTATGTACTGTTTTGTTACATGATCTCCCCATGTCATATTACTAAGAAGAGTCTTGCTACCGTCCTGACTTCCGGCAGGGGGAGCCGGGATGAGGCCTCCCTTCCCCGACTCCGAACCTGTTCCAGGAGCAGCCTGCACCACATTCTCAAGTCTGGAATCAACCTCCTGACCTTCGAATTTACTGTTATAACCTACTTCTGCCATTTTTTTATTTCTTGTTAATTTTATCCAACAACTTCTTGACCTGGTCTACGATGTCCATCACCGCACCAACCTTGTTTTTTACGTCCTCAACCTTCTGATCAATCTTAGAATCCAAAGCCTTTAAACGATCTTCGTTTTTACGATACACTAAATACAGGGCTAAACCGATGATTGCTATCGTAAGGATATTAGCCAAAACGCATCCGATTATTATCTGAAACATGATGATTATATGGTAGATAACGCTACCACACGCTTTAATTATTCAACTTTTTACAAATATAGTAATTGCCCCAATCATAACAAGATCAAAGACACTCGTCATTAACATCAGACACCCATTCTTTAGATGAAAGAACAGATTCAAACTCAGAAGAAGGGCTATCATATACCGAATACGGATATTGAGGATCGTCATCAGCCTGCGCGTCTAAAGACTTAAATAGATGGTCATAATGTTCTACGTGTAAAATAACCCAAGAGCCGTCTACGCTCGCTCTTGGGCTACCTGTTCCTAATTCACGTTTCTTTTCTTCAGATACGGAATCATATACTTCTTTTGGTATGATAATGAATTTCATATTATTTTGCTTTTAAAGTTTGTAAATAGTTATATGCTTTGATACAACCTTCCCTGGAGAGGACTGTAGGATAAATCGCTAAGTTTTTGAAAGCAATTTTAGTATATGCGTTACCTGAATATCCTATAGTTAAGAAATTTTTACTGGTAGATTCCGTTTCTTCATTATAAATAGATTCTTTCCAGTCTTTTGAATAAATCCTGCCATCAGAACAAATTGCATTAACGGTATTTTGATCGGGAATCAAATTATTTCTACCATTTTTTATATTAATGAGTATTGAATTATAATTATAAATGACTATACTATCAAATTTTATAATACCAGCATTGTCTTTTTTCCCTGTATTTATAAGCTCCCAATCTCCTATTACAGTCCAATCATTACCCATTTCAAATATAGACGAAGTTATCTTATCATCCACCCCATCAGTAACCAGATAGCCAGCATATTCCCCTTCTTTATTGTAACCACTTCCTTCGATAAACCCTAAATTAGACAGTACAAGATTATTACCATTGCCCGTAATGTTGGCAATAGTAGCACGATCTTCGTCCTCGTTGGTTTTGCCTACCACTGTCCATGCCTGGTCGGGAAAGAGCCAGGGATAGGTTTTAACGAAGTAGTCTTTGATCTTGGTCAGTTCTTCTTCGGTGGCGTCGTGGTCGAGAAATACAAGTTCCCAGATAGCAAATCTACCACACTGTTGGCCTCCAGACAATCCACATCCTACACCTAATGGTTTTCCATGATTTTTGTCACCTTTTAAAATACCAACATTATTATATTGTTTTGATGTTTGCCATGTAAATGGTGATTTTGCAAAATCTATGATACCTCCAGCACCTAAATTCCAATAACCCTTATTTGAGGATTCTATTTTTTCAAATGCTACACCTTCTCCTGTGGAATAATTCCTAGTTGACAACAGTCCTCCTGTCAAAGTTGTATTCAAGAAATCCTGATCCCACTGTCTCAACGCTACAACCGTATATCTCTTTTCCTTAGTCAGAATAGGGAAGTTATCACAGGTACCGTAATCGCCTACTCCGTCAAAGACAAGTGCGCCGGGGTAGAGGGGTAGTTGTTCGATGGTAAGTTTAGATCCATACCATCTTTCAGGATATTTTTCTATAGAAAAATAGAGAGCTTCTGCCAAAAAGTTAGACGGAATTATTTCATACACACCATCTTCTGACATGTAAAAACGATTGCCCAATCGATCATCCAAAAAAGCATCGCAACCTTCTGGTATGCCTGTTACTTTTAAAACGCAAGATTGACGTAATTTTATATTATGGTACAATAAACCCAATGAGACATTTTCTTTAAATGTTGCTGTTATTTTAATGCTATTTCTTTCAAAATAAGCCGCCGTTGAATTTGTGCCCCACTCATCTATGTCTGCAACATACCCGCCAACCCCGGACATCCCCTTCCAAGCGAAATCCTTCAACTGTAGATCATGACCATTACCTGTCTTATCTACCCATACAGGATTGGCAGCCATCTGCTCATTAGTAAGACCGGAAGCTGAATATCTGGCTACGATACCTTCTATATCCGGGAAGGAATCTACCTTGCATGGCAGGTCTAATATCATTTTAGCATACTCTTTAAAAGGTATGGAAGTAGGTACATCATACCCTTTGGATATAAGGGCTTGCCTTATATCCTCTTTGGTATTGATGATCCTCATTAACTTATCTGATATGGTTCCCATTACACTTCCTCCCCGTTTATGTAATCCAATACCGAACCTATATCTCCGATGTCCGATTTTATTGACTCACCTTGAGAATGTATTTCAATAAGCTTCTGATATAAGGTATTATCCCCTATACGATTATTATCTGTAGCCTGCTGCTCGATCTTAGTTATCGTATTAGGATCTTCGTACTTAGTACCATCAGGACCATACCATTCATCCGTTAAATTAGTGTATTTGTGACGGACTGGAGTCGGTATAGACTCCAATGTTATTAAATAATATTCGTTACAACTCATGACAATAAGATTTAATGGTTACAACAATTACATCTACAAACTGTCTTTACATATCCAGTAGGAATAGCGGCCAGCGTCGTCCCTACGGCTATCGCCGGGTCAGTGCTTTCCATAACTGTCAGCGCCATCTTGTCTATGTCAAGGTCATTGTCGTAAACGATTTCTCCCTCAACGTAAATGCTCCCTGCATCAGAAACGTAGCAGTTTTTCACCTGCCTTATATGGCGCTGTGTAGCAGACGCAAAATCACACTCGATACTTAACCACCCTACCGGTATCTGATCAATATTGGATCCGATATTGTAATCAGGATCGGTTGTTTTAAGAACCATATGTCTCAATTCCCTTGTATTTCCGTATCCGTCCATTGTTATGTATGTCCGGATCTGAACCTTGCCCTTTTCCGTCTTATAACAGTTTTCTACTATTTCCGTATCGGATGTAGTAGCATCAGGGAAATCACAGACAATACGTTGCCATCCTTCTTGTATTTTGCTGAATGTTGCGCCTCTTTGTATATCAGGGTCGGTAGTTTCTAAGACAATAAGATACTCGTCCCGGACTCCTATTATGCTATCTACCGACCTGTATCCACCAAGATGTATTTTACCACCAGGAGTAGTATAACATTCATCTACGGACATAATATGTCTTTCCGTAAGATCGGGGAAGTCGCATTCGGTTTTCGTCCATTCGTTAGGTATCTTATCTATTCTCGTCCACTGAGGATAGGCGGCGTCCGTTGTCTTAACAATATAATAATACTGTCCCCTTACACCAAGAACGGCATCAATAGCTTGATAGCCTTTTATATTGACCTTGCCACCATCAGTCTTATAACATTCGTCCACTTCAACAATTTCCCTGTCCGTCATGTCAGGAAAATCGCAGACCATCCTCACCCAATCTTCGGGAATGGAATCCATCACGGTTCCTACCTTAATATCAGGATCGGTTGACTGAAGAACGGTATAAACCTCTTCCCTGGCTCCAAGGATGTTGTCTATGGCTACCAAACCTTCTACTTGCACTTTTCCTTTTTTAGTAGTGTAACATTCAAGAACGTAAGTTACGTCTCGTTCTGTCATATCAGGAAAGTCACAAACCATTCTAACCCAATTTTCCGGAATTAGCTTAAAAACATGGCCGGAAGGGAAATTATCGTCAGTTGACTGAATAACGGTATAAATAGACTCCCTGATATTTATCTTATCATCTATGGCTTCTAATCCTTCTATTTCAACCTTACCATCAGGAGTTTTATAACATCTGTTGACAAACGTAATGTCACGTTCTGTCATATCAGGAAGATCGCAGTCGATCATAACCCATTCGTCCGGTATTTTAGTAAGAACCTTACCTACCGGATTATCCATGTCGGTACTGTCGGTAATTCTATGGGTTTCTTTAAGAACATCCATCTGATCGTTAAGAAGATACCAACTCCATACTTCAACCTTTCCACCAGGTGTACGGTAACAGGTTTTGAAATCTTTGATAACTTTCTCAGCTATGTTAATCCACTCCCATTCGGTTGTGGCCGGAATACCAGAAACAGGATGCTTCTTACCTTCTTCGTCAAGATACCAATAACAGCCATTTAAGGACACAACCACTTGGTGGATTTTGTCCCCTATTTTTATACCGGATTTGCTGTCATCTACCGGTTGGGAGGAACCCCATTTTCCAACTATGTTGGTTATTTTGTCAATGCCCCTACCTAAGGCACCGACTAAAGAATCCACGCCGTTCATATGAAATCGATCTATTTCAAATTATTTTATTACAAAAAGGGGGAGGAGGACCAGCCTCCTCCCCCTTGGGATATATAGAAAAAAAGGAAAATCAAATCTTGCAGGGCTTGATATTTGCCGAAGCAGCTAACAAATCCATAAGGTCTTGAATACCTTCGTGAGCACCGTACGGTACATGGAAGTGTACTGTAATATGATCATCAATTACCCTACCGAAGCCGTTAGAATAACGCGCCGGCTTCAACGTTACTGAATAATCAGCATACGGAGCCAACAGGTCTAAGCGGGTTTCTTCGTTGGTAAACATCCGTTCCATAAGTTCTTGGTGAGTCTTACGGAAGTCGAAGAACATACGTTGTTCGCGTTCTTTATCCAGCAATTCAGCGCCAAGGTGAGTACGCGGAGCCCAGTGCTGTTTGTATTCGGTATGGATCAGGTTGAAGTACGTGCTGATAGCCTCGCGCTGTTCATCCGGATAACCACCATTTACAGCAATACGAACAGATCCTTCTTGGAATGTCAGACGGTCAATCAAACAGTCAGACGGAGAAATCATGTAGTCAATACCACGGAACAAAATACCGCATTTGCAGTTCTTAGGAAGCGGATCGGCGATAATGGACTGATCTCCTGCTACGGCACCCAAACGTTTCCAATTACGTCCACGATAAGATTCGGGCGCTTTCGATACAAAGAAGTCTTTGAAAATTTTATCGCATTCGTCGCAAACCATGTTAGTAACGACCGTTGTTTTGAATTTGTGTTGACATCCACCAGGTGTACCGTAATCTTCGATTGTCAGATACGGGAATGCTGCCTGTAATTCTTCTTTAGCACTGTTACCACATTCATCATCCGGCAACGTGATTTCATAAGCTTCTTTCGAAATCTTACAAGAACCACATGCTTCCCAGCTAACGGTAGTAACAGTAGGATTGCTACACATATCTGCTGTTTTAGCAACGAACGTTACTGTGGCAGTCGGATTGGTTTCTACAAATGCATCGATATCAGCCTTCGTCAGTTTCTTGCTTACGGCCACAGTGTACATACCTACGCCGCCATCTTGGGCTGCTGTTTTCTCGGCAGTGCTACTAACGGCATTCTTAATGCTTTCTACTACAGTAGACTGATCAACGCCATCATCCTCTAACGTTACGGCATAAATCAAACCGCCGTCTACCTTAGTATATCCTTCAGGACACTCTTCGCAGCCTTTCATTATAGAAGACAGCTTTTGAGTATAATCAGCAGGCTTACCACCTTCTTTCATCACCTGATATTTGGAAGTAGAAAGATGACGTCCGACTCTCTTGATATCCAAACCAGGATAAGCAGCCTTAAGCTGAGCCAGGGCATAAGCATCACCGGTATCACACATTTCCATACAATAGAAATTCATGTCGGTTTCCACCGGAGTTTTTTCCAACTCGTCACAAGAATGGATAGGATGGATTTCTACAAAATCACCTACCTTTCCACCACCTGCAATCGGCTGATTCTTGATACGTTCGATTGTTTTCAAGATAGCAGCCAAAATATCAACATCTTCGCAAGGATCACATTCTGAACACATATCCTCACGACCAGGACAGTTTTCGAAAATGATGTAATCATCGATATTCACCTCACCCATCGGATAACCACGAAGCTCGAACAAACGTCCTGTCAGCTTAATATGAATAGGGATACGATCGCCTTTTCTTGCTGTAATAGCGGTATTGTCGTCAATTCCGTTGTAACCGAAAATAACTTCATCTACTTTAATTTCTTTGCTCTTCGGAGCAGAAGCATACACTTCTATAATTTCATCAATAGCAAACGTAGGTGTAGAGAATGATTTATCATCAGATACACGGTCGTTCACCATCTCATTACGTCCGATTCTGATCTGGAAACGTTGTTCGTCCTTACGATATCCTTTCAAGTCTTTCAACGCTTTCAAACCATCTTTAGTCTGCTCACCATCCAAATCATAGATAGCGATCTGACCTTCTTGAAGCAACAAAGAATCTACGTCCGCCAACTTAGCGTGCGGAGGACAGATAATGTGTCTGTCATACGGTTTATGGATAGCCATAGCCTTATAATATTTTAAAAATTAATATTCTGTTATCTGTCTCAAAAATAGCGATAGTCATATAAGCAACAAAAAGCATTAGGAATTAATTAATTCTTAATGCTTTTTGATAGTCTTTAATTTAGGACACGTCTTTATTCTGCTATAAAGGAGATTGGACGTTGTTTGAGTCTATTTGATAACGTCCATATTCGCTTTCATTCAAAGCAAATTGCTTTTCAATCATGTTAAGGATAATACCAATTAATTTATCATCTAATTCAGGATCTATATCGGTTGAATTAGAACCATCGGATTTAACATATCCTTCGATGTCAACTTCCTTAGGATAGCGGTAATACGTAAGGTAAACGGTGTCTACTTCAAAACCAGACTTGTACACCCTTACCGAATCTTCGCCTATAGTGTAGAACGTTTCCCTAAAATCAAAATCAGGTTTGTTAAAAAAGTCGGCAAGAAGCTCATGCGGGTTTTCGTTCTTAGCCTCCCACATGGTAAAATCAGTGACCGTGCATTCACCTTTGGTAAATACGCCTGATATGTTTGAAAAAGAAAAGAAATCAGAAGGCAATGAAAACAAAGTGCTTTCCGGATTATCTTTATCTCCTTTCTCGTCAAGTTCTTTTGAATACACAACTAACTTTTGGATATAACGTATATCCTCTTCGTTTTTCTTATCAAGGATATAACGAACAAGGCGGTTTTGTTCGTCATTAAAAAGCTGAACAAAACGTGCCTTGTCAAGTTTTATACCACCGTTGGTCATGTTTTCTTCAGCCTTCTGTAAGGCCCGAAGATAACAATCAACAATCTTCATAAATTATTCTTTTTTATCAGCGTATTGATCAATATCAAAACCTTTTTCGTCTTCCTTTTTCTTCTTGTCAGACTTATCTCCTTCTATTTTTTTATGCTTGTTCTTTAAAGCATTATACGCTTCCAGAACACGTGACTTGGTTTCTAACATCGACTTATTGGAAGCAAGAGCCATAGACGCAGAGATAGCGTCGGCGCCCAGGAGCTCGCCATTCAGATACAGTCCGTCGGTGTTGACGGTTACAGCCAGGCCCTCAATCATTTCCTTGATCATACGATGGAATTTAATCACCTGCATCCCTTCGGAAGATTCGTCGTCAGATAAGAACCTTGAGCTTGCTTCTTTATACATATCAACGTTCGTATTCTTGGCGTCAATCCAATTAGTGAATATGTATTGAACCATGCTCTGATCAAGCTCTACGCTGTATATGATGTCAAGATACAAAAGCAGATCGTAGATGCTTTTTCTTTCAGCCTCAGATCCTTTCAGTTTGTTCATGAACTCATATAAAATATCAGCCTTATCAATCTGACGTTGTTTCCTGATATCTACGGCCGTAGTCTTGTCTTCTACACAATAATAAGATTCGACATACATCGGATTACCGTCTTCCTCTTTAGGAGTAAGAGACTTGGATAAAATAGCTATATACAGCTCAAATAAATCACGAACGTCATTAGTGTAGAACAAACGACCATTATATAAGTCAATTCTGTAAGAATCCCAGAAATCGAAGTTCTTTTGGTCCAGGTCCTCATTGACAGTTTCTTCAAACGGATACCGAATATTCTTAATACGCATATCCATTTCATTCTTCTTGTCTTCAAGTGAGTAACCTTTATAACATGCTGAATTGATAAAGAAACCTGTATCATACACCCTAAGATCCTTGTCCCATCCACAACAAGATACTGTCTTGTTCCCAGGGAAAGGAGTCTTGGAAATGCCTCTTTCCTGATATCCGGAAGGAGCTTCTTCATCCATCTTACCTGTTATAACATAAATAGAGTCGGAATATATCTTCATTCCTCCTACGGTAGCCAGCAGTTTCTTAGACTCATGGCTTTCTTCAAAAATCTTTTTTCCCATTTTTTTATATACCCTACGTCTTTTCATATATGAAAAGACTATGTTAGAAACAAAATTTGCGGCCGGTTTTAAAGCCGACCGCAAGTTAATATTAAAAGTTATGATTACAAAGAGCTTGGTAACAATTCAATTGTTACGAACCGGCTGGTATCTTTTACCCAACAAGCCGATACAGAATGGCACCAGAATTGTTCTGACATACGAGGATGGCTGGATACAATTTCTTGAGCCGATACTCTGGATGACCATCTACCTTGTTCGTAACCCCACCACATAGAACCGATATCAGGCTTAACGTAGAATACGTTGCTGTTGATATTACCAATACGAGCTTCGGCTGAAGCAGGGATGCCGGCGAATGCATTGGAATATTCAGGAGCGGTCAAGTCTTCCATAATACATGAATATGATGTGATAGGAGTCATACCGTCTACCAACTGGCTTCTATCTACCATATCAACGTAATCCAAAGAAGGTTCGTGTTCTACAATAACCTTACCAATACCCGGAATAGTAACACCCTTGATCTTTACAGTTCCTAATTCAAGAGCATCGTTTGATCCTGTTACCGGATTATTGATAATACGTTCTGTACCCATAAGCGGAGCCAAGGCACCCAATTGAGAGAAGAACTCATCACGGAAGATTTCAACGATGTTCTTGTAAGCCATAGCACCTACCTTGAATTTCATTACACGATTTTCAATCGGCATATCGCTACGACCACGGAAAATATAGTCAGCAGCAGCCAGGAAGTGTTCGCGCTTGATACCGCCCGGACGTGCATATGAGATAACGAAACCACGGCGAAGTTGATGGTACAAACCTTCGTTTTTCATCAAAACACCATTATGACCCTTAACTCTACCTCCACGCATGAACATAAGTTCGTATGCTTCCATCTTAGCCAACTCAGCCAAACAGAACAAAGACACTGTATTGGCTACACGTGCCGTACGCATATCAATGCTTCCGTCACCAAGACGAGAACCGATAATGGCATAACTTGCATCACCTCCTCTGATTTCAGAAAGCTGACGAACTTTCTGGTAAGCCTTGTCGATGAAATTCTGTGTACGTTCGTCCGCATAAGCCAAAGACTTAATACCAGCGTACATAGTCGTTTCACCTTCAACACCACGGTGTCCACCAAGCGTAAATTCACAAGTCATAGAACCGGCCTTAGAAACACCTCCTACACCAGAGAACTGAGTAGAGAACTCACCAAGAACGTTTGTTACCTTCCAGTATTTAATACCGGCGCGAAGCATGTCTTTCGGGAAGTATTTAGCACGAGAACGACCCCACAGCTTACACCAATATCTCCAGTTTTCACCTTCTTGTTTCGGAGGGCGCTCTGTAGAGATAAGAGCCTGGCAACCGTTAATCACATCGTAAGTAATAACATCTCCTTGTTTGAATTGTGCATTCAACACAATTTCGAAGAAGCTTTCATCAATACCAGGTTTTGCATATTTCAAAGACGTGTCTTCTACTGTAACCACCTCATACGTTTCTGATACCGGAAGATCATAACGGAATGAACCATTGATACCATTTACGGTAATAGTAGCATCCTGTTTAATCATACCCATATACATAGGCAGAGGATAGTTTGTAATGTTAGAAAACAACTCAAGCATACCCAGATGGTTCTTATCCGGATTTTCGTAGTACCAATCTTCTAAAGAGCTAAGATCGTGCTCTACGATACTTTGCTTAACGACTTTAGCGTCGGTATATCCAATCACCGTGTCACCATTCATGGTGGCCGGGAAATTTTTTGTTAAAAGTACATTAGCCATGAACGAAAAAATGTTTTAATTTTTAATCTATACTGATTTCATCGAACTTCACACCTTGAACTTGATCACCTTTATCATCTACCGGAGCTACCCTCTTGTCTTTATTTGTGTGGCTGATGAGCTTATAAATTTTCTTCTTCTCATCAACTACAGCTTGATTCGACTTCTGTTTTATGAACTCTCCTGGGTTCATAAGAAACATAATCAAATCTGGCGCTTCTTCCGGATTCATCATCATCTCCCTTACCCTATTAAATGCTTTGGTAATTCCGGGATTCGATTCAGAAGGTTTTAGGGCAAAATCAAGAGCTTTAGATACCATAGTGTCATTTAGCTGATACTTTGCCTGGATAGAAGACTTAAGGTCTTTCTTATACCTTCTAAAATCTTCTGCATCCTTCGCCTTCTTTCCGGCAGCCTCTTTAGTACGTTGCTGGATAATATCATCCATTCTCTTATCAAGCTCAGCCTTATACTTTATAGCCTTTGCTTCAACATACTCTTCTCCTTTATTGATAATGCCTTTGAAAAACTCATCAGCTTCATCTTTAGGCAACCCAAGAAGATCAACATAATGGCGAACGATCTTTATCTGATCTGCTTTGTTTTCAATGTCAAGCTTTTCTATCGGAGCGACATTCGTATCATATTGCTTAAGAATATCAACGATATTAGCGCCAGCCTTATCAGCCTGAATAAGCTTCTTGGTAATATCAGAAACAGAAGTAACATCTATCTTATCCTTAACAATATCCTCTTTCTGGCTTTCAAGGACTGTAGATAGTATGTCACACAACGAATCTTCTTTACTAAAATCAAGATCATTGATAGTAATCTCTTCGCCGTTTTCACCGCTAAATACCACATCTTTCAAATCGGGAATGATCCCTCTTGAAGAAAGGGCATCCAATACTTTTCTGTAATTGACAACCGGGGTCTCTACCGGATCCTGTTTAACGTCAACCACATTCTTTTCTCCTTTTTTATCCTCTTTAGGATCAGGAGTAGGATCGACAACCGGCTCTTCTTTAATTTGAGAACCTTCTTCTACAGGCTTCTCATCTTTTTTAGCCGGTTCATTACCATTAATAGGCAGAATATCTTCTTCCCTATTATAAACATCATCAACTGGACCGATACTAAAAATATCGTCCAATTCTACTATTCCATTTTTTTCTAATTTTCTCATACTGCAAAAATATTTAAATACCTATATTTCAGACAAAAAACTTATAAGTGTTTAATCTTCACTAAAAATTAAACATCCCCAAATTTTATTAGAGATTTTCTAATGAAATTTGGGGATGTTTAATCCTTAATTCTTATTGATTCCGGCTACATACCTTTTGGTGGCATCTTCCCTCGCTCGTTGAGCAAGCTCTTTGGATTTTAATTTTAACTCTTCCATTTTCATTCTCATTTCATCATCATGAAGTTTGGAATCGTTTTCAATTTTCTTATCCTCTATCCTTTCATTGCTTTCTATATCAGCTTGCCTTACGGTCTGATCTGAAACAGAAGCCAGGAAGTTGAGGGAGGTGGCGTCGCTCTTGGCGTCTGCCGCCCTGCCTGCCGCCTGAATCTTCTCTTGAAGTATCCTGTATTGACCTTTCTTGTCTTCCAAAGCAAGTTCATGCTGACGTTGCTTATCCTTCTCAGCAGCTTCAGCTTGTATCTGTTGCTGGTTAAGCTGCATCTGATTCTGTTGTTGCTGCTGCATCTGACGCTCGTTGTATGCGCGAGTATTCCTTGCATTCTGTATAAGTTCCACCATAGAATCTGATGTGAAGATAGATGCAAGATCGTAAATATCGCCTCCGGCTGTATTTAGCTGCAACATGAAAGTTTTAAATTTCTCAAGCTCATCCCTTTTCTTGGAATTAGATAATGCCTGAACACCAAGATGCCTTAGACTAAGACCGTCGGTTCCTATAGATAAAAACGCTCTGGTAAGATCACTTTTTGTGTACATTACAGAAATATCCTTTCCTTCTTCCTGACATTGTTGAGCAACAGCCAGATGAAGATCCAAAGCGCGTTTCTTGAAGTAACCGAAGTTATCAAAGTATATCTGTGTTTGTAACATAGATGCTGTAACGCCCTGCTGGACCCCGGTGGCGGTCTCATACCTGTTGGGGCCGTTAATTACTTGAGGCGTGATACCAACCATTTCAAAACATTTCATCCTCGACCATTCAGCAAGTTCCATTCTTGTTTTAAGTTGCTCTGTCTGGGACAAATCATAGACAGCAAACTGGTTGAAAGGGACACCACCTTTCGTGTTTTGAGATGAGGTATCTAATGTAAGAGCACCTACAGACTTAGCTACATCAAGAAGGTTTGCCCATATATCAGCCACATCTTCACCCAAATCCTTGTATTCACTCGGAACCAGATTTATATCTCCTAAGAAGAATTTACCGATCTCCTTTTCAAGAATATTGTTTATCTGGTTTATGGAGAAATTATAGAATATTTGATATGGCTGAATCCTGTTAGCCATAGAAGTACCGATATATCCGGCAACAGGTAAAACAAAGTCATAGATGTTGCTATCCCCTTTTATCTGGTGATCGATAGGTTCTCCATCCAGATACAGGTTGTCCTGAGCGAGGGCACCTCCACTTATTTTAACCCCGTACCTTACCTGTGGAACGTAATCTACGAAATAGGTATTAATCTCCGGGTTCTCCATTCCCTTACTCATGGTTCTGGTAATTTTCTTAATACCATTTTCCTGTAAAAAGTCCTGAAGAAGCTCGTCGGTTACCATTTCGGTAGTTACTAATCCGGTTTCAGTTTGGTAGGTAATTACATACACCTGAGCCGGGGATACCCAATATGATTCAGTTACCTGATACAAATCACTACGAACATGCTCGTCGCTTAAACTCTGGGCACGGTTATAATAATTACCATGCTCTAAATTTGGCATGAATCTGGTTCTGTGATATTCGTTGCCATTACTATCGTATCCGGTATATGTGCCGGCTGGAATACCGTAATAATCCTCATAAGCTTTTATAGAAGCATAATCATTATATCCTTTCCAAGGTATTACCTTATTCTGATATAACATCCCTACACTCGCCGATTTGGATAAACTTACATAGCTTCCATTATCACCATTGTTATAAGTACCATTGAAATTATCAGCACCTCCTATAAGCTTTTGCTTGTCTTTTGCCGTAAGAAGATGCCCCCACCTTACTATAATATCATTGGCAGTATAATAATGAACACGACCAATATAATCACCGTACTGCGGATACTTGCTATCTAATGTCTTAGAATAAAACGTATTCAACGGAGACCATCTCTCCGGCTTATAATAGTCGTATCCTACATGATAGTTTCTAAAACAACGACCGGTAAGAAGATAGTCGATGAAATTCTCGGTGTCTATCTCATCCATGTAAAAACGCCCCCTGTCTGCTTCAAGCGTATGAGAACCCCATATAACCTCGGCAGTCTTCCATTTTGTATTCATGAAATTCTCTATCTCAGGAGGGGTCATAGATGCTTTCACCTCTTGTATCTGTTGAGCATAAGCCTGCTTTTCTTCTTCGCTTGCAAAATTATTATAATCCGGATCCAATCCCCTATTTAACAATTCTTGCCTAACCCTTCTGTCCAATTCCTCTTTAATGTAATTATGAAGGAGATTCTCCTTCGTGGCAGAATACTGATTCACTTCAGATTCGTCCAATCCAACTACATTATACTTGTCAGAAAGGTTGCCCAACCATCCTACAAAAGCGTTTACGATCGTACCTATTATATCATAATGACGTAAGAATGATGGAATATTTACATTGTCCCTTATAGACTGAACATCCTTAAGATAAGGAATTACGTCTTTCAGCTCCATAAAGGATAACTTACCTTCCATCATTCTATAAAAATCCTTGAACTTCTGGTTCTCATCAAGCTGCTTCAAACCAATCAATTCAAGAGAATCCATAGTGGCTTTAAACCACTCCTTGGTTTTTCTCTTGGTAGGTATCGCCTGTACCGGCAAACCTGAAAATACTCCTCTGGCCGGAAAAGCCTGATCTCTATTGAAATATTCCATCCTATTATCCTATTTTTCACAAAGATAAGGAATTTGTTCTCGTCACCTCATTTTATAAGGGTTATGTCTTCTTACCGTAAATCCTTTGACCTGTTCTATCTTCTTGCGCTCTCTCTTCTTTTGATTCTCCTTCTGAGTCGTACTTTCAGGCATGTAACCCATATCATCATAATACTTAGCCAGAAGAAGAGCGTGGCCGAAGGCTATGATACGGTCGGTGTTGGTCCCGGGGCCGAAGGCTATGATCTCATCAAGAAGTTCTATATCAGGGATACGGTAAATACCTTTCTGTGTTATTTCATTACCATCATCATCATACCCAACAACAACATCCTCCCAACAATATTGAATAACGGTATTGAAAAGCATACGCTGATTGGGAACCGTAGGAGCCAAACCGAGCTTATTGTTCTGACGGGCTCCGGCACGGATAATCTTACCGGCAAGACGTTCGCCATCTTCCAGCAACATAAGCTGCTTATTTCGTCTCGTAAGATAAAATTCATACATTCGGTCGGCATTCTCCATAAGACACTTGGCCCCATACGCTTCTTGAAGTATTTCACAATTCCTACAAAAATCATCGGAAGATGGAGGACGTGATGCGTATGATGCTACTATGCAATAAGCAAATGGATCGTTGATTTTTACATATCTTTTAAGTACATAAAACGAACCAACAGAATCAGTATCAGCCTTGTCAGATTTATAGGGGTCAAGCGATGAGACATAAGTGTAATCAAAAACACCTCCTTCTTCTGGTGGATCCTCATATATAACAACAGGAGAATCTATGTTACCACCTTGAAACGGATAATCAGCAAGCTGCTTATCACTAAAATTATACCCCATTTTCATGCCGTCTATCTGATAAATATCCACTGTTTTACCAGGCCTACCTTCTTCAAGAAGACGGCTTTTGTGCTTCAACGCATCTTCTACAGGGAACCTATTTACGTTCGTATTAAGGAAACAATCATCTATAGACAAAGGGAATGCCATTCGTTCCTGGACGTATAAAGCTCTATCCTTTTTGACAAGTTCGTCAAGACGTGATTTTATTATTCCAGTATTTTTATCAAAGTCTGAAACTTTTATTTTTATCTTCTTAAGACCGGGAGCATTCTCTACTCCAAGATACTTATCAAGAGTCGTTTCTTTCTTTTCATAAGCATGAGACATCTGGGCCGGAACAAAGCATCCAGATTTACATATACGCCATGTTGGTTTAATAACTCTCTTATTTAGAATATCATAATTCATTATAATGAATCCATATTCGTCCGGAGAGTTCATGATTTTCTGGGCATCTTGAGACTTTTCTACATTACCGCCAGTTCCCGCCATCAAACAAACGCCCCTCATTCTACCATGCATCATATGAGCTGGCCTACCGGCAAGCCATGCCCCAAGCACCGGGAATTTACCTACCTCATCATATATAGACGTATATGGAGTTCCGCCTGCGGTCTTCAATGAGCCTCGTGTCTTTCCATCATCAACGTTGGTGATTCTTATTCTGGCATGAACATCACGTTGATTATTGATGTTTCTTGTACCTAAAACAACTTCTTTAGTCCAGTCGTTACCAGTCCTGTTTATAGTAAGATAAGGAGGAAGATTATCAAGTCCAAACTCAAGATACTCTCCCATATTGGCAAGGTCTTCTTTACTTGCTCCAATAACATTATGCGTCAAATTGTACGTCATTGTAGCATTACGAGCCAGAAGAGAACTCATTATGGCCGTATTATGAGTAACGATGTAATTGGTGGTCAAAAATAAATGAGAATCATTATCAACGGTTATACAAGTGGCATGCTCCTTTCCGTATATCGATATGGATCTTATTTTTAATTCCTTACGATTCCTTGATAGTATAAGTTTATTCCCCTCCAATTTAGCATACCAACCTGAAGCCCAAAACATACGTTGTACAAAATTTATGACATCCATGTCAATATGAGACAACGTAAGCTCTTCTTCTCCGGTTACTACGTTTCTGAAAGAACGAATGAAGTTTTCTATAAAATCTTTCTTTTGATCTATGGACGATCTTAAAAACTTCTTACAAACGTATTTATCAAAAAACATATCCCCTCCATAGCCACCGAGATAAGCCGCCAGCATCGAGGCGTAGGCTGACGGCGGAACCGGCAGCTTTGCCGTAGGGTAGTTCAGGGCCTCACCTACTGGAATAGACATACTCTTATAATCTAATCCGGCTATGGATCTAAGACTCCTAACATGCCATTTTCCGCCATGATTGACACGCCATTGGTGATTTCCGCAACAAATAACGTTACGACCGTCTTCGAATACGACTCTGTAGGTGGTTACTTTCCCTTGAGGGTAGACACCTACGACCTCTACCAAATTACCTTTATCGTCATATATCTTATCCCCTACAACAATATTTCCTATCATCTTTTCCCGGTCCTCAAGATAAAGTATCTCAGAATCAAGAAGGGCTTTCCCAAAACGACGGCACCCGAACATGAATATTCCTTTATTCTCTTCTTCAGCCTGCTTTAGAAATTCGGCAAACATCCATTCATTATCACGAAGCTGTGAATTTCCTGGAATACGATCTTCTCCTACGTCAATCATCATCTTCCAGAAATTGATATGCCAGTATAGCCAAGGATGGATAAACACCCCATTTATGGTAACACCGTTAAGGAGTTTCATAGCCTCATTCTCCCAGAATTGCTTGACATCATCATCTTGCTCTTCATAAGAATAAAGGTCATTCCATAACGGAATATCTTTACCCATATTTATATAAAGTTCTTTACTGTTAATATTCATGACAAAACTATTTATCGAGCTTGTTCTTAGCTTCATTCTTAACAAAAGACTGAATACCTGATACTGTTTGTCCTCCTTTTAGGCTTTTTTTGTTTTTGGCAGCCTCAAGCTGATTATAGACATCCATTATCCCACACATCTTAATATAAGATTCAGTCCATTGCATTAAGCTATCAGACAAGCTTTTTTGAAACCTAAATTCCTTCTCCCTCTTATCGGAATCTTCTATTTTATCCCAAGGATTTTCAGATAGATAACGTTCAGCCTTATCTATCTGATCCCTTAACACAATAAGTTTCCAATCTACGTAAGAGACATCATCATTAGTCGGCTTTCTTGCTTTCATTGTTGATAATTTTTAAAAAAGACTCATACTGAGACTTAAGCATATTAAACCTGTCTTCAAGAGAAGATGGATCAACACGATACTTGCACATGTTTTTTATTCCTTCCTCAACAGATTCTTCCTTGAACATAACAGAATCAGTATTATTGTCAACGTACATAATAAAATCTGATTCTCCGTCGTTTACTATCCTATCAAGAACCTTCTTACTGTCATCATCTACATTGAGATCATGACCGGCGTTAATAGATAACCTGTAAACTGCCTTTATAGAAGAAGATACTTTCAGCATCTCTTGTTGATACAAGTTGGTCATAAACGACTTTTCCTCCAAATCAATAAAGTCTTCTAACTCTATGTCGTTTTCCTCATCCTTCTTCCTAATGATATCCTTAGTTAGCTCTTCCATCTCCTCTCCCACCTTGTCTTGCGCAAACAGTAAATGGTTGTAATAAGAAATAAGATGCTTTATATCTGAATCAAAATCAATCTTCTTCATTGTCAATAACCTTTCTATCATGAATAATAACGTCCATCAACTCCATTGATAAATTATAATCAGCCACTTCAAAAAGCTCGCCGTCTGTCAACGTCCTTAAAAAAGAAACGGACAATCCTCTTTTCTTTGCAAAAGATCTAAGTACAGCATAGAGAATGTCTCCGGCAGAATAATCAGGTAGATCGTCACAAGATGCCTGCAACATAGAAAATAAGGACTTCCTTTTATCCTCGCATTGTAAATGCCTTGCTTTACCACAGCCGCCCATAACTTAACTTTTTTGAATTATAGTACCTTCAAAATTAAACGGAATCGATTCCTCTTTTTGAGACCCATCTTTTTGATAGTGAACGGTCATATGTTTTACGAATCTTCCTATTCCAAATCCTGATGTATGTATCTCTATATTGAACTTAAAGTGACGGGAGTCTATGATATTCAAATTAGATGACGTACAACCACAAGATGTCTCTGATGCTGTTATCTTCATATCATGCTTCGACTCAAGAACGAATGAAAACTTTATACTGTTTCCTTTCTCTACCGGTTCAAAAATGATTTCAAATGATTTACCGTCTTTAGATAGGTCAATGTTATATTGCTTGTCATCTGTAGAAATAACATTAAACTCATCAGAATCCATTGTAATAAGCTCTAATCTGTTCCATCTTGACTTCTCATCATAAAAATCAATAGAATACTGACGGTCCATCCACGAAGGACGGGGAAGCCCCTCCCCAAGCGCACACTCCTCTGTCTTGCTCCAGGCCTTTTGCTTGATGAAGCACGTACATACCGAACAACGATTTTTACCTATTTTCTTGCTTACATACAAAGAAAGAGGCAACATAGAGTTAGGAACGTTCTTAGTGTTGAATTTACATCCTTCACACTTTTCAAGACGTTCTTTGTACCAATCAGGATAATCCTCTTTTTTTCTTGGAAGTTTTTTTAATATCGTATCCATAAAAGCATCGTATATAACTTCCGCTTGCAAAATCTTTTTCATGACTTATCTATTAAATTCCTGTTCTTGAATATTTTGTATTTCACTAAAACTATGACCTTTACGAGATTTAAAGATAGATAATTTGTTGTGTTTTATCAACATATCCCCACTTTTTATCTCACCTGAGTCATAAGCATCCTTTATCATCCTTATCTTAATATCAAGGCACTTAAGTTCTTTTTCCTGATACTTAGATAATTTTTCTACCTTGGATTTAAGACGCTCAAGGTTATGTTTGCGCCTCTCCATCTCATGAAGGTTACAAACCATATCACCCACATACGGGAACGATACAGACACGTTATCTGTGTACGTACATAAGTTATTGGCATAAGAAATACTGGCTCTGAAAACGTCACGTATTTGGTTTCGGTCGTAAACGCCCCCGGTCTTATCCATCACATCATCTATAATATGTGACTCAAATGATATAGGGAAATCATTCTTCGGCATCGGCTTCAAAAGTTTTCTTTCTGTAAAACAAAGAAACCAACGCACATTGATCTCTTAAACCTTCCAATACAAAAAGACGGCGCATGTTCTCTATATCCGAGCACAAACACCTTGTCCTGTAATTCCCTTCACGGTCAATCAAAATACCACGCTTCTTCATCTCCGTATCCAAAACTGATACATATTGAAGATCGGTACTGAAACAATGAGAAAACTTCTTCTTCGTCTCATACGAATATCCAAACACAAAATAATAAGCAAGAAGATTTAAGTGCCTCGCATCTATGACATTCTTCTCATTACCGGAGGACATTAGGTATCCGTTATAAAACAGAAGTATCTTCTTAGCCATATCTACCGTATTGGAATAAGGCACTAAAAGCCTATAAGCCCTATTACTAACATCTTTATTATCACTTTCTTTCATGAGATTATTGTTTTGATACAAAGATAAGGATTAAAGATTTATAAATTTAAAATTAACGTATTTTATGACAATGGATTCAGAATTTGTCCCGATATTTGCACTGTAACATTAAAAAAATAAGTTCTTATTGTTTGATTCTTGAATTTTTTTTCTACATTTGTAGCGCGTTGCAGACAAGAGATCAATTCAAATAAAACAATAAGAATATAAAATATTAAGTGTCTTGTTGTTCTACTTGGATTAATTCTTATCTGTAACGGGATTTTGGAGTTTTCCGAACGAAAAAAGACATGAATCGGATGGATATCCCCAAAAATCCATCCGATTTTTTTTTGTTACAAATTATGAAGCTACAATTAGGTAGAAATATTAACATAAGTCTCAGACTTTTAGAACAGTGGTCAGATGATCCGCTGTTCATGGAATTGTATGCTTTATACTGTATGATAAAAATCTCCCGCCGGGATTCGAGAATAAGATTCAAAAACCAGAAAGATCTTCTTCATAAACTTGGAATCGGGTATTCGAAATTCAAGAACATGACAGGACATCCGATGTTTGACGAACTGTTCCGTATGACGGATAGTACGTTCGTTGCAAGAAGGTATCGTGTTAATGGCGTACAACTTACTCTTGGGTGCGGGAAAGTAAATATTCCAAAGAATAGGATTTTAATTAAGATAAAGAAAAATGAAATAACAAACCATGAAAAAGTCCTTGACAGGATAAGAGAGGCGATGTTTGTTAATTTAGTCAGAAACAATGAATCTGTACTGAACAGTGGAGAGACAAACTCTCAGGCTGAGGTCGTAGACGGAAGCCACTCGTATTATGGATTAATTGATTCGACGATAAGTAATAAAACAATTGCCTTGTACTTGAATGTAGGACTAACAAAAGCGAAAGAGATTGTCAGTGTGGCGATACAAGACAAGCTCGTAAAAAGGTTCGAAAACATACAATTTATAACATACGTAGATAATCCTCGTGCTTACATTGAAGCAAACGAACATAACTACCCAATAGGTAAGCTGATTGCGGTATATAGGCACGGAGCAGTTTTCTGGCAAATAGCAAATACCTGGACCTTGTATAAAAAAGGAGCAACAAACAGATGGTATTTTGGAGAGAAGGATATAGAGAAAGGAGAAAAAGAAAAAGTGAGTAAGAAAGACGATTTCAATTTCTTCTTAAAAGACAATACTCATATCCTACGTTTCCTGAATGCAGAAGAAGTTGTTTCCGAAGATGGCGAAATCCTTGGCATAGATCGTAAAAAGACAAAAGAAGAAGAAGCAAGGTCATTGGCCTCTGTTATGGCTAAAGAAGCGCACAAAGACTTCTGGGACGGATATGAGCGAAGTACACAAAACCAAATTATAAGGAAGTACTATCGCGCTATCATAGCAGAAGACAAGAAGCGAAGAATGGACATGTTCTTAAACTGTCTTAAACAATCATACGACAAGGTTAGTGGGTGGAGCAAGGAGAAGGTAGCCACGGTAAAGGCAGGCATGGCTGATGCGGAAGCCTGCTGTGCTGAGGTGGGGACGTCCGTTGCCGGGGTCTGTGGTAGGGTAAGTAGGAGAATGAAATCCTATAACAATACCGCTCCTGACAAAAAGTCAGGTTTTAATGAGGTACGGGATATGTATGCTGAGTTCGCCGGCGAGATGGCTAAAGCGGTTGGTTCGGTAAGCGAAGACATCTATATGTATGTTAAGGCAGAACAGTTTAAGGAAAAGATAGAGAATATGGATATATCTATCCAATCATTACCTAATTACAATACAACAGTAGGTAATGATAAAGAATTAGATGGTGAATCTGTATTCAAGGATATACCATTTGAAGAACTATCATTCTATAATGATACCTATCTTTATCCTTCATCTCAGTATTCATCATTGTAATGTTTGGTACTTGAGAGAGGGTCTGTTCTTAGTGGTCGCCGACAGAGCCGAAAAACGATAATCTCGTAGAACATCGACGGAAACACCCGTTAGCCACCACTATGCCATAACCATATCTATACGAAACCATATTACTGTCTGATTCAAAACTACTTATCCAACTTATTATTTCTTTTTAATTCTAATTAATTCATTTTATATTTTATGTTTTATCTTGTTTTCGTACTTTTGTTTTGTAGAACAAAATCAGAAAAAAGATGGCTATAAGTTACGACAAAAAAATCATGGAGTGCGTTCTTCGTTCAGTTATGTCCGAAAGTAATGTCGCACAAGGAAAAGCTATTAAGTCTATTTGTAAGTCACCAAAACCGCTGTTTATAACCGGTAAAGGAGGAAGTGGAAAAACAACGTTCCTTAAGCGTATTATACCGGCATTAAAAAATGCGGTTGTTGTAGCTCCTACAGGTGTTGCTGCTGTTAATGCAGGTGGTCAAACCATTCATTCATTTTTTAGAATAGGAATGCAGCCGTATATACCTGAAATACGAAAAGGTGCGTTTATGGATAACTGCGAATATAAATTCAACGGAGGTTCGGAAAAGATTCTACAGAATATAAAGTATCTTATCATAGACGAGATTTCTATGGTTCGCCCTGATCTTCTTGACAACGTGGCTGATATACTTCGTCATGCAAGAGGAGACAAGGACCCGTTTGGCGGAGTGAAACTTATTATGGTAGGTGATTTATTTCAACTTCCGCCAGTAATTAAGGAGGATTTTTTTAGAGAAATATACGATACATCTTACTTCTTTAGCTCCAAGTCTCTTATGGCTTCTGGTATGGAAATGGTGTCTTTTGAAAAAATATATCGTCAGAAAGATGAGAAATTCATTAGCATCCTTAATAAGGTGCGTGAAGGGCAGATGGATGATGATGTATTTGATACAATAAACAGCAGATGTATTCAGTCTGATAATAATCAAGGATATGTTGAGATTGTAACTACCAACTCAAAAGCTACGGCTATTAACGAAATGAGAATATCATCGTTACCAGGCTCTTTAAGAAAATTAGAAGCTGTTATAAACGGCGATTATCCTAAAGATGCTCCGGTTGAAAAAACTCTTTTCTTGAAAGAAGGATCAAGAGTTATGATAACAAGAAACGGAGGAGAGTACTTCAATGGCTCTCTTGGTACTGTATTATCTATAAAAAAGGGGGAGATTGAAGTAGTCCTTGATAAACCAAAAGATGATGAGCATACTAAGGTTGTTATAACACCATGTTCGTTTGAGAAAGTAAAATACGTAAGAAACGGATATAAGATAGAATCTGAAGTAGTAGGAGCTATTATTCAGTATCCTATAAAAATAGGTTATTCTATCACGATCCATAAAGCCCAAGGCCTGACATTGGATGCGGCTATGATGGACGTATCTAATTCTTTTGAAACAGGACAGCTATATACGGCTCTTTCAAGAGTAAAGTCTCTTGATGGATTATATCTTCGTCAACCTATTCCTAAGACGGTAAAAACCAGCGATCAGGTGGTGATAAACTTCTATAAAAGGACTCTTGGTAATGGAGGTATTGTGAAACCGGTTCCAATGGAAGAGCTTGAAAAGTCAATGATTAATTTGTCAACCGGATCTGAAATAGATTTTGCAGAATTTAATTTATAAAAAATATAGTTATGAAATTTGGAGAAGCTTTAGAAGAAGTAAAAAAAGGTGCGTTGATTGCACGTGCCGGATGGAATGGTAAAGGTATGTTCGTATTCCAGCGCCCGGAAGATTGGTTGTCTACTGATATGATAGTTAATAAAGTAAAGTCATTGCCGGATTCGTTTAAAAAATACGTAAACGATTATTATGACGTAACTGAAACCAACATGATTAAATTTTGCGCTTATCTGTGCATGAAAGATGCTAACGATAATATCGTAAACGGATGGTTGGCTTCGCAATCAGATATGTTGGCTGATGACTGGATGGTGGTTGGTTAAATAATAGGGATATGGCAAGAGTAGATAAAATATTTCAAGACAATTTGGCTCTTATAATGAGCCAGCCGTGGGAAGAGGTAAAGCGTCCGGTCTACGGTGACGGTACAGGCGTCAAGGTGAAGCGTATCCTACAAGTATGTAACCAGTACGATCTTCGTCGGGAATTTCCTCTTGGTTCACTTAGACCTACTAATCTTAAAAATTCCATAAAAGAAATATTGTGGATTTGGCAAAAAAGATCGGTAGACGTCAAAGATCTTGGTCTTCATATCTGGGATCAGTGGGCTGATGATAATGGAAAGATCGAAGGATGTTATGGAGATATGGTGAACAGACATGTTTATATGGGAACCGGAAAAGCTCCAGAGGGTATGACAGATATCCATGATGGTCTTTACGGTTTTCTTAACCAAACAGACTTCATTCTTTGGTCACTCAAGAATGATCGTTCGTCAAGAAGAATAGTAGCATCCATGTTCGATCCTGAAACCAATAGTCTTAAGCCTCTTCAAGAATGTGCGTTTCAGATCAATTTATCTGTTAAAAGAGATGAGTTGTATATGACGCTTTATCAGCGCAGCCAGGATATGATTACAGCTTCTTGCTGGAATGTAGCTCAATATGCGGCGTTGATGATGATGTTCGCTCATGACGCCGGGTTAAGGCCTGCTATTTTCACTCATTTTATACAAGATATGCATGTGTATGACCGTCACGAAGAACAGGCAAACGAGCTCCTTCGTCGATCTCTCTTCGGCCCGGTTCCGCAGGTTACTATCTCGTCTCGTATGGAAGGGAAAGGATTTTATGATTTCGTAGCTGATGATTTTGAGGTATGGAATTATGAACCGAAGGAGCAAATAAAATTTGAGGTTGCAAAATGAAAATAAGCATAGATAGAAGGGCTAAGATGGTTCCTATCATGGAAATAAATGCCGGTGATGAAGTCAACGTAGGAGGCTTTGATTATGTTGTTGAAAGCATAACCCCATGTAGGAAAGGATCTTATTCAGATGCGTATGGAATTAGGTTGGTCATGTCTTCTTACAAACATGGCCAACTTGTAAGAAAAGTAGATAGTGTTTTTTCTATCGATTCTATTTTAGTATTTCTCCCTAAAGGAGATTCTGTTGTAGTAGAGTGCTCTTATAGAGAACTTGAAGAATGTTTCCCTAAAATATAGTACAATGACAGGCGAAGAAAAATGTAACCGATGCGAGCAGTTTGGACCGAACGGTCTCACTGATTATCCATGCAAAAGGATTCCATCAAGGAACTGTCCTTGGTTTATAAAAATATCGGATAAGAAATACAAAAAGATTCTTGCCGATAGGATGAAAAGAATTAAGGAGAATGAGAAACTTAAGCAAGAGATGATGAAAGATCAGGATCTTGTTGAAGAAGTAAAACAAAATACAAAAAGGTTAATGCAATGAAAAAGAAAAATATAAAACCAGAAGAAGTGGAAGTCGTTATTCCTAAAGAAGTAGAAGCTATTAACATATGTGGGGATATCAATAGTTTTATAAAACATATTATATATGTTAGCTTGGATAAGGTAAGTAGTGATAAGGCGTTTGTCAATAATGATGTTCTGTATATGGTTACATACGCATCTATAAAAGGTGAAAATATACCTGTTGGGGTATTAGCAAAACAAAAAGAAGCTGAAACAGAAGATATCGCTATGCCGTTTGAGGATATTGGAAGGGATGTAAATGTTGTGTATCCTATTGAAATAGGAAAGATGTTTAAAGGATTTTACATTCTTAGTAATGGTGCTGTGGCTATTGATTACGAACTTACAGACAATGGAGGCTTTGAAAATGACGATAGCATTGGTAAAATCGACATGAATCTAAATTGATATATTATGGTATTATATATAGCAGCAGATCCTGGAAAAGACGGAGCTATAGCCTGCATCGATCAAGACAGCAAACTAATATCAAGAATATCCACTCCGAGAATATCAGCTTCAGGGCCGGTAGACTTGACTAAAGAATATGTTTTTTGCCGAGATACGATCGTAGAAAACAATCCTGATAGGGTAGTGTTCGTCATAGAGGACGTCCACGCCCTATACGGGGTCAGCACGTCCTCAACAGCCTCCCTCATGGAGAACAAAGGCCAACTGCATGGGCTGTTTCTCTCCCTCTGCATGGCATTTACGGACATAAGTTGTTCCGTTAATTTCATAGCTCCTAAAACATGGCAGAAATTAGTTTGGAGGCATTCTGATAAGGTTATGGAAGCCAGTAAGGTAAATACTAAGAAAACGTCATTGGCTTGCGCTAAAAGGCTGTGGCCGACAGATACGTTCGTTAAAAACGAAAGATGTAAGACGGCCCATGACGGTATAGTTGACGCGATGCTTATAGCAGAAGCAGCAAGAAGAAGTATTTAATATATTTTAAATCATTTTAAATCCAATTAATTCGTAATTAGATTTTAAAATAATACATTTGCAGTGTTAGATAGTCATAATCGTAAGTTTTAAAAAATGAAAGTAAGAGTTCCTGGCATACTAATGAATGAGAAGCTTTCAAATATTTCAAAGATGTTTGATAAGGTTCTAAAGGATTGTGTCACATCGAATATAAAAATTACTTTATATTTTGATCATATCCGGATACAAGTCATGAACGAACGTATAACATATACGGATGATATTTTCGATGTGAATACTGATATTTCTTGTGACCAGAAGTTTTCTCTTTTAGTAGATGCCGGGACTCTTATTTCATTTTTTAAAAATCATAACCAGGATATAGAGATAGAGATTAAAAATGATTACAGTATCGTTTTTAAATACGATAGAGGATCTTTTTCTTCTACTTGGATTGAGGATAAGGCTTTCCCTGATTTCTTTTATCCTGTAGGTGACGGTATTCGTGTTATGAGTTCGTCTTTCATTCAGTCTATGAAAAGATCTTTTGCGTTTGTTGGATCGGATGAATTTAGACCAGCTATATGCTCGATTCTTCTTAATGTGAAGAAGGACTATATTGACATTGTTTCTACTGATATGTTCCGTCTGTTTATAAACAGGAAAGAGTATGCTAATGCATCAGAAGAAAGGTCGATTATGCTAAGCGAGGTTGCGGCTTCTATCTTGTACCGCTTTCTATCTGATAAAGATACGGAGATCAGTATTTCTACAGATGGAGTTAGGACGTTCTTATGCTTTGATAATGTAATTATATCGGATATGAACGTAGAACAACAGTATCCTAACTACGAATACGTATGTAGCAAATTCGAAAAATCGTCGAGAGTTAAGTTTGACCGGGATTTACTTATATCGGTTCTTAATTCCATGACTTTGGTGGATAATGTTGTTAATGTCAAGGTAGATGAAGAAAACGGCATAACGGTAATGTCTGAGGATTTTGGAAATAGAAAAAAGATAATGGAATCAATGCCTTTGAATGCGCTCGAAGGTCCGTGTTTTAATTTTTCTATCGGTAAGGAAAATATACTGTCTTCCGTAAAATCACTTATAAAAGGAGATACTGTCATGGATTGGTCTGATCAGTATAAGATGATAAAGATGTTCAATCCTAAATACGAATCAACATACGTCTTAAATCAAACATTGTATAATCTATAAACAATTAATAATATGGCTTTTAGAGAAAACAGAAGTTTTGGTACAACTTATTATTTGTATATTAATTCAGATGGTAACTTGTATGAAAAAAGTAACGAACCAAAAGAAGGTTTTGTTCAGCACATAAATCCTAATAGCGGTCAGCCGGCAGGATATTGGAAAGAGTATTATAATGGAGTAGTTGGGTACATCAACTACATCGGGTTAAAGTCAATTACTTTCTCTAATGGAAATACTGTTACTAATTTCCTTATCGTATTAAAAGATTACGAGCTTAATGAAAACTATTGTATTTCCATACCTCTCGTCAATCAAAAAGGAAATATCAAGGGCTTTGTTAAGAGCTTCGTGAAATATTACGAAAACATCGATTTCAGTCGTGAAATTTATTTCAATGTCTTTAAGAAGAAGAAAGATGACGAGTTTGGATCTTCGGAACTTATTATCGCGTATGCAGGAGTAGACGGAGAAGAAGATCAGCTTGTTGAACGTTTTTATAAAAAGGGCGTAAATGGCTGGCCTGATCCTGTTGAGGTTACAGGATTTGATGGTAATAAAAGCCTTGATTATTCAGCCCAAAACAACTTTACTTATCAGAAGATTAAGGAATATTCAAACAGGTTCAATTATTCTATTAAAGACATCAGAGCTGGTATAATGGCTAAATTAGGTTTAGGAAGTAATACTCAGCAAGAGCCTACAGCTCCTCAGGATTATACCCAGCAGGCGGCTGCTCCTCAACAGGTTCAACAACCTCAGTCTGTTCCGAGTGCTATTCCGTATCAGAATTACCAACAACCTGCTCAACGGCCAGCACAGTATCAGGCACCGGCTTATACGCCACAGCCGACTGCTCAGCCTGCTGCACCTGCCCCGGCGCCTGCTACAAGGAGCACCAAGCCTCAGCATCAGACGCAGCCACAGCCGCAAGCACAGATGCCGAACTTTCTTCCTATGGAAGAAGATGACCTTCCATTTTAATATAAACATCAGCCCAGGAGAATAATATTTCTTGGGCTTTTTAAGATTGTGTAGAATGACAGTAGAAATAGTTACAAGATTTCCCCTTATTAAGCTTCGTAGGAAAGTGACAGAAGAAAGGATTATGGCGAAGCATGGGGATAAATTATGTATGATCTACTCAGAAACCAGAGAAAAATATAAGCAAGGAGATGAGTGGGTCGATGATCCTAATGATGCAGACATAAGTACTTTTCGTGAGTGCTATGAATCAACGAAGGACATAAAAAAAGAAGGTATTGTTTATTGTACTATAAAAATATGATTATGGATAAGTTAGAAGATATTGAAAGACTTCTTTATGAAAAAGAAGATAATAAGAAGGATACTGTTTCTGAAAAGAACAACAAACATAAAAAAGAGGATAAGGTCGTTAATAAAATACCTGAATCGTATTTGACTCCAGGGTATCAGAAGACTGTTCAGGTAGGTATTAAGAAGCTGTATCCTGATGTCGTGGCATCTGAATACAAACATGATGGTGATGCCTGTTGTGATATTCGTGCATATAGAGTAGTGAAGATGATGAATGACATGGGAGTAGAAATAGATGTTCCTTCCGATTTTGAATCAATTACCTTATATCAAGGTTATTCTGTTAGAATCGGAACAGGATTCAAGTTGAATATACCAGAAGGTTGGTGTGTGAATGTGGAAGGAAGATCTGGATTCTCTTTTGACGAGGGAGTGGTAGTTACTAATGCTCCTGGCAAATGCGAATTTATCTACAAAGGAGAGTATATGGTTAATCTTACTAAAATCAATAAAAAACCGACCGTAATCCGCAAAAACGATCGAATAGCTCAGATGGAAATCGTTCCACAATACAAAATGGTATTGGAAGAAGTAACAGATATTGAGGTAGAAGACGGGAATGAACGTGGAGAAAAAGGTCTTGGTAGTTCTGGAGTTAAGTAATGTTTAAATATTTTTAAAATGAGCATGTTAGGTTTTACATTCATCACAGACAGCAAGCTGTCAATGTACAGGGAGAAAGCTATTAAATCCGAAAATCTTGCAAAAGAAATTGAGGAAATGCAGGATAAGGCCGCTTCTTACAAGGAAAGGCTTTCCGAACTCAAGTCAGATATCGCTTCAAAGGATAAAGAGATTTTATCTGTTGGCAAAGATCTTTCTGAGTCTAAGGAAAAGATTGACGCCTTGAAGGAAAATCAGAAAAAGTTGATAAAAAGCGTCAAGAAGAAAACGGAAGAACTTGATGCTGTCAATGTCGATCTTGACAAAGCCAGGTCTGATCTTGATGAGGCTAATTACAAAATCAGAAACTTGGAAGAAAAGAAAAACAGTATCTCATCTGAATTAAAAAAGAAATCAAATGCATTGATTGAAGCCAGGATCAGAATCGGAGATTTGGAAAACGAGGTTTCGGTTGGGTCCAAAACAATACAAGAGTTAGAATCGAAGCTGAAATTAATGCAAGTAGAATTAATAGGCTACCAAATAGGTATAATCGGGAAAGATAAAAACAATGTCGCTGAGCCGGAATTGGATAAAGATGAGGAGTCAGATAAGGATGTGGCAGAATCGGAGAAATTTGATAAAAATAAGGAAGTTAAATACAATACGCTTCTTGATACAGATGTGATTCAGGAAGAAGCAGGTGACATTGTGGAGCCCGAAAACGAAGCTGAACGAGTAAAAGACACTAAAAAGAAGAAGAAAAAAAAGAAGTAGGTATTTTAATCCTTTTTATATTTTAATGTTTGCCATATTATGGGTTAGTACTTAACTTCGCGTTGAGATAGTTTTTAGGATAATTATTGGTTAAAAATTTAGCTGTTATATGCAGGCGTCTGTGAAGGCTCCTGCATATTTTTAAGGTCCTGTGGCTTAGTGGTGAAAGCAAGATGCTCATAACATCGAGATCGTGGGTTCAAATCCCTCCGGGACCACTGTCCAATGGTGTAGTGGTAGCACAACAGATTTTGGTTCTGTTAGCGGAGGTTCGAATCCTCCTTGGATAACGGTACATATTTTGTGTAAAGTGTTAATTATCTAAGTGTTTGTGGTGTGTGAACATAGCAAACATTAAATGGCCCATTAGTTTAACGGATAAAACCCTTGAGTCCTAATCAAAAGTTGCCTGTTCGATTCAGGCATGGGCTACATGGCTTGTTGGATGAGTGGTTTAGTCAGGGATCTGCAAAATCTCGTAGGGCGGTTCGATTCCGCCACAAGCCTCTAAAAAAAGTAAGACAATGAACTACCCAGAGCAACAAATGCTTAAGATCCTTAATAGGGATCTGTTAAGTAATCCGATGTATGTTATTAACAATCTTCATATATATGATTGGGAATCTGACTTCCTGGCCATAACAAGATCATTGTACGCTTATGAAGTAGAGGTCAAGATGTCTAAACAAGATTTCTTTAACGACTTCAAAAAGGATAAAAAACATAAGGTTCTTAAAGACGGCATTATTAAGGTAGGTGGTGTCATAAGCTATCCTCCAAACTATTTCTACTACGCCTGTCCGCCTAATATGATTGACGTAAGTGAAGTTCCGTCTTATGCTGGACTGATTTATGTCGATGTTAGTAAAAATAGGAAGAACATCGTTAAGGCCGCACCTTTAATTCATAGACAGAAGTTTGATGTAGTGGGCAGGAAACTGGTGGATAAGTTTTACTACAATATGCTTACTTGGAAGAAAAGAGCTATTTCAAACGTGTATGCTGACCCAGCCAAGGAAAGAGAGAAGGGCGTGCGTGCCGGAGCTGAGGCTGTAAGGAAGTCGGCCTGGGATGCGTTCAGGGCGCAGTGCCCGCACATCGCTTTTCCCTATGGAAAAGAATTTCCGATGTGTGACGATCATGAACAAGATCATCCCATGAGAGACTGCATACTTCAGTGTGAAAAAGGTAGAATATTTAAAAACGTATTAAAATGAGCACCCCACGTGAATTAAGCAGGATAGCTAATAAAATAGCCAGTAAGATGACTGATGATGGATGGGTTAGCCCCGGTAGAAAGAATCTTGTTTCCGACAAGAAGGTTATGGAATTAATAGATTTGATTTTTAATGAAATTTGGAGGGAATTAGATGACGGGAAAAGAGTCCATATCAGAAAACAGATGATTTTCAAAAAGATTTTTGTCAGTAGGCAAAAAGATAAATACTATATACAATGCATAGAAAAAAGGGACGCCAAATAGACGCCCCTTTTCTTTTTCTGTAAGTAATTGTTATTTCATTACTTTCCTTACCAACTTAGAAACAGCTTGTGTGATAGTCCACCTGATGTTTGCATTAACGTTGATAGTCTGAGGAGTACCGTTTGCATCCAAGTTAATTACCTCCTTGTCTATTTTCAAGAACGGATCACCTGCTGTCTGGGTAATAACCGTATTAGCCGTCTGACCTCCGGCGGCCGTCACCTTAAGAGTATTTACCAGATCGTTTACATCAGTGTTCGCAGCAATATCGGAGAATACGATACTGAAAGCAAAGGCTCCTGTTGCACCAGGGTCGTCGGCGATAACAGCGCCGTTGTTGGTAGCCTTACCTGCCGCCTGATAGGAGGTAGGTATTTCCAACGTCAGAGGATGAGTTTCGTCCGGAGTTAAGGAGAACGTTAATTTAGTTGAGTTACTTGTACCGTTGATTGTTACAGTACCACCTTCTTTCCCTACAGATGCAGTAGGATCTATTTTTACGAACTCAGCTACCGGAGATTGGTTGATGGTAGCACTTTTCTTAACACCCCCTGATTCGGCACCAAATTCTACTTGTTGCGTGCGTTGTACACGACCTTCGTATTTTTCACCTGATACGGTAACCGCCTGATTACCATCACCTGATCCCGGATTGAAGGTTACAAAACCTATTTTCATTTCTGCCATGACATTTATTTTTAATTGATTAGGATACCGACAAATATATGATTATTTTTATTCTCTTACGTCATTGATTTATTTTTATTAAATACGTAGTGCTATGGGTTTTTTTTTATCATGTTTTAATCCTATTTATTTCTTTGTTGATTATTTATTATGTATATTTGCAACATCAATATAAAACATTATAACCATGAAAGTGGATTTTTTTAACAGTAAGGATTTTTTAGGATCTAAAACTAGAGAAAGCAAGATCCGGAAGTTGTCAATCAGCAAAAGTAAGATAATGACTATCTCTGTCGATAATTTGAATTGGATGGGGGTAACGGATGCGGTTGTTATCGGCTTAGAAGAAGGGAAGATATTTGAAGGAGTTGAAAATACGGTCTTTTATCTGGCTGCTTCTGATGTTGAAGACGAGAGATCGTTTAAGGTAAATAACCTTGGTGTAAAATACAAGAGAGTTTACTTAAAAGACCTGCTCGATTATCTTGGATGGGATATAGGAGAAAATTCTTATGCTGTGTATGATATTATAAAAGAAGACAGTAATCTATTCCGTCTTCAGCTTAGGGTAATAAAAAAAAGTAGGAGTGAAAAATGATGAACGATTTGGATATTAAAAACAAAAGAATACTGCTATTCGATTTTGACGGGACGCTTATAGAAACCGCTTCTGGAAATACGTTCGCTACAGACTTGACAGATATGAGGATTAAGATGGATGTGGTGAATAAGGCTCTTGACCTCATGCAGGAGAACGGCGTTAAGGTGTTTGCTATCGTAAGCAATCAAGGAGGAGTAGAAGCTGGGTTTGTTTCTGGAGCTGATATTGAAGCTAAGATAGAATACGTACTGAGGTCCGTACATGATCTGGCGGTAAAACGTGGCATAAGAGGCGTCCTATATGAAAAAAGGTTGTGTTATTCAAATGACGAACAAAATCCGATGAGGAAGCCTAACACGGGCATGATTGATGATATTCTTATGAAGTGTAAAGACACGGTAATGCGTGGTATGAACTTTAGTCAACTTAAGGGATGTTCGTTGATGGTCGGAGACGCCAGTGGTCTGCCAGGGCAGTTCTCTGATTCGGATAAGGTATGTGCTGAGAATGCCGGTATTGACTATATGGACGTTATCACGTTTGTTGGTAAATAATTTTAGGTAGTTATGTGCAATATTATGAAGGTGAATAAAACGGCGATAGTTTATCATAAATCGGATTTAGATGGCGTTGTGTCGGCAGCCATCGCAACCATGTACGAAAACAGTAAAAACAAGGATGTTATTTATATCCCGTATTCGTATGAAGATGATGTAAAGAAAGTTATTGATAAAGTAGATGAATGTGGGGTTGTTTACGTTCTTGACGTGTCTTTCGGAGCCGATTCTAAAACGATTTTCAAGAAATGGCTTGATGAAGGAAAGAGCCTGATGTGGATAGATCATCACAAGGGAATTATCGAAGATAGTAAGACATGGGGGTTCGTAGTTCCAGGGTTGAGGAGAGTCGGTACCGGTGCGTGCGCACTGGCCTCGGACCTGCTGATGGGGAAGGTGCCGGCGATAGTCAGGTGCTTATCAGACTACGATGTGTGGAATAAAGAATCCGGTTTAGGCTGGGATACGGTAGTAGCCGTCCAGTATGCCTTGAGATCAAAAATAAGACTCAATGTGTTAATAGCATTGTCGTATTTGTATGACCATTTTAAAGAAAATATGAAGGACAATGAGGTGGATTTAATTTTCTATGATCTCGCTAAAGAAGGACGTGCTATAATTAACTACATGGCCGGCAAAAACGAACAAGAGGTAAGTGCGTGCTCGTTCGAAGCTTACGTAGACGAGGTTAAGGTCGTGGCGATGAATACTACAGAATTTAGTTCCAAAGTATTTGATTCTCTTACACCTGACTGGTTAGATGGTAGAAAAATTAAAGCCCTGATGCCATTTTGTATTATGCCAGGTGGTAAAGTCCGGTTCTCTCTTTATGAATGCGTGGAAGACGGCGTAGATTGCTGTGAGGTAAGTAAGAGATTTGGTGGTGGAGGACATGCTGGTGCTGCTGGATTCGTTATAGACGTATCAAGTGACCAGTTTAAGGACTTCCTTGAAAGTAAAAAACTTTTATCGAAATGAAGTGTGAATTATATCAGTTCTATCCGGAAGTCTATCCTTTTAATCTGTGGATATACGTAGGAAAAGACGTATCTGGCATGGTAGAATGTTTCAATAACGATTTTAGTTACGTATATAATAGCAAGGCTGTAACTGTATCCGTTCCATACGGAGGGTGTAAATTAAATCCTAATACGGGATTTTTGATATGGTTTATTAATAAGAAAATAATTGATTTTGAAACAGTTTGCCATGAAGCATCCCATGTTTCTACTGAAGCTTTTAATTTCTTAGGAGAAGAAGTAAAAAAACTCAGAACCATTCTCGTATCTCAATGGATGGATAGGAAGAAAGTGCGAGGAAGTAAAGATCGGAATAGCCGAAGATAAACTAATATGGGAAAGTAAATAATTACTGGTCGTAAAATAAGTATGGGGAACTTTGGATAGGTTCCCCATATTTTTATGTGATGAGGGAGAGGAATGGTGAAATGTTTATGTGATAGGAGAGATATGAGAAAAAATATTTATGTGATAGGAGAGATATGAGAAAGAGGTTTATGTGATGAGAGATATGAGAAAGAGGTTTATGTGATGAGAGATATGAGAAAAAATATTTATGTGATGAGAGAGAGGGGGTACCTATCACGAACCTCCCGCCCCCGAAACGCGTTTTCTCCCCCACACCCCCTTCGCTGGAAAACCGGAAACGCGTTTTCACCTCAAACATATAAACTCGCTGATTATCAACAGTTTATTTAAATTATTGATAATCAATGTATTATTATAACATATTGATTATAAGCCACTTAAATAAACATATATCCTACATATTAATGTACGCGTATAGTACTGCTCTTGTGTGTTTTGCAACTTGCTGATAATCAGATAATAGAATCGAAATTAATACAAGTTAACAAAAAAAAGATAGCATATATATATGTAATACTGAAAAAGGTTGTATATTTGCACCGTATTCGAGCGAGAATATTGGTGTTACATAATGAAGCTATATATATATATTCCCGTTGGGTGTATTGTATGGTGATACCTTTTGCCTCTTTGCGTTGTAAAGGGGTGATATATTGAGGTGATATTGTTTAACAAATAAATACATATTGATATGATTACAAAGAAAAATGTTAACAAGCTACAGAACGCTGTTATTAAAGAGAACGCCTCTAACCTGGTGGGTGCTGTAAAGTTGTATAATGTTTTATTTGCAAATGGTGCTGACCTGAAAGCAATTTGTAAGACGTTGGAAATACCAGCCGAATATGCTGTAAAGGTTGCAGCACTCGCAAAGGACAAAAAACGGCTGGTTGCCGTGTGTAGCCAAATGTTGCCTAAAGTGGGTGATACCTTTGTTAAATTTTCTCTATACTCTAAAGTATATAAGGATAACAAGGTAGACAAGGAGAAAGGAATCGAGGCAAAAACGGCCGACTGGTGCGCGGAAAATGTGATTTATGGCGGGGAGTATAAATCTTTCGGTTTTTCAACCGCTGAAACGTTGGAGACTAAAAAAAGCGCAAAGTGGCTTGTTAAAGAAACGGATGAGTATAAAGCTACCTATGTAGCCGTTAAGATTAAATCTTATTCAATCCGTACCATTGCAAAGTGTGTGAGTGAGTATTTAACGCATGAAAGCAACCAGCAGTAAAAAAGGTTAGGCGCGTACCGTTAAACGCGCTTGTACGCCGTTGTCAGTGGGTGCACGTCCCGCGTATGCTTTAGGCTGAAGCTGACAAAACAGAGAGTTATTTTACATATTGGAGATAGATATACCTTTGCCCTTGCCGTTGGCAATTAAAGGGCTGGTATTACTGTATGTACTACATTGGATAAATGTAGTTATGTTAGGTATGTTAGTACAGTTTGGAAAACATACCGTTGTACGCGGTTTATCTCCAGACCGAAACGCGCCTTACTTGCCTGCACGTAAAATAGGACAAGGCTGTAGATTAAATTACAGGGTATAAACATGTAGCCTAACATGTAGGAACATGTTGTATCAAAACGCAAGGACACAATCGCCTTTATTTGTGGCTAAGTTGTGTAGCAGACGGAAAATATAATAACAACATAGTACGGGCCTGTACACAAGAACTACGTACTAATTACGGGCTGTTGGTTGTAGCATAAAATTCGTATAGAATAGGAATGCGTGTTCGGTTCGATTCCGGAGCAACCTCTAAATTATAAACAATATAATAACATGGGAAAGAAAGCAATGATCAACGCTTTAACTGAAGCGTTCAATAAATCTAAAAACAGTTGCGTAAAAATAACATTGCGTAACTATATCGAGACGGTTGAAGCACTAAGCGAAAGTGAGTACAAAGAGGCGGAAGGTTTCTATATTGAAGCACTTAACCGCTGGGGTTAATCATAATTAAAGCATAAAGAAAATGGAAAGGAAATTTAAATCTCACATGGTAGACGTTCGCGGTCTGTCCAGGAAAGAAGCTAAAGAAAAGCGGAAAAGAGCGTATCGGGAATTTATGTTGTATCGTGATCTTAAAGAAGCGTATCATGCCGATACAGGAAAGGATAAATGCAAGCGTAAAGTTCATACATCACGAACATACGTCAAGGAAAATATAAACAGTATTTAAATAGGAGTAGGGTTGTTCCGAACTTCGGAGCGGCCCTATTTTTGTATCCTACTCTTTATATTCATGGGTAGGATATTCTGAGAGTGAACGGCGGACGTGGACAAAATTGGTCTAAAACGAAACAAAAATAAGGCCATTCGGATATAATGCCGGTATTTTGTCTATATCATGTCGTTAAAATTGGTCTAAAACGAAACTTGAGGCGGTTTTCTGACCCAAAATAGGGTGTCGGATGCCGCCTTTTTCGTCTCTATGGATTGAAAATTAGGCTTATTGTATTTTTCTTAAAAATGAGGTATGCTTGATTATCAATTAGTTAGGTTTTATAATCCCCGTATTTTTGGACATACTTATTGTATTTTTTTTATTCTATGTGGTGGTTTTTATTAGTAGCTGATCTTTATTTTCTGTCGGTTGGTATTCGCTCTATGTTGGAGTACGGACCGGATCAGTATAATATTGTAATGGTCTTTTGCTTTTCTTTGTTGGCTTTGATTATAGGTTTAAATATCTATCTTGATAGGAGGAGCAGGCGGTAGGGCGTGGGCTGAAGACTCTCTATTCTCTCTATGGAATGATATTATCTCTAAACACCCCACACTTCATGCCAGAGTATAAGCTTGTAGCGCTCTCCGTATGCCGGTAGTGAGGCGGTAGGGCGTGGGTTCTATGCGGAAAGCCGGAGGATTAGCGGGAGTTGGAGAGGGAGGGCACTCCCTACCAACAAAATTCAATAGATAAGCGTTTTAAAACTTCAATAGATAAGCGTTTTAAAACAGTGTTCTGTAGATCATTTCCACAAAATTCAATATGATAAGGGTTTAAAACAGCATTATATAGGTTCCTTCCAACAGATTAAGGGTTGAGGACTGCATTATGTGAGTATTTTTTTTTAAGCGGGATGTTTAACAATTAAAATATGGATGGTATGAACGTATATGACTTTGCGCCTGACTTAGATTTGAGTAAGGAGGTAGAAGGTTCTATTTTCGGGGTAAAAGGAATAGAAGGCAGTGATGGAATAGTATATGCTAAGGTAGTTAGCTGTGTAGGCGTTAAGGATTACAGTTGTGATAGGTGTATTTTTTATGATTGTTATAAGGATAAATGTTTATTATCGCGTAGTGATAGTTGTATAGATGGAGATTGGATTTGTAGGTACGAACAGGCTGCCATAGAGGGGGAGTAGGCGGCGCCTTGGGCTAAGGCCTGCGGTTGTAGGTGGAACGTAGGTCGGAGCAGAGCCGGAACAGTTTATTGTGGAACTAAAAAAAAATAAAAAGGAGGAGATAGCGATATGAAAAAGGCATTTAAGATATTTTCTATTATGTTTGTCATAGAAATAGTGCTGATAGCTATTTTAGATGCTATGGCGTAAGTGAGAAAAATTTCTTCATTAATTTTCTTATGCTTTAGACAGAATGCTCCCATCTGCGAAGATCGGAGCATTTGCTTTATGGGATTCATGGTGCAGCAAGTCGGTTCGATTCCGGCGATCTCACACAACATTAAAATAGGGAAGAACATGTTAAAAGAAGAATTTGAAGAACTGATTAAAAGGGAGGTAAACGAAAATCAGTATAAAAACATAGAAACGGCATACGAGGCTTTGCCGGAGTATATGGATAAGATGTATTTAGCAAGTGCTATTTCAAATGATATTGGGAAAGCTATTAATGTCTTATCGTTTTTAGGATCGCATATAAGCGAGTTAATGGGTTCGATAATAATCGAAAGGCAAAAGGTGGAATCATGTGCCTATGATTTAATAAACAAATCGCATGAGGAGGATGACTTGAAAGCAAGAGAGATTGCCGTGCGATTAATAGGAGAGAGGGAAACAGTGGCATACACAGTAAAAGAAGGGCTGCCATTGTGGGAACAAGATAAAAAGTTTATAATAGAATTAATAAAGGAGGATAGAAAATGAAAGACGGTATTGTATTGCATCCAGAGTATGGGTTGAATCCATCCATAGAACTATGCATAGTATGCGGTGAAGAGATGGGGATTGCTTTATTAGGGAATAACATCAAAGGGCGGGCGCCGCATCATATATGCACGGGAGAAATATGTGACAATTGCAAAAAGATAATAGATGACGGAGGTTGTTTTATTATCGAAGTTGAGGATGGATCAGATCAAAAGAATCCGTATCGTACAGGGAGATATTGCGCGATAAAGAAAGAAGCAGCAAAGAAAATACTTGGACAGGAACATAGTGTTGTGTACATGGAAAAGTCTGCGTACAGTCAAATAATACCACAAAAATAAAGAAAGATATGTTTACAAAAGAAGAGCGATTATTCATATGGAAAAAGGTATATGAGATGATTGATAGGTTAGGGGATGGGGAATACATATGTGTTGCGTTAAGAAATGTAGTGTTTATGTATTTCAAAACACATAAAAATATCTCACCATTTCGTTCAGACGAAATGGTGAGAATATATTTCCCGGAATTGGAGGAGAAGATAAGTATGGCCACAGAACCAGAGGAAACAAGAACGTTTTATGGGTGGTTTGGTTGTCTTAGTCCAGAAACGAAGGAGGTAAGGCTGAATATTGTGAAAGATATTATAAAAGAATTAGAATAGTATTTTTGTTAATCTATTTTATTCATCAAATTAAGTTTTGGGTTTTGGCATGTCGGTTCGTGAGGATAGGCATGCCTATTTCTGCATCATAGAGGGGATGACGCGGCGTGCCGGTGCGTATGTGCCGGTCCTGGTTCGATTCTGGGCATCTCACAAACAATAAAACAAAAAAAGTTATGAGAATATATAAGAATGATATTATAAAGGCGTCAGCAATAAGCACCGGAGCCGACAGAGGCGTGTTGCTGTGTTCAATAACAGATTCAGGCTTTACGTCTATAGCGGGCGTAATATCGGCTGTTAAGGATAGGTTACCAAACGAAGATCACAAGAAGATGGTTTTTGAAATCTTGAATGATACGAAAAAAGAGTACGGAAGATATAATAATTGCGGAACAAAAGTATTGTAATAAAGAGTAGAAAACAATATGTTTATGTAATATTAGTTTTTTCATTTTTATTGAAAGGAGCGCCGGCCTGTGAAGGTATGCGCTCTTTGTATTTGTATAATGCATAAAACAATAATAATATGACAGAGAATAGTATAGACGTAAATATCGTACCTGTAAAGAATGGTATGAAACGTGTTGTGGTATCATATTACCATTATTCACGCAAGGAGAAAGATCGCATGAGTTCCCAAACGGATTACGTTTGGGAAACAAAGAATGAAGAAATGTTTAAATACTTTGAGGCCAGGAGGACAAAAGTATTTTATAGTCAGATTCGTGCCATGTGTAGATTCTATGGCAAGAAAAATGTACGTAAATACAAAAAGTTATGATATTAAAAACGACAACCAACGAGTTTTGTTTCATTAACGTAAGTTTCTACGAAACAATAGCAGATCCTCGTCATTTCTTTGAACAGGATTAAGAAGAGATGCCAGAATATGAGGAGGAATCGGATTTTGATTTTGATTCTTATTACAATAAGTTTATTCCTTTTGTACAGGAATGGGCGAATGAGGTAAGTGAACGCCTTTACGGATATGGCGTGAATAGTATAAAGGTAACATCGGTCGGATATCCGAAAGAATATAATTATGGTACTGATTGGATGAACGTAGAGGTAGAGTTTTGTGATGAATGGAGGCAAAAGATGTTATCTAACATTAGTAAGATTGTCAATGATGATAAATGCAAGAAGTATGCGGAGACTAATTACCGGTCGGTATCAGGATACATCTTTTTAGGACCTGAAGATTTAAAGGAATTTGAAAAGGAAATAATAGAAAGAAAGTCGGATTCCGGATAGGATGTAACAATATTATTAAATATGTATCTAACTTTGGCTTTTGTAAAAGAATTTGGATTTAAAGCCGGAGAAGCATGGAGTGAAATAACAGAATATGCTTACGGATGTTTATCGTATTCCGATTTTGCAACAACAGAGATGCTTATACCGGAAGGTTCGGAGCATTTATTCAAAGACATTTACACGGCAAAGGCCGACGAATTATATCATCATGTCCTGGATAAATTCGGATGGGCGTGGCGTGATCCGAAATATAAGTCAGAAACAGAATTATGCGCGATGCTAAAGTGGGCAAAAGAAAAAGGCTTGACCATTGAAGAGTTAAGTATTTAATTGTTAAACATAAGGCAGTAGTGGTGCGTGAGTATAGGTGCTGCCGTTAAAATATTTTATAAGATGAAAAAAGAAGAGATTCAAACTATTTTATACACAATCAAAGAAGGAGACAGTATTAAAATCAAAGTACAAGACAAAAGTGAAGAGATAAGACTGCGGGATCATGTAAGAAGAGTACAGAAATACGGATACAGGTTTTGTTTGTCTCATTTACATGATGGAATTTTCTATCTGGAGAAGTTGAAAGAAGGGGATAAGGATAAATACTATAGAGTAATAAACAGAGGAAATGGAAAGACCGGAGTATAATAAGCTACGCAAAATGGCTAAGACTACTCCAGGTCTGATAGTGGACGAGGTGCAAAACATGATGCGTGTATCGCTATACGATAATGGGGAACTTAAGAAGGTGGTAGTAGTAATGAAATGCGATTCTTTTTTACAGTCAAAAAGTAACATAGAAAAGATAATGTTATTATCATCTTCTATAGAAGATAGAAAAAACAAAGAAAAAAATAAAACAAAATCAGAAAATGAACAGAATAACAAAAATAAGAGAAGAAATAGGAGGAAAACAGGTTGATTTGACCTTTTACGGGCGTTTTTGCAGCCTTATTGAAGGTGATAGAAAGATAATACTAAGGGCAATAAAAAACGGTCGTAAGAAGGGCGTAATTGGGGCCATTCAGCCTGGGAGACATGATAGAATTTGGACCACATGGTCTGTCGCTTTTGATGATCTGAAGGTAGGGGATACGGTAGAGTTCAGTACATCTGGAAAATACAATCCCGGATTTCATGCTACGGAAAAGTATGTAGGGTGTGTAGAATGGATAAAAGGATCGGAATGTGCGATAAAAACCGGTAAGGGAATAGCAGTAGTATTAATTAAACACGTGGAAAGGGTGGTAAAATAATGGATTTAAGGATGTTTATAGACCTATTTCAGGAGATTGAGGTAGAGAACTTGTTTAAAGCGTTAGATTTATGTATGGAATATGTAAGATTAGATTTACATGTGTTTAATGTAGGTGCCTATGTTACGTGCCTGTACAGTAATGATCTTGAATCGCTTTCACAGACAGAAGGTTGTAATGTGAATATGATAATAGAGGTACCACACTTATTCGAAGCATTCATGGAATATGCTTCACCGGAAATGAAGTTGTATTACGAAAAACTAACAGAGACAGTATAATATGAAAGAGGAAGTAGAAAGGATAAAGAAGTTAGTTGGCATAGATCATAATAGATGGGAGCAGCCTTGTACATGTGATAAATGCAAGAACATGTGTAAGGTTCCTTGTATTGGTACGCCAAAAGACATAGAAGCTATCATAGATGCCGGATACGCTGACAGGCTAAAAGAAACAATGTGGATGGTAGGGTATCTTGCAGTGAAAGAAAAACCAATAGCGATGATCCAGCCAACAGTGAAAGACGGGTGGTGCGCATTCCGCCAGCCGGACGGTCTCTGCGAGCTGCATGACCGTGGGCTGAAGCCGACCGAAGGAGTTCTGGCTTCCTGTAAGGTGGTTGAAGAAGATAATATTCCAACATACGAAACATCCGTACTTAGAGCAGTAGCTCATGAGTGGGTTAAGGTGGAGAACTTTGGAGATATAATGAGGGTCGTTTTTAAATTTTTGCATGAAAATGAACGTAGAAAATAAATTAGATAAAGTGGTTAAGATCCTAAAAGAAAAAGGATTTGTGGTATATAGAAAGGGAGGAAAGGAGCCGGGTGTATTTTACGCCAAAGAAGGTGACAGCCGGATAGGATTCGTTTATCCCAACAACGGATATATATACGACAGGATAAAAATGTGGTCTTTTTCAAGGGTGTATAAACCGCATAAGAAAACCGGGTCTTCGTGCTTAATGTGTGTCAGCGACGAATTTACTATAGAGAATGCGATTAAGAGCATAGAGGATAGACTGTGGGTAAATTATATAAAAGACGGTAACGGAAAACGACCAGAAGAATATAAAAACATAAGAGAATTTGTTGGTAGCTTCACTAAATTCTACAACTCTGTAGAATTAGTTGAGGTTAAGTAGTTTTCCATGTAAGTTAGTTGCCGGCACTGGTCTGTGAAGATATGTGTCGTTTTTTTAAGAAAGGAGGATAAAGATGGAGAAAAGAGACAAGGAAATGCCTTACGAGGTAATCATACAGGAGAGAAACAAAGTGGATTTATACGGTAACGTAGTATATTATATCTATTGGTTTGATAAATATGGGAACGATATTACAAACGAATGGAAATTCTGGAGCAAGGGTCCGAAAAAGGAATACGATAGAGTTAATCGTTATCTAACGGATAGTTGGTTGAAGGAATACTGTGGGAATAACAATTTAAAGATAAGTAGAATAAAGGAATGAAAACGATAAAAATAGATAAGATGATCAGTTTCCGGTGATAATAGAAATTAATGGGATTCCTATGTTTTTAACGGAGGTGTATGTCAAAAAAAACGATTTTCGTATAGTTCTGCTGGATTATGATGATATGACTTTAGGTGATTATGATAATACAGGGGAAAATGAACAGGTTGCTTATTTTATTAACTATTGTTTAAATCAAGACAAAGATGGGAAAGAGTAGAAAAGATTATGAGAAGTTTCTTAACTCAATATCTCCAGATAGAGACGATGAGGCATGGATCATTGGAGGAAAAAACAGGTATTGTGGTAGAGAGAATTATGGTACTATGATCAAAAGGTATGATCCTATTGGTTTTAATGTAGGGTACAGGGAGTGGGTGAAACAGCCAGAGTAAGACGGCGCCCGCCCTGCCATGAGGTCGGCCTGGCTGTCTGTGGCCAGGGCCGTATATTAGTCAGATAGTGAACGACGAAAACAATACAAATATTTGTTAATTATGAGAGTAGAAGATTTAACGAAGTTTGAAGGGGAATGTCCTACTATAGTAGTATTTAGCACATATATGGATATACGGATTCCTTTAACAAAGAAATGGAAGAAAATCATTAATGAGAAAGAAGATAAACCAAACACATATCATAATAATCTGATTGATTATATTTCAGAACAGATAGAGTTGTCCGGATTCAACATGAAAAGCATCGGGAACCTGTTAATAAAGAAAATAGTTTTCAATGAAAACAATTACTACAGGTATAACAACATAGAAGGATTCCCGATAACTATCAACGATTTGGAATATTGGAATAAAAACAGAGTAAGGCTAAATGAAGATTTTCACACTGTTAGGCTGTTTAATACGGTAAGTGTATATGGATTGATATTTGGATCCATAAAACAAAATAATTTCATTATGCTTGAAAACGATATAATGCAGATCAAGGTTGGAGGAATAACTTACATCTAAAGAAATAAATCATGAATTTATTATACGTAGTTGAATCAGGAGACTATAAGTACCTTGTCTTCGACGAAATGCCTGATAAAATTAGCACAAAGTACGGAGATGATACCATTATTGGAAGGATAGGAGGTATATTCTATGATTTCCTTGCAAAGAGAAATGAGAGAAGAGAAGCTTTCGGAGGTAGAAAGTTCGATATCGTACTTGACAACGGAAAGGTAGAGAAGTGTGAAGGACAATGGTGGGATGCAGTGACAGACAGAGCAAGAGAAGAATTGGAAAAAGAAGGGAATCCATTTTCTAAGATGATGTTGATCGGTGTTTCTTCAGTAGATAGATTACTGGATTGCTATGTGTATTGTGGGTTATGGGCATCTGAAAGTAAGATTAAAGAAATGATAGCCGAATACAAAGGTCGTATATATGAGTATTACGAATTTAAGGAAGAGGTTATTAATAAGATAAATGAGACCCGTAGAAAATTATATATTCAATCTTGGAAAGAACAGTTAATACGATCTGGGATGAGGCAGAAAAGGAAAGACGTGTTTGAATCACCAGATGGGCTGTATATTGAGATGGTATATGAGAACAAAGCGTTTGTGCCATATAGACCTATAAAAGAAACCCAGGATTTACCTATAGATGCAAAGTACATACCGCTTCTTACAAGGATATTTGGAGAGAACATACTTGCGGAGATAGGAGGAGGTAAGATATTTATAACTACCGGGAAATACGCTGTAAATTTTTGGTGCTGGGGAAAATAAAATTATGTATATAGTTATATTGCTGAATTTTAATCTATAAATAAAACAATATGGAAAGAAAAGTATCAGTTTACCCGTTCCCCTTTGGAACAAGGGTATTTATGCACAGAAACGGAGTGATTCGTGAAGCAGAATATCGCGGCATGAGAATAAAAGATACCGGTATTTGTGGAAACAACGTGGATACCGAACATATCTTTTGGTTTGGCAGCAAATTGGGAGAGGAAAAATTTAAGGTAAGTATGCCCATATACAAAACCGCTGAAGATGCAGCACAAGAAACCAATCCTGTACAATATGAGGTGTTGAATATAGAGTCTTTTTCTTTAAAATACTTACCGTATCTTGTCTGGGATGGCATACAGCTCTGTGGTTGGCTATGGGATGGTTCAAGACCGGTAAAGAGAGCAACACGGGAACCTTTAAGGGTTTGCAAAATTTATGGAGGTAAAGTTACCTTCGTTGATTATAGCGGAAACGAGTATTATGCCGAACACTTTCGGCGATTCTATCAAACCGCAAAACAATGTCGGGAGGCAAACAAACCAAAAATTGTCATGCTGGATGAAGAAGGGGATGATTTTGCAAAACAGAAGCATGATGAGTTTTATGCTTACGTCAAACATCATTGTCCCGGCTTTGAGGATAAAATCGAGTGGGAATATTTCCAAGCATATAAAACTATGCCGTGGAATCTGTCTCAACAAGTAAAGTTTTGGAGTAATTATGGAATTGCCTTTAAATAGTTAGTATATGACATTTAAAGAATTTATGCAAGAGAACGGCTATGACCTGATAACTACCTTTTGGGAAGATTTCAGCATAGCCGACAAGTATGGTATAGCAGGTGTCAAAGATACCTACAAACGTGCGTTCAGCGAATGGAAAGACGATTATAAGTTCTTTACAGAATTGACGCTGGTATTGAATCATAAAATCTGGCAACATTATAAAAGCAATCGTGAACTGGCTGCATTGTATGACCGGTTGTGGCGGGAAGCTGACGAGTATGCCATGAACAACTTTAAGGGAGAAGAACTTGATTATTATTACAGAGTAACAGATTAGAAAGTGATTATGAAAAATACGATAGTAACAGGCAGCCTAATTGTATTCAGTGACGGATTTGTTTGGAAAAGATTGTCCAACGAAAAAGCCTACAAGATATGGGTGTAGGCAGAAAATGAAGATTTTGAGTTATACAAGGTGAGAGTAGATGATGAGTCCGAGTCATTGATAGAAAGTTTGGAAGATTTACAGGCTTCCAGTTTATTGGGCTCGTGCTCTGATAAATGGTGATTATACAGGTTTGTCAGATAATGAAGAACGAGAAATAAGGAATTTCTTGGAACGAGTAAAAGAAGATCCCGTAGATGTAGACTGGAAAACAGAAGGTTTTTATTGGTACAATAACGCTAATAATACACCGGGAGAATGTGCAGATTTTATTTTTTACAAGCGTAATGATTAAACTAAAATAATATGGAAACTGCAAACAAACTAATTTATTCAAGTACAAAATTCTTTATAGAAAACAAAGAAGAATACAGAATAACAGTCACAATATCTTTAGATGATGATTGTCATAACAATATGTGTGACTGGAGCGTAACGGCTGATATTAGACAGAAAGATCAACAAGGAACGTATGTAGAGTATATGGGAGGTTGCTGCCACGGTGAGGTTGCAAAACATTTTCCGGAATTGGCGAAATTTATACCATTGCATTGCAGTAATCATTATGGTGCTCCTATGTGTCCGGTTAGAAATGGAATATATCATATTAGAAAAAGTGGTATATCTGTGGCAATGAAGTATCTGCGTATATCAGAACAAGAATGCGTAAAATTATATATAGCTTCTGAGGATGAGCTGTATTTCAAATATATGCTTTTCAATCTGGGGATTGTGGATAGATGGAAACGTGAATCAGACGAGCTTCTTGTTGAACTTGAAGACCTGTGTGGCAAGAAATGGGTAAATCCGCATACGCCGGAAAAGGAAAGGCTTACTTTGACATTAACGGACGAGGAACGATCTCTTATTGAAGAGCGCGTTAAAGCCAGGTATTATTCCGCAGAAAATATCGAAAAACGTAGGGAAGAGGATCATAAGGCAGAGATATTGAAAAAGCGTGCTGAAATTTGTGAGCGATACGATAAGAGAATCAGACAAGCAGAAGCAGAAAAAAAGATAATGCTCTGTGTGTTTGATTATGGGTTGTCTACTGATAATGCTATATATTACCCTCACTTAAATACTTTATCTTTCAACTGGAACAGTTATGGAGAAAAAATCACACAGGAAGAGTTTGATGATTTTGTGAACAAGGTGGACCGCTCTCAGTTGCCGGAAGATATTAGGTTTGAGCTTAAATAAAATACAGGATATGGAAAGATTGAATTTTGAAACATTGTTTCGTGTTGTAAGATGGGATTACAACCGTTGTTTTAAGGATGAGTCGTTGGACAAAGATTTGTTCATGGAAAAATACGGGAAAGTTATGGGGGAACATTATTACAACAAGTTTGTCCATGAGTTTAACGGGAATATCCTGAAGATGATTGGTTACTTCAGAGGTTCCGAAAAAGAAGGGCAAGTGTTCTGCGATATGATAACCGAATGTATTGAAAAATATGAACAAAGAGGATTATATAGTAGAGGTAAGTTAAACAATTAAAAAGATATTTATATGAACAATTCAATGGTCGCTCACTTGTGGGCTCATGAACAAGAAGAATCAGCATCAGGGAGCAATTTCTTCTTTGTAGGTACAAGTATTTATTCTTATGGGCATCACTTTGAAGTCGGGAGAATAGTAAAAAACAAACAAGGGAAGAAAGCATACCTGATAAATGAAGATTATTATTCTGCTACCACGAGCAAACATCAATGCTATGTTCGTAATGCGATACCAACTTGGGCAATGGTTTTCAGTGTAGGGGATAATATATCGGATACTGGTAATATGAGGTTTGTTGCCAGCAAACTGGAATCAATTAAGAAGTCTATTGAAAAATACAAAAGAGCTAAAACAGAATTATCTTATACAGATATTTGGGGCGCTTTTGGGAATATGATGGATTACATTCAGTTCTTTAACATGGGGACTGCTAAGAGTATCCTTAAAAAGAGTGCTAATGATTGGCTTGGAACCAATCATGAATTATCCAAGAGCGGAGATAGTATCAAGCGTAAGCACGTACATGAATTAAAACGCATCTTTCAAATTTTATTGGATCATCAAGGATTAAAAGTGTTAGGGACCGTAAATGTGATTGTTGATGAAGTTTGCGGGGAAGGTACATGGATTAAGTATTCAGAAAGATCTGAAAGATGGAGAAAGGGTGAGGAAGAAAGAGAAAGAATAAAATTAGAGAGATTAAGAAAGGAAGAAGAAGCCCGTTACAAGGATTTTGATGAAAAACTGGAAGAGTGGAAGTCAGGAGAAATCAATTTCTTGAATACACCTTTCTATATTCCTGGTGAAAAACCTAACGCCTGGATTCGTATAAAAGGAAATATTATTGAGACAAGTAAACAGATAAAGATTGGAATAGCAGAAGCCAGAAAACTGTGGAGGGCTGTGTCGGCAATGCACCGGGGCGCCGAGTTTCGGCACGGTCTGGTGGAGGACATCACCGGTCACCAGTGGAGTCTAAATCGGTACGAAAACGATTTGCTAACCGCTGGATGTCATAGGATAGCATATAACGAAATGGAGAGAATAGCAAAACAACTGGGATGGGTTTAAGTAACCCATCTTGTTTTATTGATTACATAATTAAAAATGGTGATTATATACAACTTTACACTACTACTAAAAAATAATCATTGACCAGCACAT